GCTGGACTTCTTCATCGTCCCCGGTGCGAGGTTCAGGACCTCGGACGGCTCGATCTACGAGGCGGTGAGGCACTTCATCCGCACCGAGGACATCCCAGAGAGTGAGACCTTCGCGGTCTCGTTCGAGTGCGCGGCGGACGGCTTCCGCCTGTTCAAGGCGCGGCACCCCTACGAGGAGGTCGAGCCTCAGTGCCTAGCGAGCTGAAGAGTGCCGGCGAGTTCCCGGTCGGCGCGCGGATCGAACGCCCGCGCGACTTCGCCACGATGCAGAAGCGAGAGGTGGCGATCGTGCTCTACGTCTCAGAGGAGGGCAACGCTTTCGGGCGGACGGTAGAAGCAGACGCCGAGCACGACCTCGGCGAGGGCGAGCTGTTCGGCCGCTGGCGCGATGCGGAGGAGCCGTGCCCGACGTGCGGTGGGAGCGGGGTGAAGCCCAGGTGAGGATCTGGGACGCCGTACCGCCGTCCAAGCTCTGCCGCCAGCACCTCCTGGGAGAGCACCGCGAGCTACACGCCATCTGGCGGATCATCACCGGAGAGCGCAGCGGGTCTCCGTACGAGCACCATCCAGAGGTGAAGCGCTGGATGACCGACGACGGGATCAACGCGCTGTTCAACCGACACTACACTCTCGCCTACGAGATGAAACACCGCGGGTACAACCATCACAGCCCGATCTCTCTGGACTCGGCGAGCTCGATCGTGCACTGGCCCGAGCCCTGGGACGACCAACTCGCCGCCCTGCGCGCGAAGGGCTGCGGGTGCGAGGTGTGAGCACCCAGATCTTCTTCATAGCCGGCAGCGGCGTGACCCGCGTGGGCACGACCGAGAAGCCCCCGGAGGAGAAGCGGGCCTCGGTCGAACGCACCCGCGGCGAGCCGCAGCGGCTGGTCTACAGCACCGACGGCGACTCGGTGCTCCGCAAAAAGGTACACGCGAGGCTCTCCGCCTCCGGGTATCGCGTCGTGCCACCGGGGATCGTGGACTGCGAGCTGCCGGAGTCCGAGTGCCGCCGCGCCGTCCGCCACGCGGCGGACCCCCCGCTGTCCCCGACCCGCAGGGCGACGATCGAGCGCAGGCTGCACGACGCCGTCTTCAACGTCGAGCCGGTGGCCGGCGAGGAGCCGCTCGTCCCGGACGGCGGAGACGTGCAGGAGCACGTCCTCGACGAGCTCGAGAGGGTGCGCGGCCTGCTCGACACGGCGCCGGAGCGCGTGTGGTTCCACGCCCTGCAGGACCGGGTGCTCGACGGGCTCGGTATCGAGGAGCGCACGATCGACTCGCCGGAGAAGTACGAACGGGTCTACGGCGAGCCCGCGCCGGACGGATACTTCGACCAGTAAAACGAGGAGAGGAGAGGCACATGCAGTTCAGGAAAGGACAGCGCGTCCGCAACACCGAGGACGGGCCGTACGCAGAATACGGCACGTTCGTCCGGTACGAGGGGACAAGTGCTGGGTGAAGTACGACTCGAGCGGGCACACGCTGCACTGCCCGGAATGGAAGCTCAAGCCGGAGGGCCCGGCGGGCAGCGACCTTGTAGAGACCACGTTTGAGCGCCCGCGTGAGCCGATGCCGGTGAAGGGCTACAGGCTCAGGAGCACCACCGGGAGGTCGGCCCCGCTGTGCGAGATCGAGGTAGAGGACGACGGCATCGCCGTCGCGCTCCTCGACTCGAGCGAGATCCCGTTCAAGCCCGAGGGATCGCCGGGCAACAGCGGCCGAATGCACCTGACCCACTCGGACGTCGACGCCCTGGAGGAGATCCTCGAGGAGATCCAGCGGGCGCGGAGCCTCTGACAACACGACACAGGAAGGAGCACGCAGTGCCAGCAACACTGAAGTTCAGGAAGGGCCAGCGGATCGAAGATGAGCCGGGCCACTACAAGAAGGGCACGTTCGTCCGCTACAAGGACGAGGGAACCTCGGGGGGCCGGTGCTGGGTCTTCTTCGACGAGCCGCAGCGGGAGCTCGAAACGAACGCGAGCGGGCTCGTTCTGCTGCCCGCGGAGGAGCACGACTGCGTGAAGGTGCGCAGGGAGGAACCCGATCCCCCGCCCCCGACGACGTACGAGATCGGGGACGGCTTCGGCGGCACCGCGGTCGAGGTTGTGCCCGACGGAGGGGGCGTCGAGCTCACCGTCTGGGACGACGACCTCAACGAGGAACAGGTCGAGGCGCTCATCTCGGTGTTGGAAGAGGCACGCACCCAGCAGCGCTAGAACGCCGCCCCGGTAGCTCAGCGGACAGAGCGACCGCCTCCTAAGCGGTAGGTCCCGGGTTCGAATCCCGGCCGGGGCGCTCGGAGCAAACTACGAGAGGATCGGATAGATGGGCAAGTGCAGCAACATCGAGTACGTCCCGAGGAACGTGCCGCTGGAGGTGATCGGCAAGCGAGAAGTGCTGGTCAACGTCTTCCTGCGCGAGAAGCCGAGGTTCCACGTGGCGACGTACGCCGGGCCTGGAGCGGTGGAAGGGAGCATGACGGGCACCGCGAGGCTGGGCGACATCGCGAAGTACCTCGACGAAGGCCAGTACGTCGCCTACGTGCTCTACAGCGACGGCTCGGGCAGCGCGTACATGTTCGACGTCACGACGGTGCCCCCGGCCGAGCCCAGGAATGAGGTGCGCTTCCTGTGAGCGACTTCGGGTACGAAGAGTTCGACCTCACCGAGGAGCACCTCGAGCTATTCAAGGCCGCCTGGGTATCGTGGGATCCGTGCGAGTTCGGCGCGCCCGAGATCGACCCCAAGCGTCCGTACGGGAACTCGGACGTCGTCCTCGACATGGCAGAGGTGCTCGGGGTGGAGACCGTCGAGACCGAGGACGGCGAGGTCGTCCGCGCAGAGGACGCGAAGCGGCTCCGTGAGCTCCACGCGGAGATGGAGACCGCCCTGCAGGTGGTGCTCAACGCGGGCGAGTTCACCGCCGGGCATTACAGGAAAGAGAAGTACGTCGGCAGGTGGGAGCTGGCGTGATCGGCCTGCTGGTCACCCGATCCAGCATCCCGGGCGCGTGGTGCGTCTGCCTGTCGCAGGGCCGCGTCGCTAAGAGGCCGCTGGTCGCCATCAAGGAGAACGAGGTGTGCTGGCGCAACCCGGTCTACTTCTGCGAGGGCGACTATGCCGCCTGACCGAGTCGACTGGGACGACCCGCGGCTGTGCGGCAAGCGCATGTGCTGGTGCGGCCACCAGCAGAAGATGCACGATCACTACGAAGAAGACGAGCACTACGGGGAGTGCGCGTACAAGGAGTGCTCGTGCCGCGGGTTCCGCCCGATGGGAGCCGAGATCGCCGTGAGCACCACGTCCGCTGAGAGGTTGCTCGAGTACGATGCCCGGATCTGAGCCGTGCACGGAATGCGGGGGCGTCGGGTGCGTGGACGCGGACCAGCTGATCGCGAGCCAGAACCCGAACGGGTTCATCGTGTCCACGTCTGAAACGTGCCCCCGCTGCGGCGGGAGCGGGAAGGAGCCAAAATGATGAGAGTAAGACTAGAGGACGGTAGGTTGCTGTACGCGCTGGAGCCTGCTGGGTGGATGTGGCAGGGCGGAGACGATGGTGAGCAGTGGACCGGGTGCGAGCGGCTGTTTCCGAGCGGAGAGCCGTGTGGTCCGAGGGAGTCGTTCAACATGGGAGAAGTGATCGGCTATGCCTAAACTGCTGCGCCATCTACGGGTGCACTCGATCGACCTGCGCGATCGTGTCGCCACCTGCGGCGGGAGCGGGTGGCTGTACATCACCTTCCACCCCGACGGCACCGAGACGGTGGGGCGCTGCCCGGGCTGCCCCGCCTGTGATAAAAACTACACCGTACCCGAACGGCCTTAACGTAACCTTAATACGGCCCTGGGCGCGACCTGATATGGTATGCCCAGGCTCCGACCCTACGACGAAGGGAGAGACAGTACCTATGTGCTACCAGTGCAAGACCGAGCAAGAGCGCGAGGAGTGCTCCGTGAACGACCGCATCGAGGAGCTCTACTCGATGCTCGAGGACGCGGGACTGAGCGTCGAGGCGGCGCCCTCGAACGTCTCCGGCAGCCCGCACGACTACCTGTACGTCTGGCTCAGCGCGGACCGGCTCGACGGGCCGCACGTGCTCGTCTCGGACGCGATGGAGGACTCCGGCCTCTCCGAGCTCGACGAGCCGGGCATCTGGATCGGCCGGTACGACTCCGTCGAGCACTTCGAACAGGGCGGTGAGACCGAGGAGGTCGCGGGCGTGCCCGAGGCCGCGGTCCGCGTGCTCGCCCTCGCGAGCGAGGGGGTGCCCGCGTGACCGAAGAAGAACTCAAGAAGTGGAAGGTGAAGCTCGACTCCGGGGACCAGGGCTGGCTGTGGAGCGCGACACGCGACGACGGGGTTATGCTCCCGGAAGGGACTCGGTCGCCGCACGCCGAAAAGATCGACGCCGAGACCGAGGCGCTGGGGCAGATCGAAGCCCTGGTCGTCAAGGAGGAAGAGTCCGAAGAGATCGACGGCGCGGAACTGCAGGCTCGGGTCCGCGCCGCGGAAGGGGGATGACGATGCACCCGTACTACGTGGGGGTCTGCGTGCCGCTGCTCGGCGAAGAGCAGATGCGGATCCTGATCTACAAGAACCCGAGGGAGGAGGCCGGCGGGGTCGCGAGGCCGCTGCGCGCGTTCATCGGCGACGCCCCCTCGCTGATCCACCCGTCGAACTACCAGGCGAACCTCGCCGCGCTGATCGAGGACATGTGCCACGACCTCGGCGAGGGCCACTACGTCGCGCAGATCCTCTACGACGACGGCAGCGGCCGGCTCGTGGCCGTCGAGGTCACGCCGGTGCAGGACACGCACGTCGAGATCGGGGCGCTGGTCTGATGCTCCACGAGGGCGACGAAGTGCGCAAAAAGGTAGAGCCCAGCTGCGTGGGCACCGTGATCGACCGGGACACGCCGGAGTACGCGGCGCGCAACGTCTGGATCAGGTGGCACTCGGGTCGGCACGCCGGCAAGGAGCTGCACGGCGATCCAGACGGGTACGAGCTCGTGGTGCCGGCCGTCCGCGAGGGCGACGAGGTCCGGATGGGCAGCCAGATGGGGTTCCGCGCGACCGTGCGAGAGGTGTACGACGTGCGGACCGCGGTGATCGTCGACGAGCACGGCGGCGAGCACGAGGTGCCGTGCTCCAGGCTCGTCCGGCAGGAGCCGCCCGCTGCGCCTGAGGTCCGGCTCTTCGCCGCCAGGGCCCTCGCCGCGAAGTGCGCGATCGGCCGGGCGGAGGCCAGGCTCGAGGCGCTGGTCGAGGGGAAGACGACCCAGCAGGCCCTGCGCGACGCCGAGGAGCTCGCGCACGAGGTCCTCGCGTGGCCCGGGGACGAGCACGCGCTCCTCAAGGAGGACGCGAGCAGCGCGCTCGGCTACCTGGAGGGGTTGGTGGCGCGATGATCTCGGACGAGCAGCAGCGCGAGCGCGTACGCAAGTGGGTGGACGCGCTCAGGTCGGGCCGCTTCACCCAGGCCCCCTACGCCTTGAGGTCGGGCATCGACCCAGACGGGCGGTGCTGCCTCGGCGTCGCCTGCGAGGTGTACCGAGAGGAGACCTCCGACGGGGACTGGACCACCGAAGACCAGGTGTTCGTGACCAGGAACTCAGACGCCGTGGATCTCCTGCCCACGGACGTCGCGGACTGGTTCGGCTTCGACCACATGAACCCGACGGTCGCGAAGATGGGCAAGGTAGAAGTACCCGCGACGGCCGCGAACGACGACCACGAGTGGAGCTTCGACAGGATCGCGGACGAGCTCGAAGAGCTCTACCTATAGGAGGGACGAGATGGGCGACCGAAAGATCGCGTACGGGATCTTCAAGTACGTGGAAAACGGCGGGTACGAGTTCTACCGCTGGGTCTACGAGGACGAGATGAGGCGGCACGAAGGCTTCGAGGAGGCGGCGGGCTTCATCGAGCACGAGGGCGACTACCTCGTGCAGTCGTTCATGCGCGGCAAGAGCGGCTTCCCGATCCAGATCTTCGGGTACAGCGCCGCGCGCCGCGCGCCGGTGACCGTCTCGAAGAAGTACGGTCCGTCATGACACTAGACAGGAGGTTGATCTAGATGGCGGTCTTCATCGACGGGGAGGGCCAGGAATGGGTCTCGGCCGGCGCCTTCGACGCGGTGGTCTCGAGCCGCGAGGAGGACCGGGCAGAGCTCGACGCGGCGCGGCGCGAGCTGTCGCGCTTCGAACACGTCCACGGCGAGCCAGTCTCCGACATGGCCGCGGTAGCAGAGGTGGCCTACGGCTTCGTGAAGCACGAGCGCGACTCGCTGCGCGAGCAGCGCGACAACCTCGAGCGCCGGGTCGCGCTGCTCGAGCGCGAGCCGACGAAGGACTCAGAGGAGGTCGCCTACCTCGCGGACCAGGTCGGCTGGGAGCCGGGCCAGCAACGGCGCGGCGGGCTGCCCGGGGAAGAGTCCAGCCCGGTGGACGCAGCGCTCGACGCGATCTCGGACCTCGCCGACGAGCTGCACGCGACGCAGAGGGAGCGCGACGACTGGCGCAACGCGCACGGCAGCGTCGTCGCCGCCAAGCGCCGCCTCGGCGAGAAGTACGGTCGCATCATGCGCTGGCACCCGCGCGCCGTGCTGACCAGGATCCGCAAGTGGCCCAGGAGAGCGTCGTAGTGGTGCGCGCAGGCGACGAAGTCTGGTACGAATACCCGCGCGGGCCGCTCAAGCACGGCGTGGTGGAGCGGGTCGAGAGGGTCCAGTCGTGGGACGGCCGCAGGTACTGCAGAGTGCTGTTCGACGACGACACCGCGGACCCGCGCGTGCCTGCCGACCGGCTCACCATCAGCGCCCAAGAGAGCCTGATAGCCCGATGTTCGGGATCGAGATAAGCGTGAAGCGCGGGTTCGTCTTCGTCGAGAGGTCCTCGGCGATCTCGAACCCGCTGAAGTTCAAGCACGGCAAGCTGATACGGATACGTAAGCAGAAAGGAGCAGCATGAAGGAGTACAGGGTCTTCGACCAGGGGACCACAGACATCATCGAGAAACGAGGGAGGTTCCCGTTCTCGCGCAACCCGGTCGCGGCCGACTCGGCGCGCGAGGCCGCTGAGCACTTCGTCGCGAACTGGGACCATGCGCCGGAGTGGCTGTCCTGCGTGCTGGCCGTGGTCGGTCCGGGCGGGTTCAGCGGAGACGCTGTCGAGCTATTCACCGTCGTCGACGGCGAGGTCCAGCCGGGCACCGCGGGGGTGGAGCCGCGATGATCGGCAACTCACCGAAGTACGTCGTCTACAAGCACTCGCGGGGGCTGGCGCACGGGCTGCAGTGGGTCCCCCTCGACGAGCACACCTTCTCCGCCTACTGCGACAGCGGGGAGATGATCGTCAAGCGGATGATCGAGGTCGGTGCCGCGGAGGAGGGCGACGTGGTCGTCACCGCTCCGGTCGAGTCCGGCTGGATCGCGAGGATCTTCAAGGTCGCGCGCGAGTTCGGCGCGCTGACGCCGAAGGAAGTCGCCGCTTCGATCTAGTAGGATCTCGCTGCCCGAGTAGCTCAACTGGCTAGAGCAGCTCCCTTGTAAGGAGAAGGTTCCGGGTTCGACTCCCGGCTTGGGCTTGGCTCGCGATCATACGGGCCACCACCCACCCGTCGGGGATGCGGCGGGCGCACCGTCACGCGAGAGGCGTGGTGGACGGCTTGGAGAGGGGCCGACCGCCAGGCGTGCGCAAGCGGTCGAGGACGCGGGACGGCGCGCTACTCGACCGACCAAATCGACGAAAGGAGAGGAAACATGCTGTTCATAGGAATCATCGCGGCGTGCGTGGTGCTGGGAGTGATCCTGGCCGCCTCGAGCGCTACGTTCAATCCAGGCGAAGAGGCCGTGTTCGGTGCCTTCTTAGGGGCCCTGCTCGGTGTTGCGCTCGCTTTCATGGTGTGCGCGTGCTTTGTCGGCGCGGCGAAGAACGAACCTACGTTCGACCATCCAGAAGCGCCGGCGAAGATCATCTCGTTCCAAGACCACATCGGGACCAAGACGGACGCGAGCGCGTTCTTCGTGCTCGGCGTGGGCGGCTACGGGTCGCACGAAAACGACGTGACCGAATATCGCTTCTACCAGGAAACCGGAGAAGGGGAATTCTTCCTCCATCGGATCCAGGTAGACGACAACACGCACGTCCACCTGAAGTTCATCCCGGACGGCGCGCAGCCCACGGCGCAGCGCAAGTACCCAGCAGAACACGTGACCACGAAGTCTTGGCTGGCTCCCTTCGACATGGCGCAGGACCCGTGCTGCACCCCCGAAACCTGGGTGATCAGCATCCCGAAGGGGTCGATGAAGACCAAGTTCCTCGTCAACGAAGAATGAGGGGGCGCCTGGTCAGATCGATGCTCGGCCGCCCGGTCGGCGTCGAGCTGGAAGGCTCCCTAGCGGAAGTCCAGCTCAATTGGACGCGCCGGATCCCGGGCCGCAGGCTCGGGCCGGTCCTGCGCATGAAGCAGCGGAGGAAGCGGATCCGCCGGAACAGGTGGCGCAGGCTGTTCTGGCGGCCGCGGGGAGGAGCAGCGAGATGAGGAAGTTCACCGTCGTCCGGGTCAGCGAATGGGAGGGCCTGTACGAGGGCGACGAGCTCCTGTACGAGGACCACTCGGTGGGCGTCAGCTCGGTCGCGTCTCGCGCGGACGGCGAGCCCATCGAGCTCAGGGTGGTCGACTGCTACGGCGGGGACCTCGACGAGGAGGTCCTAGAGAAGGGCGCCCTACCGGACGAGCTGCCGGAGGAGGCGCGTGGATCGTGACCTGATCAGGCTCGGCCCCGGCGACGACTGGGGCGTTTACTCGCGCGCGGACGGGCTCCGCGGCGAGTACGGTACGCCGCTCGTCTTCCGCGGCACTCGAGCAGCGTGCGACTTCTTCGTCGCGGCGCTCGCTCGGTCGCCGCGCGAGGACGACGTGGAGGAGGTGCTGAGGTTCCTATGCCTGTCCTGCCCGGCGTGCCCATACTACAGACCCGACGAGCTGCTAGACGAGCTGGAAGACGCCGGGCTGCTCTCGGCGTTCATCTTCTAGCGGGCGGCCCGCCCGCCTTAACCTTACCTTAATACGACGCGACCCGATGCCTGATACGATGCGGACTAGAGGGTCGGGAATGGAGGCAAGCATGGACAAGCACGAGATCTTCGACAGCCTACGCGAGTCGACCGCCGCCGCGCTCGACGGCGGCATCCAGCTCGCGTGCGCGCTGTACGGTGGGATCTACTACCACTCGGGGGGCGGCATCATGCTCGGCCTGTTCGCCGACGGCGACGGCCTGACCGTCTTGGACGAGTGGGGGCTCTGCTACTACTCGACCGGCGGAGGCGAGCCAGAAGAGCTCTGGGACCTCGTCGGCGCGGAGGGCTACGACCCGCTGCACGTGCACGACTTCGAGGGGGCGCGGGCGTGACGCCCCAGCAGGAGCTGAAAACCTGGGCGGAGACGGCCGGGTTCGACTTCGACGACACGATCTTCAACACGCACGGCGGCCGCGAGTGCGACGTCTGCGGCGAGCCCCTCTGCTGCACGATGGGCGGGGAGGGCATGGGAGAGTTCGATGACGACGGGGACCTCGTCTTGGCGCACGCGACGTGCGGCGTCGAGCGGGGCCTAGAAGTAGCATGACACGAGGAGGGAACTGATGTTGCTGGTGCTTGGCACTCTTGCCGTGGTGGCGTGGTCGTTCAGGAACCTGACCCGGGACTGGTACACGTCCAAGAACGAAGCCGTGTTCTTCTCGGCGCTGGCCGGGGCGATGGTGTTCGGGGTGCTCGTGCTCGTCGCGTTCGGCCTCACCGAATGGACCCAGAGCAAGACCTACGAAGTGACCGGGAGGACCGACGCTCCGATCGTGACCCTGCATGACGGCGAGGGCAGCAGCAGCCGCCTCGGTGGATCGTTCTTCCTCGGCATTGGCTCCGTCGTCGGCGAAGGCAGCTCGTACCTCGCCTACACCTGGTACCAGCGCGAACCGGATGGCAGGCTGCGTGGCATGATGGTCCAGGAAGATGGGTACAACGACGTCTTCGTGCACGAGACCGACTCGGGACGCCCGCGCGTCACGAGCAAGGAAGCGCAGAACCAGTGCCTCACCCCGTGGTGGCTCGCGCCGATCCACAGGCTGTGCGAACGAGACGAACTGCAGACGGAATGGAACATCTACGTGCCGAAGGGCACCGTGCTGCGCGGCTACTCGCTCGGGGGACGATGATGGGCCTCGAGAAGATCGCCGACATCACCGCCGACGTCTGTTTGAACCCGGAACACGATCCGCCGGCGAACGTCGTGCTGTCGCCCGGGGTCTACCGGCACACGTGCCCGGGCTGCGGCAGTTCCTTCGTCTTCTGCGTCCCGCTGATCACCTGCTGATGGCGTCGGAGATGGACAGCGCGACGACCGTGGTCGTGGGGCCGCTGACCGAGCGGCTCCTGCGCGAGCACATCGAGATGTCGAGGGTCGAGGACGCGCTGGCGAAGCGGATCGCCCGACGCCGCAAGGAAGGCGGCGGCAGGGGCGACTGGTCGCTGTCCGACGTGCGCAGGGACTGCAGGAGGATCGCGCGCCGCGACATCTCGGCGATCCTCGCGGAGGCCACCAGGGAGGTGAGCGCCGCGTGAAGATCTCGTGGAGGAGCCCCGAGCTGTTCAACGAGCCCGGACTGTTCATGGTGGTGTGGGGGAAGAGCATCTGCCTCCTGCCCTGGAAAGCCAAGTAGGAGAGGAGCCCATGCTGAGAGAGCTAGAGATGAGCTGCGTGCACGGGGGCAGCCCGAAGTACCGGGGAGAATGGAGGATCAGGATCTTCCCGGCCCCCAACGGGGACGAGCGATACATGCGCACCCCGCTGGTCTACCACTCTGGGATGTGGAGGGGAGACAGCCGCAGCGAGAAGCAGATCGTCAAGGGACTGGTGATCGAGCACTCGCTAGAGGAGGGCGAGTACGTCGCCTCCGTGGACTTCGCAGACGGCTCCGGGCACCTCATCCACACTGTGGTAGAGCAGCAGACGGTCACCGAGGTCAAGTTCCCGTGAGCGAGGAGATGGTCATCCCACCGCGGTACGAGTCTCGCGAGGACTCGGACGGCTGGAGGGTGTGGGACAGGGGAGAGAAGCGCTACGCCTCCGGGACCCACGACAAACCTTTCATCGACGCGCTGGTGCGCCAGCGAAACTACATCGACAAGGAAGCCAGCAGTGTCTAGGAAGATGGCGACCGAGGCCGAGACCCTCGAGTTCTGCAACAAGGTGCGGGCCGCCGGCGGCGGCGACGCGCTCGGCGCGCTCTTCGAGTCCGACCCGGGCGACCAGATGACGTGCCTCATCGCGAACGGGCTCAACTTCGACTGCTGCGTGCGGCCCGTCGAAGACATGCCGGACAGCACGTCCAGGGAGCAGCTCATGCGCGACGCGAAGCTCGTGGGCGAGCCGTGGGAGATGATCTGTCCGAGCAGGGAGGTGCGCGACAAGATCGCCGCGGCGCTCGGCCTCGTCAAGATCGACCGCGAAGAGGGCGGTGACGGTGCGTGGGAGCCGCTGGAAGAGGACGAGCGATTCTCGGTGGTCCTGCCCGACGAGATAACGCTCGTGGCCGAAACCTTCGACGATGCGACGTGCGACGTGGAATCGGCCAGCAGCTGGCCGGCGAAGTACTTGCCGGCCGACGATCGCGAGGTGATCGAGTGCGACATGGGCATCGTCCCAGGCACCGGCGAGCTCGTTCCCGAGGAAGAGGAACCCGCCTGATACGATCCTGCTGCCGAAGGAGGGCAGCGCGCGCCGCGGAGTGCTTGGGGCAGACCCGATCCGCACACCGACCCGCGCACCACCGACGGTAGGCCGCGGGGCCGTCGGTCCAAGATTTCACGAGCAAACCAACAAGAGGGAGAGGGAGAGTACATGGAAGCGACAGAGTGCAAGGTCGGGCAGCGGATCCGTTCGAACGCGGGCGACTACGCGACCGTCCACCACCTGGAGGACCGCGGGGTGTTCTCGCCGCCGCTCGTCTACATCTGGCGCGAGGACGGTGAGAACCCGAACGACGTTCGACAGATCACGCCGAACTTCTGGAACGCGTGCAGCGAGAGCGATCGGGAGGGCTCGAGCAAGAGCGCGATCACGTCGTACTTGGGCCTCGGGATCGGAAGCGGGCAGGCCGAGCTGACGATCTTCCGGGGGAAGAAGGGCTACGGCGACTACGACGGCGCGTTCGAGCGCCGCGAGACGGTGTCGCTGTCGAGTCCCTACCGCAGGACCCTCCGCGAGTACATCAGCAAGCTCGCTCGGGACGGACAGCTGCTGTCGGGCGAAAAGTTCAGCGCCACCGCGCTGTTCTGGGACGGGGACGTCCAGACCGAGACGTTCACCGTCTCGACCCCGGAGCCCGCGCCACCGCAGCCAGAGGTCGAGTTCGAGGAGCGCGACTAAGCGACATCAGGGAGAGTGAGGTAGCGGCATCCGCTCGGTCTCCAAAACCGAGTACCCGGGTTCGAGTCCCGGCTCTCCCGCTGCTGTACAGCAAACGAGAGAAGAGAGGAGAGAAGCACATGAGCTCAAAGCTCAAGCGAGACGACTCGCGTAGCACCGGCAGCGTAGCGGTGTTCGTCGAGGACTCGTCACCCGAGTCGGTCGTCGTCGCCCCCGCGTCGGCGTCGTTCACGAACGCGGAGGGCACCTCGGGCGCCGGCAACGGCCTCGAGATCACGAAGGACGGGGGGCTGACCGCCATCACCTACGGCGTGCGCTACCCCATCGGGCAGTTCGGGAACGCCGGCATCTACGGATACGGCAAGAACGACCTGTACAACCTGCGCGACGCGATCAACGCGCTGATCGGAGAGGAGGTCTAGAGATGTTCGAGGGCAGCAACAAGATCACCCCGGTCGGCGGTGGCACCGGAGGGGTGCGCGAGGTGCGCGTGCTCGACTGGTTCCTCGCGCAAGTCGGCGGCGACCACGGGTCGGCCGCGCGCGTCGGCCTGCGGTACCCGGGCGGCGTCACCGAGAGCGACCTCGTCCCGGTCAGCCGGAACGAGCTCGACTCGCTGATCACGGCGCTCGAGACGGTTCGGGAGGAGGTCGCCTGATGGGGCAGAGAGCAGAGCTGAGAGCTGAATCCATCCTCGAGGCGGTCAAAATCGCCAACTCGCTGAGGTCCCAGTTCGGGGGCTCGGTGCTCGGCGACCTGCCGGCCTCGACGCCCAAGGACGCGAAGCACTGCGTGCTCGCTCAGGCGTTCGGCTTCGAGTGCTCGGTCGACCAGAACGGGCCCGGCTCCGGCTGGCGCGTCTGGTTCCCGCGCGAGTACCAGGCCCAGGCCGAGTACCTCGCGGACCAGGTCGGGACCACGGCGTCGCCCCAGTTGGGCGGCGGGTTCAGCGTCTCGCTCCCGAGCCACGTCGGCGCGATCGCGCAGGACTTCGACGCGGGACTGCTCCCGGCGGAGTACTACGCGTGAAGGCCGGCAAGCAGCTGGAAGCGCTCGCAGCTGAGCTCGCCGCGGCGAACATCTCGGACGCGTCCGACCTCAGCGTAGAGGAGGACGGCAAGGCCGTCCTCGTCTGCTACACCGTCTCGGGCGAGGGCTCGACCGAGCGCGTCTCGGTCGTCATCGGCGCCCGCGGGGGAGTCAAGCGGACGTACGAGTAGCATCCAACCGGCGCCGTAGCTCAGCTGGCTAGAGCAGCGGACTCTTAATCCGAAGGTCGTGGGTTCGATCCCCACCGGCGCCATCAGCAGCACAGTCGTGGCCGTAGCTTAACGGTAAAGCTCGGGGACGTGGCCCCCGCGATCCGGGTTCGAGTCCCGGCGGTCACCCCAAACTCAAGAGGAGGACGCGTGGTACTTGGAGACATCATCCGCATCTGCGACGAGGAGGTGTGCCCGACCGACCGGGTGGTGCTGGCCGGAGCGGTAGGTGATCGCTACTACCCGGTGGGCTTCTGTTCATACCGGGGCAACTACTCGCACCTCTGCCTGATCCCCCAAGACGCGGGCGAGGCAGTACCGCACCCGAAGGTGCTGCGATCGGCCGCAGAGCTGCGCCAGGCCGCGCTCGACGCGGTCGGCACTGAGTTCGAAGGGTGGAAGGGAGGAGACTTCCTGATGGGGATGGACACGCCGGTCTGGGTGGCCCAGGAAGGGGACTGCGGGCCCGCTCTGGTCTCGTGGATCTATGACGGGGGCGAGCTGGTGCTCGTGACGGCCGACATCTCGGAGTACCTGTGGTGACCGCGGCCGACAGAGCACGCCGAGTGCGCGAGTTGCTCGACGGCGGCGAGGCGTGGACCCAGGGAGAGTTCGCCAAGAACGAGCGCGGATTTCCCGTTAAGCCGAACAGCGAGCAGGCCTGCGCGTGGTGCCTATCCGGCGCGATCCTCGCGGTGGAACCGATCGGCTTCGACGTCGCGAACGCGGTGTACTACGCGATCAAGAAGCTCTACCCAGACGGGGCTAGCTTCGTGATACGGTGGAACGACGAAGAGGGCCGCGAGTGGCCAGAGGTAGAAGCCGTGCTGCTCGAGGCAGAGAAGACGCTAGAGGGGGCCGAGTGAGGTGTACATGATGCACACGGAGCATACAGTCGTGCTGAGGGGCGAGCACCAGGAGCTCGAGCTCGAGAAGGCGGTCGAGCGGTGTGAAACCACGCTGGCGTCGCTCGACGTCGGCGAGCGCGTCGAGTTCGTGGCGGACGACGCGAAGATCCGCAACGCGTCGTTCTCGGTGCTCCGTACCGGGGACGACGAGTACTCGGCAGAAGACGACAAGGTGCAGGTAGACCCGGCCACCGAAGAGCAGGCGCGCGACGTCATGCGCGGCGTGCTCGAGGGGCTGCTCGAGCACTCGCCCGAGGCCTCGCACGCCCGAGTGTACAGGATGGAGGACCGATCGTGAGGGTCAGGGTCGTAGACGTCGCGTCCGGGACCCAGCACGCCGAGCTCAGCAGCGAGGCGGTGCCGAGGTCCGGCGAGATGCTCGAGCTGGGCCCCGGCGACTACGTCGTGCTCGGAGCGACTTGGCAGGACGAGGGCGGCGAGCTCTCGGCGACGCTCAACGTCCGAGAGGCAGAGCTCGCGAACGAGGTAGAAGCAGCGCTGGCGCTGGTCGGCGCTCGAGAGGAGGCGACTGCGTGATGGCCCACGACCTCTACATCTCCGTCGACGTCGAGGCCGACGGTCGCGTGCCGGTAGACGGCTCGATGGTCCAGGTCGGGGCGTGCGTAGCAGCGACGCTGCGGGGCCGCGTGTTCACGCCGGCGAACCAGGGCGCACCGACGGGCTTCAAGCGCGAGATCCAGCAGGCAGAGGGGTTCGACTCGGACCCCGAGACGGTCCGGTGGTTGGGCGGGCACGGGGTGCCGGTCAACGGCCCGGACGCGATCCCGCCGCGGCTCGCGATGGAACACTTCCGCGAGTGGGTGCTGCGCGTGTCCGGCGACGCACGGCCCGTCTTCGTCGCGTACCCACTGAGCTACGACTGGACGTTCGTCCACTTCTATTTCGAACACTTCCTGGGCCCCAAGCTCGACCCGTTCGGGTTCAGCTCGGCACTCGACATCAAGTCGATGTACGCGGCCAAGGCCGGCGTGCCGCTGTCCAAGGCCACTAAGGGGAAGATGCCAAACCACCTGACCGCCGTGTCGCGTAAGCACACTCACGACGCGCTCGACGACGCGGTAGGCCAGGCAGAACTGTTCTGCAACGTCTGGCAGTGGGCCGGACCCGACTCCGAGGAGGAGACGAAGTGATACTCAGGAACATCCGCGAGCTGGTGCTGCGCGCCAGGTCGCACGCCGAGCAGGACCACGTGGTGCAGGGCACCTACGGAAGCTGCAGATCCGACGGCCGCAGCGTCGAGTACAAGGGCTGCGCGGTCGGCTGCTTGTCGACCCCGCACAGGGCTCGAGAGCTCGCTGACTTCCTCGAGAAGTGGCTCAAGCCGGGTACGACGTACCTCGACATCTCGGACCGACAGCAGCGCGAGCTCCTCGGAGAGGAATTCGGGATCACGCCCGTGCTCGCTGTCGCTGCCGAGGGCCTCTTCGAGGCGCAGTTCACGCACGGTGCCGCGATCAACTTCGTGAAGGACTTCGCGGAAGCCCTGGTCGAGGGCGCCGACGTCACCGACGGGGCGGTGCTCGGGTGGCTCCAGTCCATCGGGGTAGAGGTAGACGACTACGACCTGCAGTACCTGTTCGAGGACGGGCACTCGTTCTTCGACGAGATCAGCAACCACCTGACCGAGCGCGAGGACGGAGACGCCGCGGTGAGCGGCGCTACCGAGGGCTTCCTCAGCTGGCTGCGCGCGTTCAGGCCCGCTCGATAAACGGTCGGGTTTTTAAGACCTTAACCCGACCTTAATACGGGCTCGAGCGCGACCTGATATGATGCGCTTGAGCATGGGATCCTAGATGGAGAGGAGGCACGCATGGAGGAGGTAGGCGGCACGTCGCCGCACATCTCGAAGCGCGCGGGTGCGAAGCAGACCCCGTGGGCGACCCTCGCAGCGCTCCCGGACGAGTACCGGGAGCGGCTACAGGAGGGCACGAGGAAACAAGCGGAGGCCCGTAAGCGCGGGAGGAGGAGCTAGGTGGAGGTGACCATCCATAGTCAGATGGCCGGCCTCCCGAAGTCGGTGGCGAACGACATCATGCGGCTCGTCCCGCGGGGGCTCATCGCCCACAACGTCGAGCGGCAGCTAGCGCTGCGGGTCAACAGCGACCCCGACCCGATGCTTGAAATCGGCGACTTGGTGATCCACAAGGACACCAAGGACCCGGTGCCCGATCAGGTCTGCGAAGTCGTCAGGTCCGACGAGGATGGCCGGCTCGACATAGAAGACCCGGAGGGCGAGATGTTCGAGGCCGTGGCGTTCCCGGCCGACTTACTGGTGTTCGACCTGTCCCCGTCCTCGTGGGACGAGGAGCCGGAGGCGGCCGCCGCGTGAGCGCGATCGACGCCGCCGTCGAGCGCGGCAAGGCGGCGCAGGGCCGCAAGCCAAAATGGGAGCCGGTCGGAGTCGAGTACCCGGGCTGGCTCACCGCGCTTGTCGAACGCGTCGACTCGGGCGAGGTGGAAGGCGTGTTCTACGCCCAGGGCAACTGGCAGTTCCGTCGCCTCGGCAAGGACAAAGACGGCAAGGTCAAGTCCTACACGGTGCGCGAGAAGGAACTCAAGAAGATCGTCAAAGCGATGATCGGCCAGGGTGCGACGGACGACGAGTGGCGCGCGGAGCTGCTCGAGGAATGTGCTAAGATCCGCGGCGAGAAGGCCTCGGGCGCCGGCACCAAGCGCAGGCGCAGGAGGCGAGGCAAGCAGTGACAACGACGAAGGAGGAAGCATGGAGACGCTAGAGAAGGTGACCAAGCCGGCCGAGATCGAGGTCGTGCTCAGGGGAGTAGAGGGCGAGGTGCTCATCTGCGACCCGTGCTACTACACCGAGGACGGCACGCGGGACCCGGGAGATCTCGGCTACAGGTTCGACGGTACCGGCGACTGGAGGGTCAGCACTAGCTACCTCGATGAGGGCAGCTGGGGCCTGCGCACCTCGGAGCTCACGGCGACGAGGATGGGCGCGGTGCGCGGAGCCGGAGGCGAGCAGCAAGTCCGGCGGCTCGCCGTGGACGCCGGATTGATGGCCTTCATCCCGGTCGAGTCGGGCCGCGTGCGGGACTGGACGGCCTTCTGCGACGAGCTCGAGAAGCTCGGACACTACGACGGGTCGCGCGTGGCGCAGCCGTTGGCCGTGGACGGGCGGGCCGTCTCGAGCACCGGATACGGCGACGGGGAGTATCCGTGCTTCGTGACGTACGACACGGACGGCGGGGTCGCAGAGGTACGGGTCGCGTTCCTCGACGAGGAGGAGGACGAGTCGCCGTGGGACTGAGGAGGGAAGCGCTCGAGGCCATCGAGGAGCGGGTCGTCGAGGTGGACGGCGGGCTGGAGTGCCCGTACGACTGTCACCGCGACCCCTTCCCGATCTGCGAGCTAGACGTGTACGGGGGAGCGCTGGTAGCCGAGTGCCCAGAGCACGGCAGGTTCTGGGTGGACGTGAGCTACGACCTCGAGAACGAGGTGCGCGAGCGAGAAGAAGATCTGCCGTACCAGATACCACACGAGGACCTGTGATGCGCGCGGTCGACCGCCGTGCAGGGGGGCAGCAGCGCCCGAGGGGGCCTTTCCATGCTGGCCCCATTCGTCGCTCGGAGCAGCGCGCCCCCCTGCAGGGCGGCCGGCCGCAGCGCATGCAGGTACGAGACGACAGAGGAGGAGAGCTGTGATCAAGCGGGAGGACGACGGGGGGACGAAGACGTGGACTGTGGAGTACGGAGCCGACGTCTTCCAGGTGACGGTGACGAAGAGCTCGGTGCGCGTACCGAACGGTAAGCCGAGCACCGCGCAGGGCAGCTTCTACGTCGACGCCGTGCTCGGAGAGATGCAGCGAGTCCTCGACGAGGTGCGGGCAGAGGCGAAAACGCGCGGCATCGAGGTGCTCTGACCATGGCCGCGAACGAGGCAGCGAAGAAGGCCCTCGAGCACGCGAGGGAGATGATCAAGGACCCGCACAAGTGGTGCCAGAACCGAGCTGTAGGCCCGGGCGATTCGATGTGCGCTTCGCAGGCGTACGTGACCGCGGCCGTATGCGTCGGCACTCACCCCGACGCGTGGGCGGCCATGCTGGACGCAGCCGACAAGATGGGCTTCTCGGGGCCGGTCAAGCTGAACGACTCAGGCCCGCCAGAGGTGGCCCACCCCAGGGTGCTGGAGATGTTCGACAGGGCGATAGAGACGGTCTCGTGAGGTGGCCGCAAGACACGCGCGCAGGAAGCTCGGGGACCTGCGCCCGGGAAGCCCTTTCGTGTCTTCTGACTTCTTCGGAGTCATCGTCGGGGTGGTCGAGCCAGGCAAGCGGGACGGCCTCGTGCCGTTCAGCCGAGACGATCGTGACGGGGTCAGCTGGTGGCCGGCCGGAGCAGAGGTGTTGGTGAAGCCGTGAGCGAGGTCGACTGGGCAGACAAGATCGCGAAGCTCCTCCGAAAGGCAGAGGACACCGATAACCCGCACGAGGCCGAGGCCTTCACCGAGAAGGCGCAGGAGCTCATGACGCAGTACGCGATCACCGAGGCGATGCTTCGTGAGCGTGAGGACAAGCCGGCAGAGGAGATCGTGGAAGAGACGATCGAGTGCGCGGGCGTGCACCGACACGTGCTCAAATCCCTGGCCGGGGCGATCGTAGACGCGAATGCTTGCCAGTGGTTCTACAGGAACTTCACCGACTCGAGCCCGCGCAGGATCGACGTGGTCACGATCGGCTACGAGTCGGACGTTGCCAGGATCAGGCTGCTGCACACCAGCGTGCAGCTGCAGCTCGAGGTCGCGAGGACGAAGTGGGTGGCCGAGCACCCGACGCTGTCGACGATGTCCCGCACCCAGAAGCGGCTCGCTCGGCGCGACTTCGGCTTCGGCTTCGTGGATGGGCTGCGCACGAGGCTGTCTCAGGCAGCCGAGGCCGGCCAGCGCGACGCTGCTGAGGTCGAGGCCGAGAGGTCGGGCGCCACGGTCAGCGAGGCGTCCGAGTCGGTCGCGATGATCGTCAGGAGCAGGGCCGACAACGTGCAGGACTGGTACGACGAGAAGTGGGGAGGAGAGCTGAGGACCGTGAGGACCAACTACAAGAGCAGCTACACAGACGGGCGCGGAGCGGGAGAGGCCGCGGGCGCGTCCGCGGACATCTCGCTTGGCGGCGACCGAGTGTCGGGCGGGAGTGCGCCCGCGCTGGGGGCGGGCTGATGCCCGGCCCGAGGGCGTCGAAAAAGCGGCGGGGGAGCCGCGGCCCGTGCTCGTACTGCGCTAGGGACGGCAGGCAGGTGACGCACACGAGGGGCCGCAAGAGGAACGCGGACCCGAACAACCCGCGGCGCAGCTGCCGCGGCAAGGGAGCGAAGGCGTTCGAGTGACCGTAGAAGAACTGCAGACAGAGCTGCGAGAACTGATCGTGTCCGGGCTCGGCCAGGCGATCGTGACCGCGTACGAAGGCGAGGGCGGGAAGTCGATCTTGGTACGGCACGACGGCGAGATGATCAGGTGCTACGACGCCAACGAGGAGGGGCTGACGTGAGCGAGGGCATGCACGGCAAGTACCACAAGATCCCGACGCTGTGGAAGCGCGAGTCGGACAAGCCGCACAGGCTGCTGGTCGGGTCCTTCTCGAGCCCGGAGCTCGAGATGCTGGCCGACCTGCCCTGGCGGTTCACCGAGAAGGTCGACGGCACGAACGTGCGCGTGGGGTGGGACGGGCAGAAGGTGCGCTTCGGCGGCAAGACCGACCGCGCCCAGATGCCCATGCACCTCGTCGAGCGGCTGCAGGAGCTCTTCGGCGGCGACCCCGGCGAGCAGCTCTTCGAGCAGGTGTTCCCCGATGCCGGCGACGACGAGGACGGCCGAGCGCTGGTCACCCTCTACGGCGAGGGCTACGGAGCGAAGATCCAGAAGGGCGGGGGAAACTACAAAGCAGACGGCGCGGACTTCGTGCTGTTCGACGTCCGCATCGGCCGCTGGTGGCTCAAGCCCGCCGACGTCCACGGCATCGCCGAGTCGCTCGGCATCGAGTCCGTGCCGACCGTCGACTACGGCACGCTAGACGGGATGCACAAGCTCGTGGAACTCGGCTTCGAGTCTCGCTGGGGCGGCGACGTCGAGCCAGAGGGCCTAGTAGCGCAGGCCCCGCTCGGCCTGCTGAGCAGGAACGGGGGCCGGCTCGTGTGCAAGCTCAAGGGGAAGGACCTAGAAAATGCCGTGCCAGCAGGATAGCCTCTACGAGGCCGAGCGCCGGATCGAGTTCCCCGGCGATGGCGCTCCGGCTTGGGGGCACAAGATGCTCCTAGCCGAGGCGCAGGACTTCGTGGACCGCATGCGCGACCGCTATCGGAGGTGGGAGGGAGATTTCAGGCACGTGCTGCGCGTGGAGGTCTTCGAGCATCCAGACGGCCAGGGGGGTAGCGTGGGCGGCTTCGACGCCGTGAAGGGCGCCGGGGTCTGCGACATGATGAGCGACCACATGAGGCCGCTGATCCTGTGTCACGAGGTAGCGCACGTGCTGGCAGACGCGCGGTTCGGCTCGCAGAGCCACGACCCGTGGATGGCGAGGATCTACCTAGAGCTGGTCTACGCGTGCATGGGCGCGGAGGACTACGGGAGGCTGCAGAGGAGTTTCGATCAACACGGCGTGGACTACGACGTAGTCCTCGACTAGACACAGGAGGACGCAGGACATGGAGATGACGAGGGTGAAGTTCAAGGACCTGACCGCGCCACTGCAGCGCGCGCGCGACTGGCTGCGCGATCAGGCGAGCGCCGGCGAAGCAGCAGAGTGCCCGTGCTGCGGCCGCGCCGTCGGCTACGAGCTCAGGCTTGAGCACGTGCACGCGTCCGAGCTCCTGCGCTTCGCGCAGGCAGCGCGCGAGCAGGCCGATCGGTACGGCGGCGAGGTCGTGGACCAGGGCATCCACGTTCCGACGGTGCTCGGCGGGACAGCCGAGTCGTACTCGCAGAACTGCCTGTCTCAGCTTCGGCACTTCGGGCTCGTCAAGCAGTCGGGAGCGAAGGCCGGCTGGTGGAAGCTCACCGAGAAGGGCGCCGAGTTCTTGCTCGGTACGGTGAACGTCGAGAGGGCCGCCTGGCTCTTCAAGTCCGAGCTGCTCAAGTACGTCGACGCGGCCGGCACCGTGGGGATCCACGATCTCGTGCCCGCCGACGAGTACCATGAGCGCATGGGGGACGCAGCGTGAGTGGACGCTACTACGACCTGACCGTCTTCGGCGAGGCAGACGAGAAGACGCTCGAGCAGGCGCGTAACTGTCTCGACGCCCAGCAGGGGTCGATCGGCGTGCTGTGCGCCGACAACCACCTCGGGTACGCCCAGCCCGTCGGCATGGCCATCGCGTACCGCGAGCGGATCTCCGTGTCCGGCGTCGGCTACGACATCGGGTGCGGGAACAAGGCCGTGCGCACCCCGCTCCTCGTCGAGGACGTCGACGTGCCCGGGGTCATGGACGAGATCTACGATCGGATCCCGTTCGGCCCGGGTGAAGGCGGCCTCGACGCGGACCACCCGGTGCTCGACAAGATCAGGGAGGCGGACTTCAGCCCGCAGCGGTCGCTGCTCGACAAGGCAGCGCACCAGCTCGGCAGCGTAGGTGGCGGCAACCACTACGTGGACCTCTTCGAGGGTGACGACGGCAAGCTCTGGATCGGCGTCCACTTCGGTTCGCGTGGCTTCGGGCACACGACCGCGAACGGGTTCCTGTGGGTCTCGCGCGGCAAGCCCTTCGGCACGAAGGGCGAGTGCAAGGAGGACCTCATGGGGTCTCCGGTCACGTTCAGGACCGACTCCGAGGAGGGCCAGTCGTACCTCTCGGCGATGTCGCTCGCCGGCGAGTACGCGTACGCGGGCCGCGACGTCGTCGTATCCGAGGTGCTGGAGATCCTCGGGACCGAGGCGGAGCACGAGGTCCACAACCACCACAACTTCGCGTGGGAGGAGGAGCACCGGGGCGAGACCTTCTGGGTAGTGCGCAAGGGCTGCACCCCCGCCTTCCCGGGCCAGGAGGGGTTCGTCGGATCGACGATGGGAGAGGAGAGCGTGATCCTCTGCGGCGCGCGCCGCGGTTCGTTCGACGTCGGTACTGCTGTGGAGGAGACGGAGCTGCAGCAGCGCGCTCTGTTCTCCACGGTGCACGGCGCGGGCCGCGCGATGAGCAGGTCGCGGGCCGCTGGCAAGCAGAAGAAGCGGTGGTCGTGCAACAACCGAGACTGCGACTGGTTCCAGCCACCGCACACGCACAAGCCCGAGGACGGCAAGTGCCCGAGCTGTGGCCACCCCACGCTCAGCAAGCGCTGGGTACAGATGGCGGAGGGCGAGATCGACTGGAACGCGGAGCACGCGCAGGTCACGCAGGTGGCAGGGGTAGAGCTCCGCGGCTCAGGAGCGGAGGAGGCGCCAGGCGCGTACAAGCGGCTCGCGGACGTGCTCGAGTCGCAGGGCGACACGATCGAGGTGCTCGAGAAGCTGCGCCCGGTCGGCGTAGCGATGGCCCCCGTCGGCGTACCAGCAGACGACTAGAAGGAGGACGTAAGAGATGGAAGCAGTCTATATAGTAGGCGGAGTGGTGTTCGCTCTGCTCAGCGTAGTAGCATTCTTGGCGGGCTGCTACATCGCGTCAGAAGACTTCCAAGGGAACGGGATCACCGACCCAGGCGAGGTAAGCGGTTTTGCGTTCTTGGAGTGGTTCTTGTCCATCTTGGCCGCGGGTCTGTCGGTGGTGTGTTTCGTAGCAGCATGAAAGCACCAGAGTACAAGACATACAGGGTGAGGGGGGCCACCCCCGGTCCCTGGACAAAGTGGTGGGAACACCCGTGGCAGTGGTGGAAGATGCGGAAGCTCCGCAAGGATATCAAGGCAGAAGAGGACGCACTGACGAAGCTGCCTGGAGGGCTAGAGCTGCGCGACAAGCTGAATGATCGGATCGAGAAGGCCGTCTTGGACGGCGAGGACCTGGGGCACTGAGCCCCGCGACGCGAGAGGAGAAGTACGCGAGATGAAGAAGGTAGCAGTAGCATTGACGGCCCTGGTGCTTGCGGTGGGGATCGCGGCCTGCGCGACCCCGACCACCGTGACCAGGGTCAACAGCGATCAGTTCCTGGTCTGCGACACCGGCGGCAACGGAGGGTGCAGCGGCCCGAACCCCGGGCACGGCATCAGCAAGTCATGCCCGAAGGTCGGCCGTGCGATCAACAAGATCGAAGAACTGAGCACCGGAGGCCTCATGGTCACCTGCGGGGATCCACTGAAGCAGAGCAAGACGCCCAGGCAGCACAGGTAGACCTGATACCCTGTACCCGGTGACGGAAGAGGGGGAGAGCGCTGGGAAGCCCGCAGGCCGCAGGGTCCGCGTAGACCTGGGCGATCCGCTCCACCAAAAGGTGGACGGTGCCTGGGGTGCGCTCATGTCTGCGAACGACGAGGTCGAGCCGCGGGTCTTGGTGCGAGGCAACGAGCTCGTGCGCATGACCGAGCGCGGGGAGCTCGAGCCGTTCATCAAAGACAACCTCAGAGACGAGCTCAGCGAGGTGGCCCAGTTCGAGCGCGTCGTGGACGGGGAGCCCAGGGCCGTAGACCCGCCGGCCGACATCGCGAACGTGCTGCTGGCGCGCGACAGCGCTCGGTACGAGGGCGCGCCCAGGGTCGACCGGGTGGTCGACGTGCCGGTGCTCGCCTCCGACGGGTCGCTGATCACGGCTCCCGGCTGCTACCCAGACGCGCGCCTCTACTACAGGCCGTCGCTCGACCTCGGCAAGACTAGGCCGAGGCCGGTCAAGGATACCGACGACCTCGACTGGGCGCTGAGCTTCCTTCTCGAGGAGCTGCTCGGCGACTTCGACTTCGCCGACGTGTCGAGCCAGGCGCACGCTCTGGCGATGCTACTGCTGCCGTTCGTGCGCGAGTACATCAAGGGGTCGACCCCGCTGCACGTGGTGCTCGCACCGGACGTGGGGTCGGGCAAGACCTGGCTCGCCCAGGCGGCGCTGCTGCCGGGGTGCGGCGTCGTGCCGGCCACCCCCGGCACCTCGAACGAGGAGGAGTGGCGCAAGCGCATCACCTCGTCGCTGCTGGCCGGGTCTGGGGCCGTGCTCCTCGACAACCTCTCGGGCACGCTCGACTCTGGAGCGCTCGCCTCGGCGCTGACGATCGACGTCTGGTCGGACCGCGTCCTCGGCGAGAGCCGGGAAGTGCGGCTGCCGATCCGCAACGTCTGGGTGGCGACCGGCAACAACCTCGGCCTCGCGCCCGAGCAGGTGCGGCGCGCAGTGCCCATCTTCCTAGAACCGGGCGAGAAGAAGGCCGCCGACAGGGACCGCAAGGAGTTCCGCCACCCGGACCTCCTGGGCTGGGCGACCGAGCACCGGTCCGAACTCGTGTCGGCGGCGCTCACCCTGATCCAGCACTGGTTGGACGGACCGATCAGCATCGAGGGCGGGTACGCGATCACGCGCACCGGGGAGGGACCGCAGCAGGGCGGCCAGACCATGGGCTCGTACGAGCGGTGGGCCGCGGTGATGGGCGGGATCCTAGAGTCGGCGAGGGTGCCGGGCTTCCTCGAGAACAGGGACAGGCTGAAGGTAGAGGCCGACCCCGAGACCAAGGAAGCAGAGGAGTTCCTCGAAGGCTGGTTCGAGCTCGGGCTGGACCCGCTCGAGATGCGAGAGCTATCGAGCAAGTGCCAGTTCGGCATGGAGCTTCACGACCACCTCCCGCAGGACCTCGTCTCCGTGTCGTCCGGCGCGCGCTTCGGCCGAGCGTTGAGCGTGTGGCTGCGTGAACACAACAGGCGGTGGGTGGGCGACTTCCAGCTGCTGGCCTCGGACGGCGGGCGCCGGCGTCGCTGGCGAGTGAGGAGCAAGCGGGGGGCCGAGTGACCGAGCTCCGGTACGTCTACGAGCCGGACGAAATCAAGTCGCGAGTACCGATGGAGGTCGCGGCAGCGGAGGTGGGCGTCAAGTTCGGCCAGGACGGCCGGGCGCTCTGCCCGTTCCACGACGACAAGAACAATCCAAACTTCGAGTTGATGGGCCCAGGTGAAGACGGCTTCCCCTGGGCCTTTTGTAGAGCCTGTGGGGCAGCGGTAGACGTCATAGAGCTAGTGCGACGGGTGCGGGGGGTGGCCTTCTACGAGGCGCTGCTCGAGCTCAGCGCGCTGGCCGAGGAGCTGCCGGACGACCTCAAGCTGGACCCCCCGAAGCGGAGAGCGGCGCTAGTACCAGACGCTGCGTGGGACGCGAGGATCGCCGAGTGCCGGGAGAGGGCCCGCGGGCACTCGGACGTCGGCTTGCTGTCCTACGCGTATGGGTTCGTGGGCGACCACGACGATCAAGCCGTGCGCACGGCGTGGGACGAGCACCTGCTGGACTGGGGCTGGGGCCTCGACGAGGCCGCGAACGTGGTGATCCCGCACCGTGCCCCGGACGGGTCGCTGTCTGCTGTCAAGGTGCGCTACAGGGACAGGTCTTGGAAGACGTTCGGCCCGCTGAAGCACCTGTACGGGTGCTGGAGGGTCGGCGGTGCTCGCGCTGTGCTGCTGTGCGAGGGCGAGTCCGACGCCGTGTGGGCCGACGCGCGGCCGCTGTACCTGCCGACCGACGTGCTGGCACTGCCATCTGGAGCAGGCGCTGCGCCGGCCGACGATTGGGTCGAAGAGCTCGCTAGGTACGAGGTAGTATATCTAGGCATGGACGAGGACGACGCGGGCCGCGAGTCGTCGAAGAAGTGGGCGGCGCGGCTCCGCGAGGCGGGCGTAGACGCGAGGCGGGTGGCGCTGCCCGACGGGGACGACCTCCGGTCTTGCGGGCTAGACTTGGACGTACTGCTGACAAACGCGAAGGGAGATTGGTGAGCGAGCACGGGGATGAGTTCAGGTCCTTCATCAGGGAGATCGGCACGCGGGAGGTGCTCGGCGGGGACCGCGAGAAAGAGCTAGCGCGGGCCGCGCAGGCCGGCGACAGAGAGGCGCACCGACTCATGATCGAGCACAACGTCAAGCTCGTGATCTCGATCGCGAAGCGGTACGCGCGCATGGGCCACAGCATGGAGGACCTGGTGCAGGAGGGCACGCTCGGGCTGATGAAAGCACTCGAAAAGTTCGATCCGGAGAAGGGCTTCAAATTCTCCACCTACGCGACGTGGTGGATCAAACAGCACCTGCAGCGCTACGTCGCCGGCCCGGACGGCAACCTCATCAAGGTGCCCGGGCAGCTCCAGCGAGCGCGCAGGAAGCTCAAGAAGCGCATGGACGAGCACGACGAGACTCTGGAGGAGGCGGCAGAGGCCCTGGAGATAGACGTCGACGAAGCGGTCGAGGCGGTCGATGGCCCGCGCGCCAGCGTGTCGCTCGACGCGTCGGTCGGCGACGACGAGGACGGACGCGACGGGAGGCACACGACGATCGCGGACCCGAACGCGGTCGACCCAGCGCAGCTCGCGATCGACACGTACCCGTGGTTGCGTGCCGCGATGGACCAACTGTCTGAGCGGCAGCGACGCGTCGTGGAGATGCGCTTCGGCTTCGAAGGGCCGTCCATGCTCAGGAACGACGTGGCCGAGGCGCTCGGCGTGAGCAGCCGCGTCGTGCAGGAAGAGCAGAAGGCAGCACTCGTCACGATCAACCGCTACCGGCTCAAGTGGGAGAACGAGGATGCGGGCATGGACGAGGAGGAGGCCAAGGCGCAGGCGGTGTTCCAGGCGTTCGAGGACGCCGAAGACCCGGACGACGATCCGTACCGACGGGGCGTATGATCTAAGTGAGCAGGCGCGGGGCGCTCGCGTCGCCTGACGTCACCTCCTTTCCGCGTCAGGTTGACCCCCCTCCATCGACGCCCCAGCGCCGCTCTCATCTTCTCGGTAGACCTGATACGATGTCTCCCGGAAGGAAGCAACGGGGAGGGATCTGTGGCACTCATCGTCATCGAGGGAGTAGACCGGACCGGCAAGTCGACGCTGGCCGACAAGATGCCCCAGACCCTGAGCCGGCTCAACGGCCGTGGCACGCGGGTGATCCACGCTGAACGCCCGGAGAGCCCGCGCGCCGTGGACGAGTACCTCGAGCCGATCCTCAAGTATGTCCCGAATGCGAGCAGGAACGTCGTGCTCGACAGGTCGTTCGTGGGCGAGTCGGTCTGGCCCACGCTCTTCTCGCGCACCCCGGCTCTGACCCCCGGCGAGTACGCGCTGCTAGTCGCAGCGTACGCGTCGAAGGGAGCGCTGTTCGTCATGTGCGAACGGCCGCTAGACGAGATCCACGCCGAGTTCGTAGAGGCTCGACCGCCGGAGCCTCTCCCGACCGCGCTCGTGCCGGCGGCCGACGCGATGTTCCGGCAGCAGTTCAGGTTCCTCGAGCAGCAGGCCGCGAGGACAATGGAGTTCGACATGGGGACGGTGCACGCAGACGACGTGGCCACGGCGGCGATCAACGAGGAGAAGAACTGCTCGGCTACCCCAGAGTACTGCGTCGTCGCAGACGATCTAGAGGACCCCGCGTTCGCGGGGCTGCTGCGCTGATGGCTGAGGTGTTCCAGGGAGGCAGCGCGTCCGAGCTCTACCTACGCGTGCGAGACGCTCTGCTCGAGCGGGGCCGCGAGGTGCGGCCGAGGGGGCACAGGACGCTCGAGCTCCCCGCAGTGACGACCGTACTAGAGGATCCGACTCGCCCGGCGCCCACCGGGGTCGGCAGGAAGCTGGTAGCGAAGATCGGAGCGGCCGAGGCGACCAACCTCGTGGGCGGGTACTCGGACGCGGACCAACTCGTCAACTGCGCAAAGAACTTCGCGATGTTCGTGGAGGGCCCAGCGGGCCACAGGCTGCTCGGTGCGTACGGGCCCAGGGTAGCGCTGCAGTGGCCCCGCGTGGTGTCGCAGCTCTGCTCCGACCGGGACTCTAGGCAGGCCGGCGTCACGATCTGGCTCGGCCGCGAGCTCGAGAGGCCGTCTAAGGACGTGCCGTGCACGCTCAACCTCTTCTACCAGATCCGCGACGACAAGCTAGAGGCCTTCACGACGATGAGGTCGCAGGACCTGGTGTGGGGGACGCCGTACGACTGGATGCAGTTCACGGCCGCGCAGCGCGCGCTGGCGTTCGCGCTCGGCGTCGAGCCGGGCCGCTACTCGCACCACTGCTACAGCATGCACGCCTACGTGGACAGGGACGACATCTCCACGTGGTCGGCCGGCGGCGACGAGGAGTTCGAGCAGCCGCCCGCGTATCCGCTCCCTGTGGGCGAGCGGCTGCGTGAAGAGGTCGCGCTGGACCGCTGGAGGTGGGTGCAGCAGAGCTTCGCGGCGATCACCGGCATCTCCTCTGAGCCAGACGTAGTGCCGAGCGCGCATCGTTGGTACGAGGACGTGCTAGACGGTACGCAGTCGGGGGGCAGGATCTGCCCGAGTTGCCGCTACGTGCTCCCAGACGATCAGGACCACTGGCCCGACATCTACGCAGAAAGCGGGAAGGTGGGGTGGTGCACGCCGTGCGCGACGGGCTGCTGATCCAGGAGGAGTACGCGGGAGAGGACCGGACCTTTATGCCGTGGCGCGTGGTCGTCTCGACCGTCATGTGCCAGCAGACCTCCGGCTCGCAGGTGCGCCCAGTCTTGGACGAGCTGTTCTCGCGCTGGCCAGAACCGGCGGAGCTCGCCCTAGCAGACCGCGCCGAGGTTGAATCTGTGATCTCGCCGTGCGGGCTCCAGTCTCGCCGGGCAGACACGCTCAACATCGTCAGCAACAAGTTCCACGAATGGGAATGCGTCGTCTCGTTCGGGATCCGACCGCCCCACGAGTGGGTCGGCGAGCTACCGGGCTGCGGCGAGTACACCGTGGAAGCATACCGTTTCGTGGCGTGGGGAGACCGCTCCTTCAAGCCGAAGGACAAGGAGCTGCTGAAGGCCTGGGAGCGCGACGGGGGTGTCTGAGGGACTTGAGCGCGTGGGCCTGACGCTCGTCGAGTCCACCGACGAGCTGCTGGATCTACGCGAGTGGCTGGGCCGGTCGAGGGACTGGCTCGGGTTCGACCTCGAGACCACTGGGGTGAACCTCGGCCGAGACAGGGTGCGGCTCGCGCAGCTCGGCGACAGAGACCACGGCTGGGCGATCCCGTGCGAGGGACCTAACAGCTTCTACGGCGCGTTCAAAGAGCTGATCGAGGCGTACGACTCGTCGCCGCTGGTCGCGCACAACCTGATCTTCGATTCGGCGTTCCTGAAGCGCGACGGCGTGACCGTGCCGCAGCACCTCGCCGAGGACACGATGGTCATGGCGCAGCTCGTGACCTCCCACCTGCCGGTGGGCCTGAAGCCCGTGGCATCTCGACTCGTAGACAAGAAGGCGCTGGCCGGACAGGTCGTGCTGCACGAGGCCATGAAGAAGCAGGGCTGGGACTGGGACACGGTGCCGCTGGACTTCCCGCCGTACTGGCAGTACGGTGCGCTGGACCCGGTGCTCACGTGCAGGATCGCGGAGAAGCTCTGGCCCAAAGTGCGCGACAGGTACCGGCGCTCCTACGACATCGAGCTCGGCTCGATCCACGCCCTGCGCGACGCAGAGCTGCGCGGGATGCGGGTGGACGTAGATTTCTGCCGTAAGACGTCGCTCGAGCTGGAGGCCGAGATCGCAGCACTGTCGCCGAAGCTGCCGTGCAACCCGAACGCGCCGAAGCAGGTCGTCGAGTTCCTGCAGTCGCGTGGCGCGACGCTGACCAAACGCACCGAGAAGGGCCACCTCGCAGCGGACGACGAGGTGCTCGAGTACTGGGAGGGAAAGATCCCGGAGTGCCACGACATGCGTCGCTACCGGGAGTGCAGCAAGCTGAAAGGCAGCTACTTCGACAAGCTGCTGAAGATCGAGGCAGACGACCGCGTGCACCCGTCGGTTCGTGTGCTCGGCGCGCAGAAGACCGGGAGGATGTCGATCACCGAACCCGCGCTGCAGACCCTGCCCAAGTCCTCGGTCGGCAGGGACGCTTTCATCGCGGACGAGGGTGAGACCCTGATCTCGGCCGACTTCTCTGGGATCGAGCTCAGGCTCCTCGCTCACATGGCGGACGAGGAGAACATGATCTCTCGGTTCTGCTCCGGCGAAGACCTGCACAAGTGGACTGCGCAGGAAATCTTCGGCCTGCAGAGCCTCGAGGAAGTTGTGTACGAGCAGCGGAACGTCGCGAAGACGTCAGGGTACGCCAAGATCTACGGCGCCGGCGTGACCAAGTTCGCGTACTCGGCTGGGCTGAGCGAAAGCGAGGCCGCCTCGGTGCTCGAGCGGTACGACGCGCTGTTCCCTCGCGTCGCCGCGTTCCAAGAACAGGTGTCGCAGGAAGTACACGAGTCGCGGGGCGGCGACAAGGGGTGGGGCGAGGTTCACACGGAGTTCGGCCGCAGGCTCTTCGTCCCCAAGGACGAAGCCTACAAGGGGGTCAACTACCGCGACCAGGGCACGGCCGGAGAGGTGCTCAAGCTGAAGATCATCGAGCTCGCGCAGGCGGGGCTGGGCCCGCAGATCCTGCTGCCGATCCACGACGAGGTCGTGTTCAGCGTGCCGGACGACAGCCTAGACGAAGCCGTGGCCACGATCGAAGAGGTGATGCCGGAGACCGAGCACTTCAAGGTCCCGCTCACCGTGGACGTAGACACGACTAAGCGCTGGGGGGCGCTGTATGCCTGACGTGCTCGCTCTCGACACCGGGTTCCAGACCGGGCTCGCGCTCTGGAGGGATGGCGAGCACAGCGCGTGGGACGCGCCCGAAGATGAGGCCATGGACTGGGCGCGAGAGGCGCTTCGGTCGGGCTTCGGCGGAGCGGTGGTCGTCGAGCGCATCACGATCACGCAGCACACGATCAGGAAGGGGGAGCAGGTGCTCTCCTCCGTCGAGCAGGTCGGCTACCTGCGGCACCTGTGCCGCGAGCACGGCCTCGAGTTCTCGAACAAGCAGACCCCCGCCGAGGCCAAGGGCTTCTCGAACGACGACAAGCTTCGTGCGATGGGGTGGTGGACCGTGGGCACCGACCACGCCCGCGATGCGAGCCGCCACCTGCTGCTGTACCTGTGCCAGCACGATTCCGACTTTCGCAGCTTGGTAGCCCGTAGGATGTCTGCGATGGAAGGGGACGGCGAGTGAACGAGCCGGTACACGTTGGACTGCGCGACGACCAGAAGATCGAGGTCGGCGCCGGCTACCAGGACAAGGAGAACGTACGCGACGGCGTACCCGGCGCGACGTGGAACCAAGCGGAGCGCACCTGGGTCGCCCCGCTGTCGTGGGCCGCGATGCAGCAGCTGCGAGGCGTGTTCGGCGACAGGCTCGTGATCGAGCCAGAGCTAGAGGGGCTCGCGCGGCAGGTGCTCGAGCTCCGCGTGACGCCGTGCATGGCGCTGAGGGACGCCGGAGACTGCCCAGACGTAGACGAGCCGAGGCTCTCGCCGCTGCAGAGGTCGGGCGTGGGCTTCATGAGCACCGCGCGCCAAGCACTCAACTGCGACCCGATGGGCGCGGGCAAGACGCCGATGACGATATGCGCGCTCAAGCGCCTAGACGACCCGTTCCCCGCGCTGGTGGTCGCGCCGAACAGCGTCAAGCCGCACTGGCGCAACGAGTTCGCTACCTGGTGGCCAGGGGTCGACGTCTCAGTCGTCGCCGGTAGCGCGAAGAAGCGCCGCGAGGCGCTCGCCGCGGAGGCCCAGGTGTACGTCATCAACTGGGAGGCGCTCAAACTACACAGCCGCCTCGCTGGCTACGGCTCGATCCGGCTCAAGGACAAGGAGAAGGAGCTAAAGGAGCTCAACGAGATGGGGCTCAAGACGGTGATCGCCGACGAGGCGCACCGAGCCAAGTCGCCGAAGGCGCAGCAGACAAGAGCGCTCTGGGCGGTGGGCGACAAGGCCACGTACAGGTTTGCGCTGACCGGCAGCCCGGTGGCCAACACGCCGGAGGACCTGTGGGCGGTCATGCGCTTCGTGGCCCCGGACGAGTACCCGTCTAAGACGAAGTGGGTCGAGCGCTACGGCCTCATGCGCTGGAATCCGTTCGGCCGCATGGAGGTCGTAGGGCTGCGCGGGGACACCAGGGACGAGCTCTTTCGCTTCCTCGACCCGAGGTTGATCAGGCGGCCTAAGAAGCTCATCCTGCCGCAGCTGCCCGACAAGCTGCCTCCCACCACGAGGGTCGTCGACCTAGCGCCGAAGCAGCGCAAAGCGTACGACTCGCTCAGGAAAGAGATGCTGGTAGAGCTGGAAGGCGGGGTGCTGATGGCGTCGAACCCCATGCAGCGCATGGGCCGTCTGCGCCAGCTCGCAGGCGCGACTGGGAAGATCGACGACGACGGTAACGTAGAACTCAAAGAGCCGTCGAGCAAGGTCGACGACCTCGTGGACGTGGTCGAAGAGCTGGGGGACGACAAGATCGTGGTCTTCGCCGAGAGCCGCCAGCTGATCGAGCTCGCTGCCGCCCGGCTCGAGAAGATCGGCGTGTCCTGCGGGCAGTTCACCGGCACCGTCGATCCCGCGCAGCGGGAGCGCAATCGCGCCGCTTTCCAGGACGGAGACCTGCAGGTGCTGCTCGTCACCTTCGGAGCCGGAGCGGAGGGCATCAACCTCTCGCGCGCCGACGCGCAGGTGTACCTCGAGCGCTCGTGGTCTGCGGTCAAGAACGCGCAGTCCGAAGAGCGCGCCCAGCGGCCCGGGCGAGAGGGGCGGCTCCTGACGATAGACATCGTAGCCGCCGATACGGTGGACAAAGACGTGCTCGATACGTACGGCACGAAGCTAGAGCTCCTGGAGGAGATCGTCCGGGACGAGGACACGATGCGGAGGTGGCTCGGAGGATGACTTGGTTCGGGGAGACTAGGATCGAGACTGCGTCGGGGTTGATCTACGACTACGCGGACCCGAAGCCGAGCCAGGTCTGCCTAGCAGACGTCGCGCACGGGCTGGGCAACACGTGCCGGTTCGGCGGCCACACCTCGAAGTTCTACTCGGTCGCGCAGCACTGCGTGCTCGTGAGCGAGATCCTCGAAGCGTGGGACCAAGACCTAGACGTAGTCGTCGCGGGGCTGTTCCACGACGCCCACGAGGCGTACCTGGGAGACCTGCCAAAGCCGCTCAAGAGCCAGATCGGACCGGAGTACGAGCGACTCGCCGAGGCCGCAGACGAAGTGATCTTCGAAAGCCTAAACATCGACCTCGGGGCTCTATCGCACGAGACCGTGAAGGAAGCAGACAACCGAGCGCTCGTAGCCGAGGCCCGCCTCCTGATGCCGTCGGAGGGGCTGACTCGAGATCTCGACGAGCTCGGCAAGCTCCCGGACGGGGTCGCCGTGCGCACCTCCCTCCGCTTCCAGGGCACGCCGAAAGACCTGTTCCTCGGGCGTGCCGGCTTCCTCGGGGTGGACGGCGTAGGGTAGCACTGATGGGGGATACGGTAGGACAAGAGGCAGAAAAGCTGATCCGCGGACAGCGCCAGGAGGATTACGGCCACCCGAGGGTGAACTTTCAGAGGCTGGCAGACGCGTGGAACGCGTACCTGGCGGGCCGGTCGATCGACGACGACCCGATCACCCCGCACGACGTGACCATGCTCATGGTACTATTGAAGGCGATCAGAGGAGCAGAGGGTTACAAGCGAGACACCGCGGTGGACGTAGTAGGATACGCGCTGCTCGACGCGGTGCTGGAGGGAGATGACGAGCTGTGAGTCCTAGCGAGAAGATAGTAGAGCTGCGAAGGCGCGGGTACACGGTGCGCGTGCAGCACCTACGTCGCGCAAGTGACGGCGGCCTGTACGCCAAGTGGGAGCTTGACGAGCTCAAGAAGATGTTTCCTTACGGAGGAGAAGCGGGACTGTACGCTAAGCGGGTTAGCCTGCTTCCAACAGGTGGCAAGACGGTCGTGCGCTTGGAGGGACCGGGAGGGAACTACGGGTCCACCGGCGTGGCGGACTGCTCGGAGAAAGACAACTTCAACAAGAAGCTCGGGCTTCGCATCGCGCTCGCCCGTGCCGTAGACCATCTGGGGGTGGAACTGTGAGCGAGGAGCAAGGCCAACAGGAGGTCGGGGGGATCCCCGGCGCTCCGGTCACGAAGCGTGTAGAGTACCGAGGCGTCATCATCGGCGTGCTCGCTGGAGAGAAGGGATCCAAGCGGATCCACATGCTCGATCCGGGCACGGCGACTGAGCACGTGATCCCGATGGACGCAGAGCACGCGAAGGACATCGGTCAAGCGCTGCTAAGCGAGAGCGTGCACGTGGCCTCGCCAGCTGAGGCCGAGGAGCTCGCGAAGCTCTCCGAGCAGAAGTGAGCTGGCAGGACGTCATATTCACCCTCGGGTCGATCGGGTTCTCGGTGGCGCTGCTGCCGTCCGTGCTCGGGGCGGAGAAGCCAGACGTGCGCACTAGCGCCATGACCGGGTCGATCCTCGCGGCGTTCGTGGTGCCGTACGTGTCGCTGAGCCTGTGGTTCTCGGCCGCGAGCACCGCGGTGCTCGCGTCGTTGTGGATGCTGCTGGTGGCACAGAGGATCAAGCAGGACGCGAGCACGACGTGATCCGCCTCACCAACAGCGAGGCGAAGCAGTGGCGCAGGTGCCGGCGCAAGTGGTACCTCGGCACGTACCGCGGGCTGCAGAAGCGCGGGATCGAATTCGACAATCCACTGTCGATCGGTACGCGGATGCACGACACGCTGCAGCACTACTACGTACCCGGGCTCGAGCGGCCCGACCCGATGGCGCACTTCGAGGCCGGAGTCGAGGAGGACGTCTCGGAGCACCCAGCGATGGAGGACGACATCCGCAAGGAAGCAGACCTCTGCCGTGCTATGCTGGAGGGCTACCTCCAGTGGCTGGAGGAGGAGGGCGAGGACTCAGACATACGCGTCGTCGAGCCCGAGTCCGAGATGGAGGCTCCGCTGGTCGTCGCGGACGACGGGTCGGGGACGGTCGAAGCCACGCTGCTCTCGAAGATCGACGCGCGCGTCGAGCGCGTCTCAGACGGAAAGCGCGGCGCGCTCGAGCACAAGACCGTGGGTGGATCCTTCAAAGAAGCGCTCCCGACGCTGCAGGTCGACACGCAGCTACTGACCGAGCACCTGGTCGAGTACCTGCACCTGCTCGAGCACGAGGGCGAGGGCACCAGGGCCGAGTTCATCCTCTACAACATGCTGCGGAAGGTCAAACGCACTGCTCGAGCCAAGCCGCCGTTCTACGAACGGCACGAGGTCACGCACACCGTGGAGGAGCTGCGCAACCACTGGAAGCACGTTCACAGGATCGCGACCGAGATCATCGCGACCCGCGCCGAGCTCGACGGCGGCGCGAGCCATCACGAGCTGTGCCCGCCGAACCCCACCCGAGACTGCCGGTGGGAATGCGAGTTCCGCGACGTCTGCCTGCCGGGCCGGCTCGATGACGGGCAGGACCCCGAGCCGATGATCCAGGACTTCTTCGAAGTCGGCGACCCGCTTGCGCGCTACCGACGCGCTGCAGGGCTACCTGTGGAGGTAGCGAAGTAGCGGTGGAGCACGTATCAATACGCATACCGGAAATCACGATACCGATCAGTAAGCAGCTGCTCTACGACGTGGACGATGCACTGCTGAGGCAGATCGTAGAAGACATGGCCGCAAAGGCCGCGCGAGAAGCCGTGCTCGAGAACCTAGAAAGACTGAGGGAGAAGGAGTCAGAATGACCGTAGTTACGCTTTGCGGCAGCACTCGCTTTCCAGAGGCGCATCGAATGGCCGAGATGCATGAGGCCTTCATGGGCAACGTTTGTATCCCGCTCAGCGTGTACGGGCACCAAGATGATCCCCCCGGATCGAAGTTCCTGTGCTCAGACGGAGACGAGTCGACCGATGGGAAGCAGGGACTCGACGAAGTCCATTTCCGCAAGATCGACCTAGCCGACGAGATTCTAGTCGTCAACGTTGGGGGATATGTGGGGAGTTCTACGGAGCGCGAGATCAAGTACGCGGAAAAGAACGGGAAGAAGGTTCGGTTCCTATTCCCAGAGGCGGCAGGCCGATGGGGATGATCGACGTCTCGAAGCCTGTGGACGAAGACGAGCGACGCGAGATCGGTGCGCCACCGCTTGTGGGCGAGTGGACGGACATGAAAGTCGCATGGGGCAACTGGGCTGCCGGCAGAAAGCTCTGCAAGGAATGCCGCGGCACTGGCAACTGGCTCTACTCCATGTACCGCTGCTGCAAGAAATGCGGCGGCTCTGGCGTGGACACCAGCGACACGCCCGAGCTGCCGATATAGTCTTTCCGCGCCCCAGTGCGCGGGCTGGGCATGGGCGAGCCCCCCTGGCTGTAAACCAGGCGTCTCTGGCTGTGGCGGTTCGATTCCGTCCCCGCGCACTGGGGCGCGATCCGTAGGATCTCCTTGCCCGTCTAGCCCAATCCGGCAGAGGCGCTCCCCTCAGAAGGGAGAGGTTCCGGGTTCGAGTCCCGGGGCGGGCACTCCGCTAGACGCCGGATTCTAGGCGTCATATAAGCACTATCATGTGCCGCGAAGGATCTACTGCGGCCTGCATATGAGGAATCTTCGTCTGCTCAGGTGAGAGCGGCCTCTATAGCAGCAACATTCGTCTGCGGGTATGATCTATATGCGGGTACCCCACGTACGAATCTCAGTCTGCGACTGGCTTAGAGGAGAAATTGCTTATATGAAGAAGGGACGAGAGCTTCCGAAGATCTTCTCGGACGAGGACGTGCGTGCTCTGCTGGCGGTGCCGAACATGCGGCGGCCGACCGGCATCAGGAACCGCGCGATGCTCGAGCTGATGTACCGCGCAGGGCTGCGAGTGGGCGAGCTCTGCCGCCTGAACGTCCGCGACGTCCAGGTGCGCGAGCGGCGCATCCACATCCGCGCGGCCATCGCCAAGAACAAGGTGGAGCGCTACGTCCAGATCGAGGACGGCACGCTCGAGCTCGTAGAACGCTGGAAGCGAGAGCGAGAGAAATACGCGGACGGAAGCAAGATTCTCTTCGTGACGCTGAAGGGGAGCCCCGTGTCCCCGCACTACTGCTGGCAGATGATGCAGCGCTACGGGCGGCGGGCCGGCATCGAAGGCCCGTGCCACCCGCACATGCTCAGGCACACGTACGCGACCGAGCTGATGAGCGAGGGAGACCTCAACATCCGCGAGATCCAGAACCTGCTCGGCCACAAGAGCGTAGACACCACTATGATCTACACTCACGTGTCTGAACCGAAGCTGGCAGAGAAGATCCGCAGGAGGCAGCGCGGCTTCTGACTCCTCCGGCCCCCTCCGAGCATGCCTGGTACAGTTCCTCTGATGGACCGAACGGAGGAGGGCCGTTGAACGATCAGACTTTGACGCTGCTGGTACACGGCGAAGCCGGAGCCGGAAAGAGCTGGCTCGGTGACTCGTCTCCCGCGCCTAGGCTCATCCTAGACGCTGAGGGTCGCGCCAAGTACCTACCGAGCCAGCCGAAGGTCCTGTGGGACCCGAGGAAGGGCGCGCCGCCGCAGTACGACGGCACGTGGGAGACCTGCGTCGCGATCGTGCCCGACTACAAGACGATGGAGCTCGTGTTCCGGTGGCTGCAGAGCGGCCAACACCAGTTCCTCTCGGTCGTGGTAGACTCGCTGATGGAGGTGCAGAAACGCTTCATAGACGAGCTGGTCGGGCTCAATCCACTGGACCAGCAGGACTGGGGCGTGGTGCTCCGCAACCTCGAGAAGCTGGTGCGCGACTACCGAGACCTCGTGATCAAGCCCGAGAATCCGACGCGCTGCGTCGTGTTCACGACCGGGTCGCGAGAAGACAAATCTGGGAAGTGGAGGCCGATGCTCCAGGGCGCGATGGCACGCTCGTTGCCGTACGCGGTGGACACGGTCGGGTATCTGTACACCAGCTACACGCCCGAGCAGGGCGTCCAGCGCAACATGCTGGTCGCGTCGCTGCCCATGGCCGTAGCCAAGGACGGGACCAACGAAATCCCCGGCCCAGTCGTGCAGGCGCCGAACATCGGGCAGCTCTTCGGGCAGCTCAGGCATTCCGAGGTGGGAGAGGCGCAACCCGTAGCATCAGATACGTCACACACTGCGGCGGAGGCCGCGACACAAGGAGGGTAGCAACAGATGGCAAGCGGTACCGTCGGAGAGCTTTACAAGACGTACGAAAAGGACGAGCTGGTCGTACTGGCAGCGGGCACGGCCCGGCTGTCGGTGGAGTCGTGCTCTGTCAAGGGTGAAGACAACAACGCCGTCTTCCCGATCTTCAGGGTCGTGGCGGGGCAGGAGCCGAACGGCGAGGACGCCGCAGGCAAGCGCGTCATGGCCGGACAGCAGACCCTGACCGACAGGTCGGCGTCGATCTTCTTCCGCAACATGAAGGGGTTCGGCCTCGGCAAGGACTACTTCGACACAGACCCGACCTTCGATCAGATCGCGAAGGACCTGGTCGGGCGAGTGGTCGACGTCGAGTTGCAGGTCGACAACTGGAAGGGCCAGGACAGGAACAAGGTCGCCATCGGCGGGATCAAGCTGGTCGGGCACAAGGACCCGACGACCGGACAGGTAAACTACCTGGACGGCGAGGCCGCTCCGCCCCCGGCCGCAGCCGCTCCGGCGGCTCCGGCTCCGGCTCCGGCTCCGGCTCCAGTGCCAGAGGCGGCTCCCGCTGCCCCTCAGGCCGCTGCTCCTGCACCGACGCCTGCGCCGGCGGCAGCGCCGGCTCCGGCGCCTGCGCAGGAGGCACAGCCGGCTCAGGCAGCTCCTGCCCCAGCCGTGACCCCGCTACCAGCAGAGGGTGCGCCTCCGGCGCAGGCCCCTGCTCCCGCGCCAGCGCCGGCCCCGGCCGGCGCACCGGCCGCAGCGCCGGCTCCTGGTGGCCAGCCGGCACCGTTCTAGGTCGGTACCGTGGGCTTGATCGGTAGACAGCGAGCTCTCCAGCGCGAGAGCTTCGGGGAGGATCCGTACGAGCGGGCCGGGGAGGACCTGGCCCGCTCGTTCAGGGACAACGTCCTGGCTGCTACCGACGAGCTGCACGAGGCCCTTCGTGAGGTCCCCGGCTGGAAGCCCTGGGCCGACGCGGAGACCGGCGGGCCGCTGATAGGCACCACGGAGGGTCAGATGGTCGCGGAGGAGCTCGCTGACGTCCAGCTCTTCTTGTGGAATCTGGTACTCAACTGCGGCTACGGAGACGAGGACTTCGCAAAGCTGTGCAGAGCAGCGCAAGACAAGACCGCCGCGAGGCGGAGGAGCTTCTACGAGGGATGAACGTCGGACCTACGCTGAACGATCTGGTGGTCGCATTCGTGATGTACTGTGACGGCGAGGGCATGTCGCTGGCCGAAGGTGAAGACCTAGCAGAAGCGATGGCAGAGGAACTGATGTTTGCAGCAGCCGACAGAGGAGCGTACGTAGAGTGAGCAAGCACCGCGCCGTAGACTGCCAGGGCCTCGCGGGCCACTGGACGCTGGGGACCGTGGAGACGGAGAAGTTTGACGTGGTCGGCCGCGCGACCCTACCGGGCGGCTTCGGTGATGACGCGTTCTACGAGAACGCTGAGCTGCTGGGCACCGAGGGAGTAGAGGTGCAGGAGGCCCCAGAGCGCGAGTGGGAGCCCTACGATGGCGTAGGCTACGTGCACGGCACCCCGCCGTGCAGCGGCTTCTCGCTGATGAACGTCTCCAAGGGAGAGAACTCCAGGGGCCCGGACTCGCCCATCAACTCGTGCATGAGAGACCTAGCCAAGTTCGGCGGTCGCTGCACGGGCGAGGACGGCGCCCCGGGAGCAGAGATCGTGGCCTTCGAGTCCGTGCAGCAGGCCTACACGACCGGGCGAGACCTGATGCTTCGGTTGCGTTCTGAGCTAGAGCGATCGTCGGGCCAGAGCTACGACTTGACGCACGTGATGATGTCGGGGGCGACGGTCGGGGCGGCGCAGCTCCGGCACCGTTACTTCTGGGTCGCTCACCGGGTGCCGTTCGGGATCGACGCGCCCGAGCCTCGCAAGGTCGTGACGTACGAGGAAGCCATCGGTGACCTGCAGAAGCTCTCGATCAAGTGGGGCGAGCAGGCGATCCGCCGGAAACCGAGCGAGTGGGCCGCGAGGAAGCGCCGTGAGGACGGCCGGGTCGACGCGCACGTGACGATCGACGAAGACACGGCGCGGCTCGGGGCGCTGCTGCGCGAGATCGAGCAGGACTGGCTCCCGGGCGAGAACATGAAGGAGGCGATCCTCAAGCAGGACTCGCCGCCCCCGACGCTGCTGCAGCGGTTCGCCTACGACGAGTCTAACTGGCGCGACCCGCGAGGCTGGCAGTGGCCCACTAGGATCCGTCCCGACCGGCCGGGCTACGTGGTAGCAGGGTCCGGCGCGTCGAAGTTCGTGCACTGGAGCGAGACGCGATTCCTCACGATCCGCGAGCTGTCGAGGCTCATGGGCCTGCCGGACGCTTGGCGCTGGCCGGAGGGCATCTCGGTCGGGAACGCGTCGAAGTACGTGGGCAAGTGCGCTCCAGTGGAGAACGGTCGCTGGATCTCAGGGTGGGTCGGACGTGCGCTTGACGGGAAACCAGGTGCGCCCTGCAAGAAGATAGGAGATCGCGAGTACGAGTTCAACTGCTCACTTGACTACCGGCGCTGGCCGCAAGAGATCTCAGGATGGGTGCATAGGCCGGAGCCGTGGCAGGAGTAAGCGACGCCGAGGCCGCCTGGGCAGCCGGGCTCTTTGAGGGAGAGGGGCATTGGACCAGCTCATCTGCGGCTCTACTCATGTGCGATGAGGAGCCAGTACGTAGATTTCATCATGTAGTGGGAGTGGGACATGTCATCAGGTCAAAGACACCGTCTGACCGCAACAACTATGACTGGTCTTGGCGCTGGCGAGCTAGGTCAGCTGTAGCGGTAGGTGCCGTGTTCGAGCTGTTGAGCCCGTGGCTGTCCAGCCGTAGAAAAGAGCAGTATTTCAAAGATCCAGTGCCGATGGGCCGCTGGGGGCAGGGGCCATCTGCTCTTGATTTTTGCCCATCGTGTGGTTTTCTATTTGCTAATGTAGCACAGCATCTTCCGCATTGCAATTCGACAAAGGAGTAGTGTCTAGATAGTGAGCGCACCCTCGAGCAGCAAGGTCGACGACGCCGTCGAGATCATCGCGTCCGGTGAGGCGGAGTCATTCGCCGACGCGGCGCGCCAAGCGGGGTGCAGCGATTCGGCCGTGTCGCAGCGCTGGTGGAAGGAACGGCGCGGCCGCCCGAACTTCAAGCGCGAGACCACAGTAGACCGAGCGGCCTCGGTCGAGGTCGCCGACGACGGGGCCGAGCCCACGCCGGTCGAGAAGGAGCTCGCGAGCAAGGTCCTGTCCCTGCAGTCACGCGCGTCAGCAGCGACGACCGAAGCGCGGGTCGCGCGCCAGCGTACCGACGAGCTCGAGGGGGAGCTCGAGAAGACCCAGCGTGAGCTGACCCTGGCGCTAGACGTAGAGAGCATCCCGAGCCCCGAGTGGCTCGCGCCTCGCCCGGAGGACGAGGGCTCGCACCGGGGCACTCTCCTATCGCTGTTCTCGGACTTCCACGTAGGGGAGGTCGTGAGCCCGGGAGAGCTCGCTGGCTACAACGCTTACGATCCGGCGATCGCAGAACAGCGGCTCAAGCGGTTCTTCGAGCGCCAGATCTTGGTCGCCCGCCAGTACCTCGCGGGGGTCGACTACGACGGGGTAGTGATGGCGTCTCTGGGCGACACGATCTCGGGGGAGATCCACGACGAGTTCAGGCAGACCAACGAGCTGTCGAACTACGAGGCCGTGCCGTTCGCAGTACCCCTCATCACGGAGGGGATCGGCATGTTGGCCGACGAGTTCGGCCGCGTGCACGTCCCGTGCGTGCCGGGCAACCACCCACGCGACAGCAAGCAGCCCCGGTATAAGAAGCGCTCGGCGCACAACGCCGACACGCTGATCATGAAGCTGGTGGCCGCGAACTTCGCTGGAGACGACAGGGTCACCTTCGACATCCCGGACGGGATCTCGTCTGACTTCTCGATCTACGAGACGCGGTTCCGCGCCGAGCACGGCGACGAGGCCCGCGGGGGTAGCGGGATCCAGGGGGCGATGCTGCCGCTGGCGCTCCTGACGCACCGCCGCAGGACCCAGGCCAGCTCGGAGGGCAGGCCGTTCGACGTCCTGCTCGTTGGCCACTGGCACCAGTACATGTCGCTCGTAGCGAAGGGCTTCATCTGCAACGGCGCCGGCAAGGGCTACGACGAGTACGCGCGGGGCAAGGGGTTCGAGCCCGAGCCGCCGCAGCAGGCGCTCTGCGTCGTCACGCCGCAGCACGGCATCAGCATGCAGTGCCCGCTGTACGTCTCAAAGCGGGAGGACGAGGGATGGTAGGAGAAAGGGAAGGACCGTGAGGATCTGTCCGCAGTGCGGCTGGCCCAAGGAGGTCCACAAGAAGCTCGGCCCGTCCACTCGACTCCCCGGCGTCCCGGCCCCGCAGACCCGAGTCTGTAGCTTGGTGACCGTCGACCTCGTGGGAGAGGACGAGGACATCCCGCTCAGGCGGGCAGACGTAGACACCTACAGGATGAGGTTGGCGGCCTTCGCCGAGGAGCGCAGCCTGGCTTAGGCCTCTGGGCGGCTGAGCTTCTCGAGCTCCCGCTCCACTCTAGCGCGCTGCGCGATCTCTTCTCGCGTGCCGTACCGCTCGCGCGCCCTGGCCGTTCGTAGCTCCTCGTAGAGGTCCGACAGCCAGCCGTCGAGCTCTCCCATGCGGCCCATCTCGCCGGCGCGTTGCGCGTCTCTGCGCTCGTCAGACACCGCGTCGATCTCGAGCTCCACCTCGCTGGAGGGCCTCACTTAGACCCCCCGGTCCACGGTTCTGACGGGGCGCGCCACTGCTGCCCGAGCGCCGGCACGAGGGTGCATCTGCACAGAGGGTGCCGTGGAGGTAGCGGCGCCTTCTCTGCAGTGTAGGGGTTCAACGTAGCGATCGACAGGCACCTAGTGCACACGCTGCCCGGCTCGACTCCTGGGCCGGTCGCCACGAGCCAGTCGAACTCGGTCACCCCGTTAGCGACGTAGGCGACGAAGTTCGTGGCCTCCCACATGTGGGCCGACTCTGTGCGCGCGATCTGCTCCGCCTTCCAGCGCACGATCCCGCTCCACTCTTCTTGGATGCGGTCGGCGAGTTCTCTGTCTGACTTCGCACTGCGGTCCCGAGACTCGCGCTCGATGATCTTCGTGAGCCTGTCCACGTGGTCTCCGTACAGGTCTTCTATCGCCTTCGACCCGCGCGCAGACTCCAGCCTTTCTATCGCCGATTCTTCCCCCCACGACCAGGGTCGGTTGATCCCTAGGACGTCGAGGGCATGCTGCCCGGCGTCTTCTGAGACGCGCCGAGAGTACCAGTCTTGGGTCCGCCGCACCCTGCCCCTCATCGGAGAGAGCAGCTTCTCGACGCCGGCGCGCAGCCTGGGCCCGAAGAACGCCTTGCTGAGCGCGCGCGAGTCGGCGCGTGCTAGGGCCAAGAGACGTTCAAGGTCCCCGTCTGAGGCCGTCGGCACGTCGCCCGTGAGGGACTCGGCCCACCGAGCATCCCAGCGATCCAGCGCCCTCTGTGAACGATCCACGGCGTGCCCGTAGCGCTGCAGCACCATCGCGCGCTGCGAGTCGATGAACTGGCCCACGGCCGCGTCGTCTACGTAGCGGCTCGTCACGCGCAGATCACTGCTTGGGCTCCTCCACTAGCCGGCGTACCTCTTCGGCGAGTTCGCCGTGCGCCGCTGCCATGGCCTCTTCCCCCGGACCGGCTCGATGGCCTTCTCCTTCTCCCTGGCCGAGCTCTTCGCGGCCGCCCCCGGACATCGCTGCTGCGGCCACCTTCGGGTCCAGCTCCCAGACGAACTGCTCGCCGCGTTCGTCTTCGTCGTCGAGTGGCTCCTCGCCGAAGGCCTCTCGGGCCTCGTTCAGTTTCAGCACGCCGCCGGTGAAGCCCTGCGTAGCGGACCTGCGGTCTTCGTCGCGCGTCGACAGGTCCATTTCGGTCGGGTGCCAGCTCCACTTGAGGTGGTCGATGCCCGACTCGATCTCGATCAGCTTGTTGATCCGCGACGAGAGCATCGCCTGGCTGTTGCCGATCACGGCTTCTTTGTACGCGATCCCACTCTCCTCGACGGTGGACCCGCCCAGGGCCCCGGTGCGCACGAAGCCGATCCGCTCGCCGGGCAGTCTGTGCGCCGTCAGGATCGTCTTGTCTGCGCGTTCCTGGAGCTTCTCCCAGGACATGTCGCCCTTGTTGTCGCCGAGCTGCTGGAAGTTGATTTTCGCCCCGCCGGACAGCGGGATGACGAGGTTCCTGTGGGGCTGCTTCAGATCCGTGGACAGGGCCCTCTGGATGGCCTCCTCGACCTCCGGGTCGTCTTCCACGTTTTCCATGATGATCGCCCAGCGGGGCTCGCGCCGATTCTCGAAGAACAGCAGGTTGTCGTCGCGCGCCGCGACCGACAGGGTGATCCACCCGACAGACGAGATGTAATTGGGGATCCCGTACCACGTCGACCGCCTGCCCGGGCTACGGAGCACGAACAGCTCGGTAGCCCGTTCCTTGAACGGGATCGACTTCGCGTCGTCAACGAGCTTGCCCGTCTTGAGGTTGACGCCGCGCTTGTCGCCCGGGATCCAGCGCTTGAACCACCGCCGCTTGCCGCCGCGCTTCTGGGCGATGCGGACCCCGTCTCGGTGGAACCTGAACGTGTGGCCGGGGGTGCTGAACCAGTGCCTCAGCTTCCCGTTCGGGTCTCGGGCGAGCTCGATGAAGCCCTGCCCGACAGTTTCTTTGTCTTCCCACGCTGCGAGGAGGATCTCGTGCGACGTGTCGTCGGTTTCCCCGTCTTCTGCGAGACCGGTGATCCACGAGTCGAGCGACTTGCGCTGCTCCTCGTCCGACTCTTCCGACCCCTCTGCCAGCGACTCCCACTGCCAGCCGGTGCCGATCACGTCAGAGGACTTCTGCTCGAGCGCCGCGCCGTGCGTCGGGTGCTGTTCTGCTAGGTAGACGAGCTGCTCGAGCGAGTACGGCGGCTCTTTCAGCCCCGAGTACTGGTACCCGCCGTTGAAGGGGTCGACCGGAAGCTGCGCCGACCACTTGCTGACGGATTCACCGTCTCCATCGACGGTGAGGACCTTGAGGACCTTGCCGGATCTACTCTCCTCTGCCACTCCCTAGATGGTACAACCCCCTCGGGGAGGGGCTTCCAGGGGGGTCCGACCCCCTTGCCGCTACCCCTCTGACAGCCTGTACGCCAGGTAGCGCAGCCTCGGCAGGTCCACGGATCGCTCGCCGGAAGAGTCGTAGATCCTCAGAGCTCCGTCGGCCACCTCCAGCATCTGGCACACGACGGATTCTGGCCGGTCGTCTGCGATGATCCTCGCGAGCACGCCGCGCTCCTTGTTCACGGCGCCGAGCGCTGACTTGCGTGCGCGGCGCACGCGGACCGCCGGGTCCGTGTGCACTTCGAGCTCTCGATACGCAGCTTCGTACTCGAGCGCCGCGTCGTCGTCCCCGTGCGCCCTGAGCGAGCCCAGGAACCTAGATACCCACTCGACGCCGTGGGGAGGGAAGACGGGATGCACCAGGTGGTGCGAGGACCCCCTCAGCAGGGCGTGCGCGGCTGCCTCGCGGCCCACCTCGAGCCGGCTCCTGTTGTCCGACTCGCGCACGTAGACCACGTCAGCACCGTCGACCTGCTCGAGCGAGAGCAGGCCGCCGCCCAGCTCGGACGCGCGGGCGCAGGCCTCCTCCGCTAGGCCGGTAGGAGCCGGCGGTGAGTCGCCCGAGATGGAGGCCTCAGCGGAGAGCACCTTAGATCGCTGGAAATCAGAGATGCTCGGTGCCTCGGGGGGCAGCAGCATCGGGTCTGTCTTGGTGCTCACCCGGGCTTCTTCGTCGACCAGACGGCCGCCTCCGGGTCCGGATCTCCTCGCTTGAGGTCGCACTCCCCCTCGTACTCGTAGAGCCGGTCTACGGACGACGGGTCCGCGCAAGACCGATCGTCCCAGGGCCCCGTCCTGTGCCTATCGAACGCCGACGTGCTCGTGAAGTGCCTCCCGCACGATCGGCAGTGGGCCTTGCAGTTCAAGCCTCTCCCTCCTAGTCTAGCCTCCGTGGGCTACACTATACCACATCCGCGGAGCCACTGGGCCCGAGAGAGGCTCAAGGACCGGGACTCAGCCGGTTCTATGCCCTCTCGTGAGCACCCAGGCTAGACCACGGTTTAGCGGCCAGAATGCAGGAACATCCAGCGCTCCGCCCGGCGCCTGTTCAGGAGGCCTTGGACGACTACCCCGCCTGCGTGGTCCCACTGCAGGAACTCGTCCGCGGCCCCGTGATAGTCCTTCGCGTTCAGCTTCCGCACCAGCGTCGACGCGCCCATCGCCCCTGCTCCGACGTTGAAGTAGATCGAGATGAGCGCGATCCGCTGGCGCGTAGTGAGCGGCACGCTGACGTCGCGGGCGACGGCCCGTGCGGCGGTGCGCAGGTCCCGCGTCAGGAGGACCAGCGCGCGTGCCTTCGAGATCTTCTGCCCCGGGCCCACGTCTGGCCCGGTGTGCCCGTAGCCGATGGTCCAGACCGGCGGCGAGGCGATCGTGTCTAGGTACGAGGTGAGCAGCAGTCCCTCCCACTTGGCGACGAACCGCGCGGCCCACGCGAGCTTCCAGGTGGGCATCTCTTCCGCCTTCTTGATCTTGGTGCGGACCCTCTTCATCTTCTTGCCGATCTCGGCGGCCAGCCTCGCGTGCCCGCGGAGGCCGGTCTTCTTGTAGAGCTCTAGCTGGCGCTTGCGCGCGCTCGCGAGCTTCTCCCACTCGGCCTCCAGCTCCCTGACCTGCTTGTTCACCGCTTCCCCACCTTCCTGCGTCGCCACTGACGGCGGAACACAGCGTCGATCTTAGATCCTGTCTTGGCCCCGATCACCCCGTCATCCTTGAGCCCGTGGTCGCGCTGGAAGTCCTTCACGGCCCAGCGGACGGGCTTCTTGAAGCGCCAGTACCAGCGCTTGATGTAGCGCTGTCCGTTGCGCTTGCGGATGAACTTCAGTCGTTTCGTGTAGCGCACGACCCTGCGCCCGCGCGACCGCGGGTAAGACAGGGGCCTGAACGTCGGGAAGTGCACCCCTCCGACGTAGTTCACGTGCCACCACTCGCTGAGAGCTTCGGTCTTCTTCCAGCCGTACCTGGCGCCGTGCTGGTCGATCCAGTCGCGCATCCACGGCTCGGCGAGATCCACGGCGACTCCCCAGCCGTGGTTCGACGTGCCCGGCACGGCTGCGAGCGCGCCCTTCCCTTCCAGGTAGAGCTTGTAGAGGTAGACCTGCTCGTCGTAGGTCCTGTAGCTCGACATCGACCCGGTCGGGCGCAGGCCGGCGTCTGCGGGCCCGCCTGGGGCGTTCCAAGCCGCTGCCGCGTCCTTGCGCAGTTCTCCCCCGGGGATCGGGGCGAGTTCGGACTTGCTCAGGCGACCGTTCGTGGCCATCGAGCAGATCCTATGGTCTGCTGATCCCTGGGCCGAGCTTCGGGTCCGGCGAGTAGTCCTGGGGCGGGGCCGGCGTGCTCAGTCTGTGGCCGCACTTGTCGCAGAGCACCGAGAAGTGGAGCCTCCTGCGCGGGGCATCGAAGCGAGCGACGGGGGTGCCCAGGCATCCGCTCGGGCACCCCCGTCCACTCACGACGGTTCGTTCCTCGCCCAGTAGACGCCGATGACCGAGACCGCGGCCGCAGACAGCACGGCCAGCTTCTCGGGCAGCGTGGTGGGGACCGTCACGAAGAAGCCAGCCACCGACAGGGCGGCGCCCTGCAGCTGCGCGACGGCCTTCGAGAGGTCGTCTGGCGTGTGGTTCTTCGCGGCGAATACCGCCACGACGCCGAAACCGGCGCCGACGAGGGACACGAGCGCTGCGTTCAGCCCCGGGTCAGTGGTGATGAACAGCGCGACCGCAGCCGCCCCGAACGACACCACCGAGACCGCGAGCTTGCGATACTGAGCTAGGCTCATGATCCTCCTTGGTTCTTGCTCACTCGTAGATCTTACCCGAGATGGGACTGGAAGCCAGTCCTAGCCCGCGTCGATCATCGCGTCCTCGACGCCTTTGGCAGCTACGCGGAGAATCGTCGGCACCTCTGCGGGCTTGACGTCGCCGACCGGCTGCGCCTGCAGCTGGCCCCCGTCGTCTACGACCACAAGCACCCCGTCGGGGGTCTGCTCTTCTTGGGCTCCGGTAGACTTGTCACTGCTCTTGGGCTTGGGTTTCTTCTTAGGCCGTGCTGCCATGTGTCCTCCTTAGACTGTTGGGTTGGTAGATTCTACACGATGTGGGGTTGTGGGGCAAGTCTAGTCGCGTTTCTTATTATCCGATTGCAATGAACGCCCAATATTCGTTGGCGAGCGTGCCACCTGAGTTACGAATATACGCAGCGAACGATTCTTTGGTCAACGCCCCGTAGGTGCTGAAGCCGTACTGCCCTTCCCCGCCAGACCGCGTGAGCATAATAACCGGGGAAGTCTTAAACGGGGCGACGAAGCTGATCGTGTAGCGCCCGGTCGTGGTGTGACTAACTGTGAAAAATTCGGTCAAGCCATCAATCTTTTCGCCGCTCGGGCCGATTTTGCCCCAGATCATGCCGACCTGTGGTGCGCTGCTGTAATTGTTACCGACGTATCCCGGATTGGTGCTGACTTGGACGAAGGTTGACCCGCCGCTCTGATTGACGATTGTGCGCGGATTATTGTTCGCGCTGAAGTCGATCCACGCTTCGGCCGCAGTAGGATTAGCAATGTTACGCATCAGCGTCTCGTAGGTACCACCGCTAGTGTTAGTCCTGATCTGTAGGTGGCTCAGTCCAAAGCCGCTGGAGAAAGTGTAAAGTTCACCGCGCGCGAGTGCGCCATCCATCCAGCGAAGTTTGTTGCTGCCTTCTCCTACGCCTTCACTGCTCGCGGCGTCGATCTGGATTGCCGCGCCGGTGATACTGCCGCCTTCTATGTTCACAGATTTGATCGTCCCAGCAGTAACCGTCCCCAGGTTGGCGCTGATGGCGGAGAGGGTTTCGACGGACAGCTTCGCGGCGGTGATAGTCCCAGCCGCGATCTTCGCGCCGGTAATCGTTTCCCCGGCGATCTGCGTCGCGGTGATGGTGGAGGCCGCGATCTTGGCGGCCGTCACGGCGTTGGCCTTCAACTTCGACGTTTCGATGGCTTCCGATTTGATCTTGGAGGCTTCCACCGCTTCGGCTTTGATCTTCGACGCTTCGACTGCGCTCGCGGCGATCTTTTCTGCGGTGACAGCGGAGGCCGTCAGCTTCGCGGTGGTGATGGCCCCCGCTGCGACGTATCCGGCGGTGATTGATTCAGCTACAACGGCCCCCGACTTCAATTCGAAGTAGAGTTCCTCGCCAGATTCGAATTCTGCCACGCCTTTGGATAATTCGATTTCCCAGCGGTAATACAGCGAACCAATGTTTTCGGTTTTGCCTTTGACGTTGAATAGTGCATAGCGTGATGGATCAGACGCACTGGTTAGCAATATCTGTGCCTTGAACGGTTCACCCGAGGATGCGAACTGCTGGAACAGCGCGTCGAGTTCCCTGCCAGACTTGTCGATGTCGCGGATCGCGAGATATTTCGCTTCGCTGGGTTTCAGCCGCCATTCATACGGTTCGGCTGTTTCTTCACTCATCGCGGCCTGGCCTTCGGCGGGCACTGCGGCGACGATGTCGAAAATCAAGCTAGGCACATTGACTTGTGCGCCCGTGAGCTTGCCGGTGATCTTCGCGGCTTCGAGCGATTCGATCTGTTCGCTCGTGAGCACCCCGGTGATCGAGCCGGCCGGGATCGTGGACCCTTCTTCGATGGTCCCCTTGATTTTTAGGTTTCCGGTTTCGAGGTCGAAGTCCAGCACGGGAGTGGCGCCGCTGTACGCACGCATCGCTTCTGTATTGACTTCCCAGCGGGTGCCGGATTCTGCGGTGCGCAGCGTTGCGCCCGTGACGGTGCCGGCCGTGATCGTACCGAGGTCGGCGCTCAGTGCGGACAGTTCGGTGATCGTGATGTTGGTCGCCGTCACCGTCGAGGCTGCGATGTCGCTGCCGGTGATGGTCGCCGCCGCGATCTTCGCGGAGGTGACCGAGTTGGCGGCCAACTCGGAGGTCGTGATCGCTTCCGCTGCGATCTGCCCGGCCGTGATCGAGTCGGCTTTGATCTTTTCTGCGGTGACCGCTTCGGCTTTCAGGTGCGAGGTTTCGATCGATCCCGCAGAGATCTTCCCGGCGGTGATCGCACCCGCGGCGATCTTCGACGCGACCACGGCTTCGGCGAAGAGCTTTTCGGTGGTGATCGCTTCTGCTGCGATCAGTTCGGCTGTGATCGTCCCGGCTTCGATGTTGGCCGCGACGATGGTGCCTGCGGCGATCTTTTCGGCGGTGACCGCCCCCGCCGCAAGTTTTTCGGTGGTCACCGCTCCAGCGAAGATGTTTTCTGCTAGCACCGCGTTGGCGGCGATTTTTTCGGCGGTGATAGCCCCGGCTTCGATCTTGCCCGCCGTGATCGCGTTCGCAGCGATCGTCCTAGCGTCCAACGTTTCCGTGACGATGTGGCTTCCGGATAGCGTTTCTTCGTCTACGTTTTTGCCGGTGATAATGTAGTTCGTGGTGAAGTGCCCGCCGTTCGATGGGAACACTTTGTCTCCGAGGATAGCGATCTTGCGTGCTCGCTTCCTCGGACCACTTGCTGTGATGTCCTTCGGATCCCTGGGCATTAGAGGCTGCTGCCTTCTTCGTCGAGGAATGTCGGCGATACTTCTGCATTGCCGCTTTCGTCGAGCGATACAGAGATGCTGTACACACGCACGACTCCCGAGAACAGAGCTCTGTCGGCGATCTTGGATCTGATCGTAACTCGGTCCCCGAGGAAGAAATCGTCTCCGATCGACGGTACCTGGCCGGTGCCGTCATCGGTCCTGAGGGTGGCATCTACTACGTAGCGCGGGTTCTTTTTCACCCTGATCACTTCTTCCAACCACGCGTTGCGCAGGTCATCGCTGTTCAACCCGGGTGCATCCGCTACTTCTTCGAACAGACCACTGTGTTCCCACATCGCGGTGAGGTCGCGCTTGAAGAGCACGTTCTTTGCGTGACCACCTTCTGCGACAAGACCCTCGTCGGGAAGGTGGTACGCCTTGTTCACCATGTCTTCTAGATCGCGCTTATAGTTGATCGACGAGATGTTATGCTTACCAAACCCATGCTCGAAGAACACAGTTTCTGACTTTTCGAAGGTCGGATAGCTGTGACTCAATGCAGAAAAGTAACCGATCTTTAGAAGTTCTCCTTCCTCTCCTCCGTCAGTGATCGGTGGTTCTACACCTAGCTGAGCTGAAGTACCAGTGATTCTGCTGCTTGTATCAAGTTCACCCTCTAGTGGCGCGATCCTCCAATCGAAGCCTCCGATCTGGTGCGCCATATCTGTCACTCCCTTGAGGGCTGTGTCGAACGGTAGCACCTGGTAAGGAATGCTTGGCGGAGTTTCTGACAGCGCCCCGCCGCTCACGCTGATTCTTGTGTCTCTACGGTCTGGGTACTCTTCGCTGTCGTGGTTTAGACGATCGATGATGGCAGCTGCGATGAAGGACGGCTGTCCTTCATAGTTCAACCCTTCTCCGTCTGGGTCCATCACTCGCTTGCTGAGCCTCCAAGCGGGATCAATCGCGTTAACAGACACAGTCAGGCCCTGCTCTTCGGTGCCGGACATCTGCGTGGAGACTACGAAGCCGTGGAACCTGATCGTCTTGTCTTGCCACACCTGCAGCAGCGTGTCTTCCCCGAACAGATTCGGGATGAGGTCGCTGTCAGATCTGATTGTGAAAGATGCCGTGGATGCACCGTTGAGCCTGAGCTCTAGCGATCGCTCGCTGGCGTTCAGCACCTCCCCGATCTTCGTGCAGTCGAGTTTGGTCAAGATGAACGTCCACATCAGACCCAGGCGTCCTTCCATTCCACGGTGATCTTCGCCCCTTCTCCTGGCAGGAACACAGACGCCGAGACTTCTATCGAGTTCGATCCGGGAGCGAGCTTCCACCAGGTGCTTTCCGAGAAGTTCAAGAGGTTGTAGTCTTCTTCTCCGTTGAAGCTGATGGAGTGGTTCTTGAAGTCGATCGTGACTGTTTCTTCTTTGAGCCACGATTCTGAGATCTTCAGCGTCTTGCCGGTGGTTTTGTTGATGATGCTCGGGTTCGTCATGGGGCCGTCGAGCACGACCGTGGGGGCCGCTTCCGCGTCGCCCGCGTTTTCCACCGAGAACGCGACTTTGTTTTCGGCGAATTCTTTCGTGTGGGTCGCCACGCTCTCGATGAACGCGCTAGCTGAGACTAGCGGCACCTGGAAGCTCTTCACCACGCCGCCCGTCACGCGTATTGGCTGCTGCCGGCGCAGCGACAGCGCGACTTCTGGGCCGCTCGGCGGTTCCCACGTCAGCGAGGAGTCTTCCCTGAGCGCGTTCGACGCGCGTTTCAGCTTGGTGATCTTCGACCTGCGATCCGACAGCGAGTCGGCCACGACGGTGCCCGCGAGGATCACCGGGCGCCGGCCGTAGTAGAAGTTGCCGTGCACGCCGCCGTCCGCTTCGGTCGCGTCCTGAGCGTTTTCACGCACTTCCGCCGAGTCGAGCCCCGAGGATTCCTCCCCGAGGATCCCGACGTAGTCTTCGTCTGAGTCGTCGTTGAAGACGGCTCGGGTGCCGTCTGGCCCTTCGAGCACGAAGGGCACGCCGTAGTCTACGCCGAGGTCACTCACGCCAGCGCTCCGAGCTCGTACTCCTGCTGCTTCGCCCAGGTGTGCGGATCCGCGGGCGGCGTCGGGAAGTTGTTCGTCACGTCGACATGGTACACGCGTTCATCTCCACCGGATTCTTCCGAGAGGCCTTCGGCGCTGACGGTGACCTGCGGCTTGAGCAGTCGCGCGGTCTCTTCCGCGTCGGTGATCCTGGTGCCGTGCGGCATGTGCGCGAGCTCCGGACCTTTCTCGCCGACGAGCGCGACGCCGCCCTTCGCGTGCGCGCCCATGAAGTTCGTAAAGTTCAGCGACAGGAACGGCCGCCCGGCGAGGAGGCCGCGCATCGCCTCGTTGAAGGCTTCGTATTCTTCGGCGCGTTTCTGCGCGCTCTGCGATTCGCCCTGCTTGATCCTGAGCCCGAGGTCTCGGATCGCCATCTGGGTGGCCCAGATGTCGCCCCCGAACCCGGCGTTCGCGTCCGGCGAGGCCGGCAGCGGGGCGATGACCCCCCACGGCCCCGACGCGCCCTGCACGCCTTCCATCATCGATTCCCAGTCCGGGATCGTTTCCCCGTAGGTCTGCGTGATCGCTTCGCGCAGCGCGCCCATCGTCGCGCGCTCTACTTCTATCTTGCCTCGGAGATCGTCGCGTTCGTTCTTCAGCCCGGGGATCCGGCCCTTCTGTTTCTCCCACGCTTCCGGGTGGTCTTTCTTGTACCCGAGGATCTCCTTGATCTTTTCGGTGATTTCCTTGATGCGGTCCTTCTGGTGCGAGACCTTGCCGCGGAGGTCAGTGATCTTCCCGGGCCACTCGACGCCCGCCTTCTGTGTACCGGATTCTTTGGCCTGCACGAGCGCATTGCGCCAGTCGCCCTCGACGCCGAGCACCGCCTTGTAGGCGGGTTCCTCCTGCGCCCTGATGTAGGACAGCGCGTCGGCTTCTTCCGTCGGCTCTAGGTCGGTGACGCGACCAGCGTATTCTTCTGCCGCAGTCCACTTCTTTTCCAGCTGCTCGAGCAGGCCTTCTTTGACGAGTTCTCCGCCGTTCCAGTATTCGAACGCCGCGGCGCGTTTGATCGCAGTCGTGATCTTGCGGATTTTTTCCGAGCGGATGAACTTCGCCCTGAGCTTGATCAGCGCGGAAATCCGGCCTCGCACCACTCGAGCGTTTTCCAGGTAGGCGCGCTTGGCGGGCTCGTTCTTCGTCTGCTTCGCGGCGGTGTTGTACATGTTGAGCAGCGACCGCATCGACGCGATCTGCTTCGTGCAGCCCATCGCGTTCTTCGGGAGCGGGGGCAGCTTGACTTTGTCCGTCGAGACGCTAGTTTCTGAGTAGCCCGCTACGGCGTGCCCGCCCTTGCCCGGACCCACTCCGCCGGTCGGGATCTTGGCCGTAGTGTGGTCGGGGAGCTTTTCCTTGGGTTTCGTGAACCCACGTTCGGCGGCGCTAGCACCCGACCCTGAAGCAGGCGAACTTGGGCGCGACCACGGGTGGTCCACCGCCAGGTGGATGTGGTTCTTGTGCCCGGCCCAGGTTTCCGGACCCCAGTACGAGGACGGGACGCCCTTCCCGTACTTCACAGATAGGTCCGGGTTGTGGATGCCCTCGGTGAGTGCGCTCGTGAGGTTGCCCGAGATCCAGCCGGCTGCCTTGTCCATGTACGAGGTGCTCGAGTTCGCTAGGTCGACCGCCTCGCCCTTGTAGTGGTAAGAGTTCGGTTCATGTTCTCCGCCGGTGGTGCTCGTGACCGACAGGCCACCAAACTTGCTCATCACGTACGACGCGAGGTTGTGGATCCCGGTGTGTAGGCCGCCCGCGCCAACGCCGCTCCACGACGACGCGCTGGCCGTCGGCTGGCCGCCGGACTGCAGCCTCACGCGGCCACCGCGCTGGTAGCCCCGCACCCGACCGCCGCGTTGGTACCAGTGCGGGCTGCGGCCCAGCCACGTGGCATAGGCGGTCTTCGGGTCGCCGTAGCGTTCCTTGATGTAGCGCACCATCCACTGCAGCTGCGCCTTGGCCTGCTCGAGCAGCGGCGCTCGCGATCCGGGCCGCCCGGCCGGCGGGTAGGTCGCCGGGTAGAGGTTCTGCGCGAGGCCGTACGCCGTGGATTCAGGGTTCTGCGCGTGTGGGTCCCAGCCCGCCTCGCCCATCTCCAGCGCGTTGAACGAGTTCCACTGGCCCGGGCCGAAGGTCCGCGAGACGAGCGTCCGCGCCATCTGCTGGATCGGCCCGGTCTTGACCTGCAGCCCGCCGATGCCCTTCTTGCCGCCCCAGAACTTGTTGACGTAGTGGCGCGCGGCCTTCGTGGCCCGGTGCACCCCGCTCTGGCCGGCTTCGCGCAGGCCCTTGGTCCCCCCAGAGAGCTGCGGTTCCGAGATCACGAACCCGCCCTGCTGGAACCCGAACCTCGGGGCCTCGCCGAAGTTGAGCCGGTCGAGGTTGTGCACGCCGACTTTTCTGACCGCCTTGCGGTTCAGGACGTACTCGTCCTTCTCGAGCATCGCCGGTACCGAGTCTCCGGCGGGGGCGCCCATGTCGATGTGCCCGCCGCGCTGACGACCCAGCGTGAACGGGTTGCCGGGCTGCATGTGGTGGTGCGCTTCCGCGGCCGCGCGGCCCCTCAGGTGTTTGAGGTGCGGCGGCGCGAGCTTGTCTACGCCGAGCTTGAGCAGGATCTTGTTGACGTTGACGCCGAGTGCTTCGAGTGCTTCTCGGGTCGCTTCGGACATGCCTTCGAACGCGCCCGACAGGCCCTTGATGTGCGTGGATCCTGTTTCGGAGAACTTCGCGAGCTTAGGCGACGTGTTGCGCAGGAATTCCTGCAGCTTGGTTTCGGTCTTGTGTGCTTCGTCCCTGAGCTGCTGGTACCCGGAGCCGACGTAGTCTAGCCCGTGCGTTTTCATGTCGCGCAGCTTTTCGCGCTGTTCTTTGAGCTGGTCGGTGAGTACGACGCCGCTCCGCCCGTACTTGGCCTGCGCCGACGTCATCGATTCGACCTTCTTGCGGAAGCCGTCGCTGATCTGCCCCGCTACCTTCGTGAGCTGCGCTTCTTTTTCTCGGTAGCCGGTGATCCGCTTGATGGTCTTGCCCATCTTTTCGGTGACTTCCTTCGTCCAGCCTTCGGTGCGGGCGCGCTCTTCAAGGTGTTTCCTGTGCTTTTCTTCTGCTGCGATGGCGAGTTTGGTCGCCGCGTAGCCCTTGACGATCGACGCCCTAGTCGCGTGTTCTCCCGCTCGCTGCACTTCTTCTGACGCGTGCAGCTTGCGCAGCGCCTGCACCTGGCTCCACCGTGCGCGCGCTACGTTGAATTCTGCTTTGACTACCGCGTGCGAGTCCTTGTGGTTGCTGTGCCGCAGCTCGTTGAGCTTCCTCTCGGCCTTGGTGAGGCGCTTCGTCGCGTGGTGCTCTTCGTCTCCGGCCTGCGAGACGCGCTTCTGCGCTTCGGTCAGGCGAGCAGCAGAGCTCGTGGCTTCCCCGAACGTCTGGTTCACCCTCCGCGCGTACCCGATGAGTTTCTTCTGGGCCTTGCCCAGCGACGACCCCCCGCTGGTCAGCGCGCCGATCCCCGCCGCGAGCGCCCCGGCCGCCGCGCCGATGGGGATCGAGAGGCCGAGCGACTCGGGCGCGAACATCGCGCCGAGCCCGGCCCCGGTCGCGGCGCCCCCAATGATGCTGCCCGCCGTGCCGCCCACCGCGCTGCCCGCATACGAGCCGCCGACGAGCAGCCCTCCGCCGATGATGCTCCCGGAGTTCCTGCGCGCGAAGCCGAGCGCCGACCTGCCGACGTTCCTAGCGCGCCCTGGGATGCCCCGGGCCATGTTCTTGGCGCCCGCGTATTTGCCGCGCCAGGTCGTGGCCGGGAGCCCCTGCTTGTCCGCGTACTTGTTGCCGGCGTACGGCCCGTACATGGCCACGGCCTCCTCGCGGGACATCAGTACTTCCTGCTCCCTGAGGGCCGCGTTGGTGCGTTCGACCGCCGCAGTTTTCTCCGTCTCTGCGGCCGACATCTCGCCCGCCGCTGCGGAGCTCTCCGCCCCGATGCTCCTGATCCTAGACATCACCTGAGACAGCGCGCTGCCCAGGAACGCCTCCCTCACCATCAGACCTGCCTTCGCCAGAGCAGCGAACGCGAGGGTCCACGATGCGAGCTGCCGCAGGATCGGGTTCTGCAGGATCCCGTTGATGATGCGCAGCCCGCCCGCGATGATCTGGAACGCCGCGCTGAGCCCGCCCGATGCCTTGGAGAGCTGGCCCACGATCCCCATCAGTTCTACCAGCACGTTGATCACCGCGGGCGCGAGATCGCTCGTGAAGTTGCCGATCAGCTCGGTCAGCGCCGGCAGTAGTTTGACCCTGAGTTCGCGCAGCAGCGGGGCCACCGTCCCGCGCTGGTTCAATTCTACGATCGCGCTGCCGAGTGCCGCTACGAGCCTGCCCGACTCGACGACGTCTGGCTTCGTGTGCTCGAAGTAGGCCTTCATCTCGTTCTTGCCGTGGAAGGATTCGGTCCACTTCTTCCAACCTTCTGCTGCGTGGTTGAGCATCCGCAGTAGCTCCATGCCGGTCTTGCGGCTGGCAGATCCCACGTTGACGACGGTGCCGAGGAGGTTCATGAAGAGCTTCCCCACGAGCCGCAGGGCTTTCGCCGACCGTTCGAAGTACGCGCTGAGGCTCTTGCGACCGCTGACGCTTTCCACGCCTTCGCGGAGGCCCTTGGACCACTTGTCGATGGACCTCCACAGGCCGAGCCCGGCGTGCTGGCCGGCTTCCATGACGGTGAGAAACACGTGCCCGAAGTTCCAGATGGTGCCGCCCACGGCCTTGATGATCGATTTGATCATCGAGAACCTCTTCGCGAGCCGACCGCTAGAGGCTTCTGCGTGCTTCTGGGCATCGTACTGTTCGGCCCACTTCTTGACCAGCCCACCGAGCCATTCGTTGAGGGGAGCACCGGCCTTCGCTAGGACCGAGAAGGCGTCGGTGAGCGAGACGCTGGCCCGGCCGAGCATCCGCATGATCCGCGCGTTCGATTCGCCGACCTCCTGCAGCCTGCTGCCGAAGCCCTTGCTGCCGACGAGCCTCCCCATTTCTTCTGACGTGTGGCCGATCGCACCGGCGGTGAGGCCGATCACTTTCTTCAGCCGCTCGAAGCTCCCCATCGCCGCGGTGAGGCCGTGTTCCATGCCAGGGAACATCCCGGCAGCAGAGACCTCCTGGAGTTCTTCGAATTTTGGTTTCATCCCCCAGAGGAAGTGCACGAACTTTTTGGCCGCAGGCGGGAGCAGTTTCATTTTTGCCGCCAGGGTGTTTGCATACCTGCCGGTCTTGTTCATCGCTTCCGCGGCGTCTTTCTGCTGTTCCACGAGGTTGTGCTCGCTCTGCACAAGCGCTCGCTCCGTCTTGGATACGTTCCGGTTCGCTTCGATGAGCGCCTTGCGCGCCGAGACTACCCCTTCTGAGTTGCGCACCCCGCGGCGTTCGCCGCGCTGTAGGTCTTCCTGCGATCGCTTGTTTTCGGTGCGAGACTTGCGCAGCCCGAGTTCTGCCTGTTCGATCGACAGGATCGCGCCGCGCTGTTCGTCCGCAGTCGCGCCGCTCCCGCGTTTCGCTAGTTCAGCTGCGCTTTCCCTGGCTTCGTCGAGCGCGAGGATGGCCTGCCGTTCGCTGAGACGGCCTTCTTCTGCGGCGTACCTGAGGTCTACGAGGTCCCTGATCGCTTCTCTGCGGGCCTTGTGGAGTTCTTCCTGCGCGTCTGCCACCCCGACGTGCGCCTTCGCGAGCGATTCTTCCGAGGTACGGATACGTTCGATCGCGCTGTGCACCTGGTTCATCGCGCTGCGCTGGGCTTTGGCCGACGATTCTGCTTCCTGGCCCGACCTCCCGTACTGGTTCATCATGGCGCTAAGCGCGCCGGCGACGCCGTTGAAGCCTAGGAGCAGGGTCCCAGCGGCAGTCGCCAAGCCGAGCATGCCGTTGAGCGCGATGCTGGCCCCGCGGGCCATCTGGACGAGCGCGCCGCCCATCGCCACCACGCCGCCCGTGGCGGACACGAGGGCGCTGCTGACGGACACGGCCCCGGCAGCGAGCGAGGCGAGCGCCTGGATCGCCGGCCCACCCAGCGCGAAGATCGCCGGCCATTTGAGCGCGTTGATCGTGTTGCTGAACTGGCGGAGTTTGTTGTCCCAGATCCAGGTCTTGCGTCCGCCGCGTTCCTGCTCTTTGTTGAATCTGCGTACGTCGCGCTCTGCCCTACGCACGCCGAGCCCGGCATCTTCCCAGCCTCGCTCGAGGCGGTGTACGTCTCGACTGGCATCGGCCGTAGCCCTGTGCGTGGTTTTCTTGAACCGGCCGAGTTCGCGCTCTGCCTCGCGGGTCGAGATTTCGACTACGTAGGTAGCTTTTCCGAGCTCGGGCATCAGTCACCGCCCTCCCCGTCCTCTGCCGGGACCATCTTGACGCCGATCCCAGAGGCAGCGATGGACTGCGGGCTGGCCTGCGCCGGGCCCACGCCGGCTTCGCGGTTCAGCCTGCGGAGCAGGCGCTTACGCGCGCCCTCCTCCATGTCGCTGAATGACGACGAGTCGATCGCCGCGAGCTGTGCTTGCGCGCGCAGCCGCGGGAGCTCCTCGATGTAGAGCGAGCAGAGCCACTTGGGCATGCGCCGGAGTTCGTCCCAGCCCAGCCCATAGTAGAAAGACAGGTCCGGCCAGTACCGGTACCGGTCCTTCGGGTCTAGGTCTCCCGAAGCGTCAGGCGATGAGGTCGTCTTCCGCGGCACCGCTGGTGTCGTCGACCTCGGCGCCGATCTCCTCTTGTATCGCCCTCAGGATCTTGCCCTGCTTCGCTGCGCTCAGCGGCTCGTAGACCTCCCTGGGGATCGAGGTCATGAGGCCGATCAGGCGCATGCGGTGCTCGCGCACCTTCTTCGCGACCTTCTTCGCGATGGCTTCGTTCTTCGCCCCGTCGAGCGCCAGGTAGGTGCGCTGGAACTGCGCGAAGCACGCCGTCACAGACGCCTCGCGTTCCGGGCTCAGGTGCTCGTAGCTGTAGAGATCGTAGACGTCGTCGTCGATCCGGATCTTCTTAGTAGGCACCGCGTCAGAAGAGATGCTCAGCACCTCGTCCGTCGGGTCCTCTGCGGGGGCCTCTGCCTCGTCCTGGTCGAGGACCTCGTCCTCGTCCTCCAGCAGGTCCCGCTTCTCGTCTAGCTCGCTCACTTGCTTCCTCCTTCGCCCTCTTGGGCCATGGTCTGGTCTGGTTCTGCCGAGAAGCCGATGCCGGCTTCCTCGAGCTTGTCTCTAAGCGCTGCGGCTCGCTGTGCTAGCGAGCGGGTCTGGCTACGTAGGGCCTTCGTGTCAGCAGCGATGGCTGCGGCCTCCTGGGCCAAGTCACCTGCTGTGTCGGTTTGGGCTGCGCCGCGGTGGGCCATGCCGCTCTCCTTATGAGCTTGGGGTTATTCTTTTTCGGCGGTCGCGGCGACCAGGGTGCCGAACTCTTCGCCCGATTCGGCGGAGGTGTCCTCGAGTGCCATCCAGACGCAGGCGAGGACGCTCTTGTCGTCCTTGACGAAGGCGACTTCTGGGCTCTCGTTCTGGTAGACGATGGGCACCTGGTACTGCGCGGGCCAGTTCCCGTACGGCGAGCGGCCCCTGATGAGCAGGGTGCGCAGGTCGACGTGGATGCCCTGGTGGAAAGCTAGAGACTTGTTGGGGTATTTGCCTTCGCCCGGCGCGGCTTCCGCCGTGATCGTCGTGGAGTTGAGCACCGCACTGTAGTTCTCGAGCGTCAGCTCGACGACCGAGAACGAGACTTCCAGGCCCTCTTCCGTGCGGAGGGCCTTGACGTGGCCGGTGTGCTGGTCGGAGGTGAGCGGGGTGATCGTCTGGGTGTGTTTGACGGTGACGCCACCCTCGGTCTGACCGATGTAGGTGAATTCTTCTTCTTTGGGCGTTTCGGCGAGGGTCGGGAACGTCGCTTCGAATTCGCCCACGTAGACGTCGGCGGGGCCGGCGAGGATCTCGAAGGGAGCCCAGTTGGAAAGGTCAGTACTCATCCAGTGAAGATCCTATAGCGAGCGGCGGTGGAGGTGGTGCTCACTCGGCGCCGAACGCCTCGTCGAACTCGTCGAACTCGTCGCTCTGCTCGTCACTCTCGGGCTCGGCGACAGGCTCGTCCTGCTTGCCTGCCGGCTCCCAATCTGGGGACTCGAGCAGCCTGCTGGCGAGCTCCTCGTCTACGTCACCGGGGTCTCCGTTCCTCTCGAACGTGTCGTCTCCGATCTTCGCGACGTGCGCCCCGCCTACGTACCGGATGCTCAGAGTACTCATCGAGTAGATCTTACGGTTTTGGCACGCCTACCGGTTCAGATCCGAGCGTGACAGCGCAGAAGAACAGGCTCTCGTGGGTCTCTGGACTGTCGATGTGGTGCGACGGGCCGACCGTGCAGTAGATGCTGTGGACCATCCAGAGCCGTTCTTCTGAGTCTTCTAGGATGAGCCAGCGCTGTTTGTTGAGTAGTTCGAACGCGTAGTTGCCGATCTCGTCTGCCTTGGCCAGCGTGGGACCGACGCAGCGTACCTGCACCCGCTTGGACAGTAGCGGCACGTAGAGCTCTGTGTTGGCGTCACCCGCGTCCATGAGCGCGATCACCCCGGCCTGCTGCTGCGTGTCGTCAGCGCCGCCTACCACAGCTCCGGAGGGTACGATGCTTTCGCTCGCGTTGTCGTTGATGAAGCGCATGAGCAGCTCTGCCGGGGACGGGATGTCTTCTCCGGGGAGCTCGACGTTGCCGGGACCGAGCGGACTCACAGTCCGGGCCTCCTCCACGCGCGTCCGAGGATCACACGGAACTTGGCTCGCGCCAGCTGCCAGCCGATGTCGGCGAACGCGTGGGAGCCGCCGCGGTTGTTCTCGACGCACGCGTAGGGGAGCCAACTGCCGACCTCGCGGGCGTGCTTACCTTTGCCCACGACGCGGGTCTCGGCTCCCACGACCGACCCGTTGGTTTCCGGCAGGGCCACGTGGATGCTCGTCTTGAGGGCCTCGGTCTTGACGTGCGCCACCCGGCGCATCTCCTTCGCTACCTCGTCTGCCATTTCCACGGTCGCCTCGCCGCTGGCCGCACGCCACAGCCTGATGATCCTGTCGCCGTGCCATTCCTCCTTCTTGAGCCCCATCAGCTGGCCTCCGCGGTCTCGCGCTGGACGGCGAGCTTGGCCTCTCTGTGGTGCTCGCTAGACCCGTCATGGGCCCGCTTTGCCAGGAGCACCCGGGCGCGGCTCACGATCTCGTTGAACCCTTCTGCCGCGGTAGACGGGTCTTCTTCGAACGGGCCCTGTACTTCGTCTACGGTCGCATCTACGACGGTCACCACGTCCTGCTCGGACAGGTCGGCACCCTTGTCTAGGAACAGACGATGGGTGGCTTCTACGACGTCGTGGGTGCGGTCTGTGAACTGTTCTCCGCCGCGAGCAGCGGTGATCCTGCAGGCGAGGATGTGGTGAGGTTCCTCGTCTCGGGTGGGCTGGCCGAAGCGGTCTACCTTGTAGGAGCCTTCTACCTGCTGGCGGCGATAGACGATCGCCGTCTCGGTGAGCAGGCCCATGAGGTTCCCGAACTGGGCCACGTCACACCACGAACGGCTTGAGCCGGTTCCTCGGCACCATCTTGAGGAAGGCCTTAGCGGTAGAGAAGTACGGGGAGGTTTCCACCACCCCTTCGAGCCCTCGTCGGCCGAACCCGCTGCTGTAGGAGTAGTCACCGATCGTCTCGCTGTAGAGGCCCTTGGCCTCCCTGGGCGCTCGCGTCAGGATCGCGGCTGCTGCCTGGGCGACGCCCTCTACTACTAGCTGGTTCACCGTTTCTGACGTTTCTCGGGTGACCTGCACTTCTGGATAGATGCGCTGGAATGCGACGTTCGGCGTCGCGTAGTAGCGGGGGTCGTATTCGAGTTCGTTGAGGAAGAGCGGCGGCCTGAGCCGCACCCCGCCGTCTTGGGCGGTCCATTCAGTCCCCTCGGTGATCGCTTCCAGTTCGCCGCCTGGCGCCCTCTTGATCTTGACTTCTGTGGGGGTACCCTCCAGCGAAAGGAACGCGTCGCTGCGGCGCTCGAAGAACTTCAGCGTGTCTTCCCCGGCGATCCCGAGCTTCGGCTGGCCGAGGAACTGTCGCGCCCATTCAGACGCGACTTCCAAGTAGTGCGTCGTACCTTCCGGAAGAGACGCTTCGGTGACCTGCAGCACGCGTGCTACATCTTCTGCTTCTGCTAGTAGCGGTACTGCCACAGCAGAGATACTACCCGCTAGAGCTCGAAGTAGACCTCTACGGTGACGGTCCCGCCGGCGTCGGCCCCGGACACCGACACGTCGAGCCCGTCTACGCAGAACGGCGCGAACCATCCTTCGATCACTGCGCCTTCTGAGTTGTGCGTGGGGGACTGGGGCCTGTAGGTCTTGTCTTCGTTGCCGGCAACCGAGAGCACGTCGCCGTTCAGGCCCTCTCGATCCGACACTTTCACCGTCGTGGTTTCGGGCTGTTCGCTGTAGGTGATCTTGATCCCGAGGATCTCGGCCGGGTCGTGCCCGCGCGTGAACAGGCTAGCCGTGCCCGCCGCTTCACCGGCTTCCCCTTCAGTCGAGATCACTACCTCAGCCCTATCGATCATATCTAGATCCTACCCGCTATGCTGCGTCAGGGTCCTATGGAAGATCCGCTCGTGGTTGCGGCGCGCCCCGGTGCTCTTGAAAGTCTTGGTGCAGTCCGGGTCTCGGCACTCGAACTCGGACTCGGTCAGCTCCGACGGGAGCAGCGGCCCGGCCTCTGGGGCGCCGTCTACGTCGTCGGCGCTGGCGACGCGCTCGGCCTCCTCGCGGTCCGCCTCGATCGCGGCTTCTGCGTCCTCCTCGCTCTCGTAGCCGTCAGACTGAGACGCCGGCTGCCCCGCCCCAGATGGGCGTAGGTAATACCATAGGCCGTCTCTGCCCTGGAACCGCTCGTACGGCTCCTCTGGAGCCTCTAGCTCGGGCTCTGGCTCGGGCGGCGGGGCCGGCTTCTCCTGATCGCGGCTCTCTTCTACCCGCAGCCACGGCTTGTCCAGCTCGCGCACCCGGTCGAGCACCTCCTGGTCGTCCACTTTGTTCGCCCCAGGCCGGATCAGTACGTCCTTGATGCGCCGGCTGCCTGTGCCGTCGAATATGACGAAGGGGCTCACGGCAGGATCCTACCCGCCGATGGGCTGCTTAGCCCAGACCTACGGACCAGAAGATGTAGAGGACCGCGGCTTCTTCGGTGGACTCGGTGACCGTGATTTCACCATTGGCCACGGCTTCTACCGTCAGGGTCGCGCCGGTGTCCAGGTTGATGGCCGCTACTACGATGTCCTGCGAGGAGACGCCTTCTACTTCTACCGCGGTTTTCGCGGCCGCGCCTTCTTCTACGCCGACTGCCTTCAGCTCGGGGGTGGCCCCGGCGAAGGTTGCGGCTCGAGTCTTAAGACCCATCAGCCGCTACCTCAGATCGAGACGTCGACTTCGGTGGCGATCGCCGTTGCTTCCGGCACCGCGATCTCGGAGTCTACCCTGGCGGTGACGACGAAGCTCGTGGCACCCTCGCGCGGATCGCGGAAGGTCTCCATCCGCATCCTGCGCTGGTAGCCGGCGTACAGGTTCTGGCGCTGAGCCAGCAGGATCTTCGACGTGTCCGCCGCGCCTTCTTCTCCGGCGACGATCGGGATCACGGCCGCCGGCTTCAGGAGGATCCCCTGGTAGCGGAGGTCCTTCTGGTTTTCCAGCGTGAAGTCGCCGAGGCTCGTCCCGCGGTCAGCGAGCTGGTCGATGTAGGACTCGTACAGTCGGATCGGGACGTAGTAGCGCCCGTTCTGCTGCAGGCCCCTCTTGAAGCGGTCCGGGATGGACTGGAGCAGCTTCTTGAAGATGTTCTGGTAGTCCTGACCGTCTCCGGCGGCTTCGACCACGTTGCCGGCTTCGCCTTCGGCGAGCTTCAGCCACCCGTCGTTCAGTTTCAGGTAGGCGTCTTCGGATTCCGTGTCGCCGTTGACCAGGAGTTCCTCGACGTCGAAGCCGAAGCGGTCAGCGATCAGCACCTCTAGGTCGTTCGCGAAACCCTCGCCAGCGACGTTGTCCTCGAAGACCTCGTCCGAGACCGGGACCTCTGCGCGCAGCAGAGTGGTCGTGATCGTCACGTTGCCGGTGGACGGCTTGGCGCGCTGTTCGGCTTCCAGCCTGGTCGCCTGGGTCCCGCCGTGGGTGATCCTTTCGCCGAAGTCGACGATGGACTCCTCCCACGTGGCGGCCGGGGAAGTGACGGTGCGGACGTCGGGCAGGAAGACCTGCTCCGCGGCCATCAGCTTGATGAAGTCACGTACCTGCTCGACCGAGAGAGGCGCCTGGCCTTCCCCGCCGAAGTCGGTCCCCGAGGTGGAGACGAGCGTGGCCTTCTCTAGAAGTTCCTTGTTGCTGATCGCCATGTCTGTTTAGATCCTATCCGCTGTTCGGTGGTTGCAGTCTTGTGTTACCGTAGGTCGACTTTTCCCTTGAGCAGGGCGACCCGTACGGCCTTTGCGAGCCCGTCCTCCGAGCCCTCGCCGTCCTCGTCCTTCTCGTCGTCGTCCTGGCCGGACAGCGCAGAGCTGCCTGCGGACGCCTTCTCGAGGTTCTCTGTCCTGTCGGCGATGGCCACGATGGCCTCGCGCACCGGCTCGAGCTCCTTGTTCAGCACCTCGCCGAGCGCCTCGGCGATGTCCTTCGACTTCTCGGTGGCCTCGTCCTTGCCCCCGTCTGCAGCGTCCTCTTCTTCGTCGGCCTTCTTGCCCTTCTTCTTGCCGGCCTTCTCGACGTCTCCGTCCTCGTCGTCGCCGGACTCCTCGGACTCCTCGGACTCCTCGGACTCCTCGGTCTTCTCGTCCTCGTCGGACTCGTCGGACTTCTCGCCGTCGCCGTCGCCGTCGCCGTCGCCGTCGCCGTCGCCGTCCTCGGACTCGCCATCAGACTTGAACATCTCGCGCAGCCTGTCGATCGCGCTCTTCGTGACCGGCTCGTCGCCGTCCTCATCCTCGTCCTTGACCTCTTCGAGGCCCTTCTCGAAGTAGTCGAGCACGGTGCCGAGCGCCTTCTTGACGTCCTTGTCGGCGTCGGAGAAGTAGAACTCGACCTCGTCAGTGCCCATCGACTCGAACGCCTTCACGACCGCGTCCTCGAAGGCCTTGGCCTCCTTGCTGAGCTCTGTGCCCTTGCTCTTCTGCAGCAGGAAACCTGGTGTCTCGTTGGCGGGCTCGTCCACTCCGGAGATCTCCTCCCACTTCAGCTTGGTGAGTCGGTTGCGCATTCGGTGGAGATACTACGCCCGTAGGTAAGGTGGCGGTCCTCAGCCGAAGGCGGCCGGATTAGGCTCTGCGATCCTGACGGCTCGACCGCCCATCGACAGCCCAGAGATCTTGCCCTTCTTGACGTCTGGCCACGCGTCCTCGGACCAGACCACGCCTGCGTAGACCGTGCCGGCCGGGAGCTTGAACTTGCGCACGTCGCTTCCTACTTTGAGCTCGGCGTCTAGCTCATAGGGCCACTGGACGAGTTCTACGACGTCGCCGATCACGTCTTCTCCGTGCTGCTTGCGCAGCCGCTTGTCTTCGCCCGAGAAGTAGTCCCACAGTGCCTGCTGCAGGTCGTCTGCTTCGGCGTACTCGCCGTGGGCGTCGTCGACCCCGGGAGAATACAGCGGGCCGAACGTGTATCGCTTCTCGTCCAGCGACTTGGAGACGACGTAGGTGGCGTCCCCAGGCGCGCCGTCGGCCAGCTCGAGCAGCAGGTCTACGGCTTCCCTGTTCGAGGAGCCCTTCTTGAATCGGTAGGTGCCCACGCCGAGATCCTACGGCGTGGGTCAGGCTACTGTGTCGGGTCCCAGCCGCCCTCGAGCAGCAGGTGCTCGACCTGGTCGTAGGAGCGCGTGTGGTCTAGGATCAACGATCTGTGCCCGCCCTCCTCGCGGAGGCGGCTCGCGCACCTGTGCACCTGCTTGCGGTGCTTAGCGATCGTGTCGTCCTTGACCTCGCGGCCGCCGTTTCGCTCACGCACCCTGCGCAGGCAGGTCTCGAGCGGCGTGTCGAGGGTCGCGAAGGTGACGGGCTGTCCCGCGGCGTCCCGTTCGTCGGCCCAGTCGGCCCAGCGCTGGTACGTGCCGCTGATCATCAGGCTCTCGACGAGCATGTGTGGGAAGCGGTCGCTGAGCATCGTCAGCATGTCCTGCAGTTCTGCTACCGGGAAGAATCCGTCCACTCCTCCGGAGTACCCGACGCCGTCGCCGACCGTGCTCTTCTTCATCGTGTACCTGCCGGCTAGGCAGAGCCCGCCCGGCAGGATCTGCGCGATCAGCTTGGGGCGCTTCCTCCCGAAGTAGTCGGTGCTCCGGATCTCCTCCACCGGCGGGCCGTAGTTGTCTAGGAGCCTGAACCCGGGGTAGCTCTTGCCGGAGCCGCTGGGCCCCCTGAGGTTGAGGATCACGCGAACCTCCCGTTCTCGAGCCGGGGCCGCCCGATGGCGACCGCCGACAGTCTGTCTCTCTTGCGCTTGGGCATCGGCTTGCCGCCGTTGCCGCCCGCGAACACGTTAAGCAGCTCGATCCCGTCGCTGCGTAGTGCGTCGATCCACGCCTTCTCGCGGTCGTCCAAGTCGCCTACCGGGACGCCCTCTTCTAGGAGCCAGAGCGCGGGTCCGGACCCGGCTTCGACGAGGTCGCGGATCCACCCGTGCACCGGGCAGCTACGACCACGCTGAACGGCCTCGCGGACGAGGCCGCTGCGCCGTTCCCTGGGTCGCTGCACCGTCTTCCCCACGTACCTGAGCGTCCCGTCGGGGTCGCAGAGGCCGTAGATGGTCCCGGTCCTCACACCGTGCCGATCGTCTCAGATCCGTCGGGCTCTGGATCGGCGCTCGGCCTCGGCAGCGCGCTGAACCATGCTTCCGGGCCCTCGCGTTTGATCGCGCGCGGGCGCCGATCGCGGAGGAGCTCGAGCGCCTCCTCGCCGGACAGGTCGTACAGCTCGCGGAGCACTAGCCCGCAGGTGATCCCTGAGCGGGACCTGCCGGCTAGGCAGCTCACTAGCGTGGGCTCCCCGTCCCGGACCCACTGGGCCACGGTCGGCGCGATCGACCTAGGGATCGCGCCGGCGACGGTCTTGTGCGAGTCCACGACGGGAGCATGCACGGTGTCGGGCACTACTCCCTGCGTCTCCGGGTCTCTGTTGCACAGCGCCACGACGTGCTCGATGCCGTTGTCGCGCAGCCACGCGTCGCGCTTCTCGCGCGGCTCCCACTTGCCCGGGCTGCTGCTCATCCACAGCACCCCGTCGACGATCTCCTTGGGCCTCGCCATCAGTCTCCTCTCCACGGCGTAGTGATGGGCACCTGCTTGAGGGTCTTGTCCGACCTTACCGCGGGGTCCGCTGGGTCGTCGGTGGCACCGTCGTCGTGCCAACCGTCGATCCAGACGTACCCGCAGTCTCGGTAGACCGGGAGAAGCCTCTCGCGCTTGCTCGTCTCGACGAGCTCGAGCGGGAGCAGCCGCTCTCGCGCGCGGCGGACCGGCGCGAACGGCTCGGCCCCGAAGTGGGACTCGGCCTTGAGCAGCACGTCGTAGTCGGCGTCCGAAGTCTTGCCCGCGTAGCGGTTCCCCTTGACCATCTGGTTGAACTCGCAAAGCAGCGCCTCGAGCTGGAACCAGTCTACCGCGAGGCCGCGCTCGTCTTCGAGCCAGGACTTGACCTCGGCGGCGCGGTCCTCTGCTAGGAGCACGGCGCGCCTCGAGTTCCCGCCGGACTTCATGTCGAGCGAGTCGGCCTCGTCGGGGTAGAGCAGCGCGAGCGTGCGGCGCCCGTTCTTCGCTCCGTTGCCCCTGATGTCGTACTGCGCGGCCTCCGTGAGGCCGAGCTCGCGCAGGGTGCCGGCGAGCTTGATCCCGAAGTAGCGGCCCACGTGCGAGACCTCGTGGACGTTGTCCCAGAGCATGTCGTAGTCGTCCCCGGGTTCGAAGTAGTCGCACATCGAGAACCGAGCGAGAGATTCGAGGCCCTCTGCCATCTTGCGCGGCGAGCCGTGCGTCCTGCGCCGGTTCGAGTGCACCGGCATCCCGGGCCTGTTCTCCTCGATCCAACCGGCCGGATCGGGGTCGGCGATCACGTCGCTCGGGTCGGGCCAGTGCCGATAGAGGGCCGCCGTCCCGGACGTATTGTAGATCGCGGCGTAGCAGCAGGCGAGCCACGTCCTGTGTTCTCTGGTGGGCGGCTCGAGCTCGTCGGCGAGCGCGCCCACGAGCTTCAGGTTCGGGCTGGGCCCCCCGGCCCACGTCTCTCCCAGCACAAAGTCCGAGAACCCCGCCCAGTAGTCCCTTTCTACCTCCGCCACGGAGCGGACTGTATCAGGTCTGCTCGGTAGAGGCTAGCAGTCGTGCGCGCCGCCGGCACCGACCAGGCGCCTCATCGCGCCGGTCGCGCGCTTGCGCCGCTTGCCGACCTGGTCGTAGTCGAGGCAGTCGGCTACTCGATCAAGGGCTTCTACGACCTCTGGGGTCCAGTCTCCGCTCGACTTGACTACCTTGGACCTGCCGCGCCAGTCGATCGCCTTGTGCACGCCGCCCCCGCCGTGCCTCCAGTGCGTGTTGCCTTCGATCAGGTCCTTGATGACGGCGCACCTGCGGTTCGCGTGGTCCTCTGACAGGCCGTGTTTCATCTGGTCTCGCTTGCAGGCTCCGAAGGGGTGGGCCTTCTTGCGGTAGTACTCGAGCAGCGGGCGTAGGTGCTTCAGGTCCTGCGGCGTGACGTCTGCGGTGCCCGGCTTCGAGAAAGTCTCGACCTTCTTGACGGAGCTCGACTTCTTCCAGCCGCCCGGGATCAGGTCGGGCCGCTTGAGCGCGTGCGCCCTCCTGACGATCAGCGCTTTCACGGACGGGTCTCCGCCGCTACGGCCGAACGCGTGGACGGCGTTCTCGAGGTCTCCGGCGGTCTCTATCGGGTAGCGACCGTTCACGATCTTGCCCCCCTGCCGGACCGGCACGGCCTTGCCTTCTTTAGCGAGCTGGATCCGCTTGTCTCGAGAGAAGCTGCGCTTCGCTACGTGCTCGTGCGGGACCAGGCCCTCGACGCAGCCGTCGCACCCCTCTCCTCCGCATGCATCGTGCCGCTCCACGAGCATCTTCGAGACGCGCTCTCGGATGGGCAGTGCTATCGTCATCAGTCACATCCTACTTTCACGCGACCGAGTGCTTCTACGCACACTCCCGCTTCGAGCACCGGGAGTGATGGCAGTTCTACCGGCGGTGCCGCCTGCCCTCCTGGTTCTACTTCGGCGGGGGGTGCGTGCTGCGGCACTTCTACGGGCGGGGCTTCTGAGACGGACGGGGGTGCGCTGGGGCTCGGCTCAGTCGCGGTGCTTTCCGGGACGGGGTTCTTGCTGCTTCCGGGGTGCTTGGGCGCGTTTCCGTGCTTGCCCACGGCCCCGGTGTCCGGGGCCTGAGGCTGCGGCTCGGTGCTCGGCGGGGGCTGCGGCTGGGACTGCGGCGTGCTCGATCCGCTGTGCTGTTGCTGGCGGTTCTCGGCGCGGGCCACGCGGCTGCGCGGCCTGGGGCAGGGGTAGCCCACCTTCTTGAACTGGATGCAGGTGCTCTTGACGGACCGCGCTCGGTCAGATTCGTCCTTGGCTTCTATGCACGTCTGGCTGCGCGGGTTCGACGTGCAGTCGCGGCTCGCGATCCCGCGCGTGTCCTCGCCGCGGAGCCCGACGGCGATGACGACCGCGCAGAGCGCCACGTATCCGATGAACGCGGCCGAGGCCCGGTAGCCCCCGAGGAACCTGCCCACGGTCTTCAGTGCGGCCACAGCCCGACCCCGAGCACCAGAGCGGCTACCGCTGAGCAGTAGGCGATGCTGTAGCGCCAGTCGCTTATCACTTCTTGCGGCTCTCGTCCGCCCGCAGGAACATCGGCAGCCCCATCATCGCCGCGAAGAGCAGCAAGAGCGTCGGGCGTTCGATCCCAGCGCCCGTCAGCAGCGTCTCGTGCGCCACGCCGCCGAGGCCGGCGAAGAACAGGACCACGTCGCGTATGAGCAGCCACCGCTTCACTCACGCGCCGCGTAGATGATCTGATCGCCCATACCTAGGCGATCTTACTCTTCTGCGCCTACGCCCGTGTTCTGTGGTGGGTTGTTCACGAGCACCGTGGTCTGGCCGATCTTCGACGTCGCGAGTGCTTGCGACACAGAGAGCACGGACGCCGCGACGAGGAACCAGAACCAGCTGTCTCCGACGTCGAACGAGTGCGCGCCCCCGATGAACCAGGCCGCGATCCATATGACTATAGCGATCACGGTCCTGACCCTACTGCTCGGCGCTGCTAGAAGATGGAGCCGGCGGGAATCGAACCCGCGTCACCGACTCGGCTGGTTAGGCCTCGCCGGCCGTACCTGGCGGCCCCGCCTGCATCGTATCAAAGAGCTGCGGGGGCAGGGTTCGAACCCACGCCTCCTGGTCCAGAGCCAGACGTGCTGCCAGCTACACCACCCCGCAACGAGCGAAAGCTAGGACCGCCGGTATCCGGGCTTCCCGGCGGTGTAGCAGGCGTCACGAAGAGCCGGGCCTGCGTGCTCTCTTTGCGTCTTAGATACTACATGCAGCTCGAGGGGACGAGCCGCGCGGTGCCGGGGTCGTCCGTGGTCACGCCGCCGAGCTTGGCGGCCCCCGCGAACGTGATGTCGATGGCGCGCCCAGTGCTTTCTGCTGGGCCCCAGTCGATCTGCCTCAGGTAGGCCGAGTGGCCGCCCGTCTTGACCAGGAACATGCGGTCCATCGTCGCGCTCGACCTGAGCGCGATCCCGGCCCGGGAGGCCGACCCGCCGTCTGCCGTGGTCTGGCCGCCGAACACGGACACCCCGCCCGAGAACACCGGGCCGGAGCGGCAGTGCTTGCGCTTGCCGTAGAAGGCAGACTTGTCCCGCCTCCAGCGGCCGCGCATCGCACGTAGGTGGCCGGGGCCCCTCGCGCACGACAGCTTGCGGCGCTGCGCGCGCACCGTCTCTTGTGGCGGTGCTCCGCGCCTCCAGCGGTCGGGGTCCCAGACCCGGCCGGACCACTTCGAGAACTTCGCGGCAGTCTGGGTGCCGCACTTTACGCTGCCCGACGCCGCTGACTGCGGTGCGAACAGCGCGAACAAGGCCGCGGCTATGATGGCCGCGGATGCTGCTAGCGCTCGGAAGCGCATGTGATAGATCAACTCCTCTTGGTTGCTTGCGTCATCGTCCTGCTCTGCCCACTCGCTACGTGACTTCGCTCAGGCGCGGGCGCTGCTCAGGCCGTGGGCGCTCACCTCCTCGGTCGCTATCTGCACGGCCCGAGATCTTACCAGGCGCCGGGTAGGATCGGATACATGCAAGAGGCCGTACCCTACGCGCCGCCGCTCCAGCGCATATTCGTCAGGGGCTCGCAGACGGTCGAGGCGAGGTACCTCAGGCCGGGCGACTGGCTCGACGAAGCCCCGATCTTGGCCCGGGTAGAAGAGGTGGACGAGGCCGGAGTCGCTTCGGTCGTGCTGACGCTGCGCGAGGCCGGCACCGACCGGCTGAGCACGTTGTGCGTCCTGCCCGACTCGCACCGTAACGTGGTGCCGGACCCCGGCTCCGAGCCCTGGGACCTCGAGAACCCGTACCGGCGTGGCTGACGAGACGATCTATAAGAGGGCCGAGCTAGCACGCGAGCTTGTGCTCGCGGCGCTCGCCGAGGTGCGCGGCGGCTCCCGGCCCGAGCCGGGGGTACTCGAAGAGGCGGCCGAGCTCCTCTATGAGCCGCCCGAGGGGGACCACTTCCTGACGATCGCCGAGGAGGGCTGGGCCGTCGAGCACCCGGAGGCCTGCTCCGAGCGCGGAGACCCAGAGAAGGACTGCGTGGTCGGCACCGACCTGCGCAGGTGGCTAGAGCTCGAGGTCGAGCCGCCGCTGGAGCCGGGTGAGTACCTCGTAGAGTACGACGCTGAGAAGCGCAAGACGCGCGTCGTCCGACGCGCAGACGTCGCGCCTGATACCGTGTAGTCAGATGGAGGGGCTCCGAGAGATGATCGCCGAGGAGAAGCGCGTGGAGGCCGACGCGAGGCACGCCACGCTCGTAGCCAACTGGCACTCGGCGATACGCGATGAGCTGCCCAGGCGCGCACTGGTACGGCGCTGGAGGGCCGGTGGCCTCGCGTCTGCGTACGAGCTAGAAGCACGGCTCCTACGCGAGCGCGCCGAGCGCCTGCGCGAGTCTCGACTCTCGATGCTGCTCGGCCCGTCGCGATGAAGATCGACACGCTCACCGTGCAGGTGCCGATCGAGGTCGCCATCCGGGTGCGCGATGGTGCCCCGCTGGCACGTGCCGAAGCCGTGGCCAACGTCACGGTGCTGGTAGAAGGAGCGGCGGACCGAGTGTCGCCCAGGGAGCAGGACGAGATGGAGAGGCTCGCCGAGCTCGAGCACGCCGGTGCTCAGTCGTCTGCGTGAGTAGCGGGAGCGGGATTCGAACCCGCGACCTCCAGGTTATGAGCCTGACGAGCTGACCGGACTGCTCCACCCCGCTATGGGGTGGATCGTACCAGGTGCTCGAGCTACATTTCACCCCACTGCGAGAGCGCCCGCAGGATCTTGACCGCCCCGAAGACGATCGCGCCTAGGACCCCGAGCCCGAGGACGATGCCGAGTATCTCGAGGAACGTCGTCACTGGCCCGGGAGCCTCTGCCCGACGGGCTTCCTGATCCCCGGGACGAACGGCCGCTCGGCCCAGCCGTCGTGTCGATAGCACTCGTTCAGCTCGCGAGGCGACACCTCGAACTCGTCTCCGCCGCTGGTCTCCTCGACGACGGCGTTGCCGGCGTCCGTCACGCCCGTGACGACGATCTCGAGCGGGTCTCGGATCCGGGTCCACTTCCGGCCGACGACGGGCGTCCGATATTTGTGCGGTCCCTGGGTCGGCTCGGGCTTCGAGGCCCACGAGTCGACCTCGTCTGCGGCCGACTCCGGCTCGGGCTCGGGCTCGGGCTCGGGCTCGGGATCGGCGGGCTCTGGCTCTGGCTCTGGATCGGGGGCGGGTGCCTCGTCCTCCGGCTCGACCGCCGGAGCGTCCTCCTCGACGGCGTCCTCCTCTACCCTGTCCTCTTGCTCGGTGGCCTGCGCCTCGTCCGTCACCTCTGTGCTCTCCTCTGCTGAAGTCATCTTCGGTCGATCAGATCATACCCATGGGTAGGATCTGACCGGCCCCCGTCGCTCGGCAGGCGGGGGCCGACTAGCTCCAGCGGACGATCTTCCCGACGCGTCCCGTGCGAGAGGAGAGCGCGACGTTGATCGACGAGACGCCGATCGCGAGCGCCATCACAGAGTCCTGCACGATCCCCTTGTCGGGCAGCTGGTAGGTGCGGACCTCCGCGTCGAGCTGCGGCCAGGACGCAGCTGACCACTGGATCGCTTTGCCCTCGAGCGCGAGCTGCAAGCCCTCGATGATCCGGGCCTTCGACTGCTGGGTCGTCTTGAAGAGCTCCTTCTCCTCTTCGCGGATGTCTAGGTTCTCGAACACGGCCTCGCCGGGGCCGTTCTGCTCGACGATCGTCACGCCCGGGTACTTGTTGTGCACGCGCTCGATCCTGGCCTGGAGGCTCGGGTAGGGCACGCCCCGCAGGCGCACGTACTCGACGACCTGCGCGGGCTCCACGCTCGTGTCGATCACCACGCCCACCGCCGCGTCCTTGTGCCGGCCGATGTCCCAAGACTTGACGTAGCGGTGCCTGTCCTCCGGTGCCGTCGGGCCGGGCCCGTTCCCAGCCGCTTCCACGTCGCGGCCCTGGAAGACGAGCTCGCCGCCGGCGAACATCGCGTCCTCGGCGTCGAGCGGGAACTCCTGGCGGAAGGCCTGCTCCGTCATGCCGGCGCGTTTGATCTCGAGCCAGTGTGCGTCCCTGTCCGGGCGGTTCAGGGCCGAGACGAAGATCGGCACGAACTCGGTTTCCTCTGCTTCGCACCTGCGCCAGAATTTGGCCGTGAAGTTCTCCGGCCCTCGGCCGGTCGTGATGAGGTGGCAGGTCCCCGCCATCGACGGCTCGATGGCCTGCCAGACCGCTTCTGGGTTCTTCATCCGCGCCCACTCGTCCACGTGACCGTGGATGCAGTTGGACTCGACCGCGGTCTCTTCTGACGCGGGGTAGCTCTTCAGCGTGCGGACGTCGTCGGGGCCCGCGTTGTATTTGACCTGGTATGCGGTGCCCTTCGCGGGGAGCCGCATCCAGTCGGGCAGGTTCTTGAGCCCGTAGTGGACCTGGTCGAGCAGCTCCTTGGCCGCGTCTTCCCGACGGGAGAAGAGGTGCGTGCGGCCGTTCGGGGGGCCGAACCGCACCCTCCAACCGTCGAACGCGCAGGCCAGCGTCGTGACCCCGAGCTTCCTCGCCTTGAGGTTGTAGAAGCGCGGGCAGTGCTCCATCGCTTCGATCACCTGCTCCTGGCCCGACCACACCTCCTCGCCGAGGATCCTGATCTTCCCCGTCTCGAGGTCGATGAACCTCCAGTGGTAGAGGAACTTGCGGAAGCTCGTCATGCAGAGCGCCAGCTCGCGCGCTTTCTCCGGGTCGCCCTGCACCTCGGCGGCGTGCGCCGGGTCGATCGGGATCTCGAGCTCTCGCGTCACTCGACGACCTCTGCGTCCTCCACCTCTACGTCCTCTGCGTCCACGTGGAACGGCGAGCCCTCGCGGGCCACGTCCTCCGAGATCGACACCTTCACGACGGCCTGCGCGGCCGCTGCCCCGCCGCCGTCGCCGTCGCCGCCCCGCCTCCCAGGTTTCTCGATGAGGAAGTCTGCGTACTTCGCGAGCGCGATCGCGGCGTCGTTGCTGATCTTCTCGTCGTCCGAGTCCATGTTGCGCACCAGCGTCTTGAAGGCCTCGCGCACACCCTGGGCGAGCTCGTTGTGCACCTCCGTGATGATGGGCTGTAGCGCCTCGCTCGCGCGCCGACCCTGCTCGTCGAGCGCGACTTGGTAGAGCGGCAGCTTCCTCCACTTGCGCAGCGTCCCCGCCGAGACGTCCAGGGTCTCGGCGATCTCGTCCGTCTTGCGGCCGGCGACCTCGAGCGCCACCGCTCCCCGCTGAGCGGGGCTGAGCTGCTTGGACACGTCCTCGCCCGGCATCGTAAGATCATACTGGGCACGATGTGCCCAAGAAACCGTTTCATAGACTGAGAGGAGCTCGCCACCTTGCCAACGCCCACGACACGCTTCTACGGATGGAAGCCGTCCCACCCCGACTTCCGAGACACCCCTGCCGACCCGAGCGGGCTGACGATCGCCGACGAGGTCGACCCCAGGTCAGACATGCCGGACCCCTACGACCAGGGCCAGCTGGGCTCGTGCACGGGCAACGCGATCGCGGGCGCGTTCGAGTACGACTGCATCCTCGACGGGGACCACTTCGGTACCCCGAGCCGCCTGTTCATCTACTACCTAGAGAGGCTCCGAGAGGGGACCGTCAGCGAAGACTCGGGCGCCTACGGCCACGACGGCTTCAAGGCCCTAAGGAAGACCGGAGCCCCGCCGGAGGACCTCTGGCCGTACGACATCTCCAAGTTCGCCGACAAGCCGTCTCCCGAGGCGTTCGACGCCGCGGGCCAGCACAAGATCGGCCGCTACGTCCACCCGGGGCTGCCGCTCAAGCGGAGCTGGGAGGACCGTAGGGACGCGCTCAAGAGGCTGCTGTCGAACCGGCAGACGGTCGCGTTCGGGTTCACGGTCTTCGAGAGCTTCGAGTCGAGCACCGTCGAGCGGACCGGGGTCGTCCCGATGCCCGGGCCGCGCGAGCGGCAGCTGGGCGGCCACGAGGTCCTGCTGGTCGGGTACCTCAAGGACCGGCCGGAGTACGGGCTCGTGAGGAACTCGTGGGGATCCGGCTGGGGGCTGTCGGGCTACTGCCTGATGCCGTGGCAGATGCTCTGCGACCCGAGCTACTCGGCCGACTGGCGCTCGATCTACCGCCCCTCGGGCGCCTGATCAACCTGATATAGTCCCCGCACAGCGGGGTCAGGACCGCTACCCGGGTCGGCACGCCTTAACGAAGGCTTAATACGGCCGGCCCGGGGACCTGATACGATGTGCTTAACAGTGCTACCTGGAGGGGGAGAGCCGAACGTGGGGGATTCGCTGGGATACGATTCCGTGCAGGACCTCGTGGACAAGATGGACTACGAGGGCGGCGCGGCCGAGATGGTCTACCACTCTGGCCTGGGAGGGCCGGACACGGTGGAGCCACTGAACGAGCTGCTGCCGGGGCTGGGAGACGCGTTCTCCGAGCTGTACCGCGGCGTGCGGGCCGTCGACGACCTGCTGGCGGACTACGCATGACCGCCGACAAGCTGGGCACGCTGATCGTGGGCTGGCTCGTGCTGATGGTCCTCGCGAGCACGATCGGGCTCGTCTTCGCGTCCGTCGTCGTCTGGATCGGGCTGAACGTGATCGCGGGCTTCGGGCTGTCGTTCTGGCAGGTCGTCGGGATCGGCTACGTCCTGGGCTACGTCGCGAGCAATGCCTCGGTGAGCTACTCGTGAGCGAGCCGAGGGCGATAGACGAGATCGAAGCAGACGTCGAATCTGCAGAGGCAGAACACGACGACCTGCGTGACGACGCTTGGCGCATCGAATGCGACCTAGACGACGCGCTGCTCCGCGCGGAGGAGGCGTGGTCGAGGCTGCAGGACCTAGAAGCCGAGCTGCTCGACGCGCGCAGCGCGCAAGAGGAAGGAGACTGATGTACCCGGTCTGGGAAGTGTGGATCGACGACACCTTCGGCACCGTGGTCCTCTGGGCCGCGGAGCAGGGCGAGAGCGCCGAGCGGGTACTCGAGGCCGTGCGCGCTACGAAGATGGCGCAGTTCGAGCGCGAGTACAACGGGTCGGGGCTGTCTAGGATCGACGGGGTCTGGTCCGAGCGACCGGGGCTGCTGGCGGACTGGCACGAATGACCCCGGCAGAGGAGAAGTTCAAGTTTGTAGTACACGGCCTCGTCGGCGTGGGCGTGTACCCATCCCCGCAGAAGATACGCAACAAGATGTGGCACCTCAACCTCGGTAGGTCATGGGGCGGGGGAGGCCAGCGCAACAACCTGTCGGGTCGAGAGTGCAGGTGGCGAGAAGAAGTACTGGAGTCGCTCGGCTGGACACACGCTAGAACCGGGCCCGGAGCGCGGGCGTGGGACCCGCCGCTAGGCTGGGTCGAGGGAGGACTGGACTGATGGGGATGCACGTGGGGGCCGAGCTCTGCTACGGGCTCGCGCTCGAGCAGGACTGGCTCGAGGCGCACGTCGACGAGGACGGCGAGCTGCAGTTCGAGCACGACGGCTCGCTCGACGGCACGGGCCTGTCGATCGCGTGGGGCGGCGAGTGGGACTGGGACATCTGGGACCAGGTGCCCATGCTGCGGCTCGACGCCGCGTCGGCCGGGTGCTACGCGGAGGCCGCGTCGGAGGTCGACCTCGGCGCGCTGACCGAGGCCGTCGACGCGAGCGATCCTGACGCGATCCAGGGCAAGCTGGACGAGCTCGAGTTGGGGCTGTACTGGGAGAGGGCCGGCTGGTACCTGGTGGCGAGCCGTGGGTGAGCGCGTGCGAGCATACGTGGTGTACGTGTGCCCAGCGTGCGGCGCTCAGGTGTCAGACCGTGCCGAGGGCGAGCCGGCCGAGGGCTACAAGAGGGGCCACTACCACAGCCCTCCAGTAGAGGACTGGAGCGGCGAGGACCCGTTCTTCGAGGCGCGCCGGCTAGTCACCGTAGGGTTGCCGACGCTGGAACAGCTCGGCGGGCCTGCGCCCGAGGACGTTGAGGTGTCGATCGACGCAGAGGACGGGGTACTGTGACGCCGCATCCGCGGCTCGTCGCGTTCGACCTCGACGGCACCCTCATCGAGGGCCACGTGCGCCGAATGGGCGCTGACGGCGAATCGGGCGAGTTCGAGGAGGTGCTCCCGTTCCACGTCGTGAACGTGCTGCCGGGGCGACGCGAGAAGCTCAGCGCGCTCCTCGACGCTGACGTCAAGGTGGCGATCTGCACCAACAAGGCCGGCGTGGCGTGGGGCCACCTAAGCGTAGACGACTGCAGGGACAAGCGCGCGGCGTGCGAATTTGAGTTCGGAGTCGGCCCGCTCGACTGGAAGGCCGGGCGCTGGTCGTGGTACGAGGCGTACGGTCACCCAGGGGCGCCAGACTTCGGCAGCCCGAACCCGTACGCCTTCGATGACCCGATGCGCAAGCCGCGGCCTGGGATGCTGCTCGCCGCGATGTGCGACCTCGGCGAGGAGCCGAGCACGACCCTGTACGTGGGCGACATGGAGACCGACAGAGAGGCCGCGTGGCGTGCGGGGGTACCGTTCACGCGCGCGGACGACTACTTCAAGGAGTGATCTAGATGAGTGAGGCATCTAAGCTCGAGTTCGATGGCATCGTCGAGATCGTCGGCGAAGAAACCGTGGACGTGAAGATCGGCGGGCGGTTCGTGGTGTCCGAGCTTGAGGACCTGCTCGGCTTCGAGGACCGGCCGGCTAAAGTGACGCTCTGGGCCGAGAACGCCAAGAGCGTGGCCGAGGGAGACCTTCACGCTCGAGAAGGAGAATTCGGCTACGGCACCTACACGCCAGGCTACGGCGCGGACGTCTGGGTCGGAGACGTCGACCTCCTGGAGAAGCTGGAGGACCTAGCGGGCTTCACAGTGGCGATGCTTGTGGAGGTCGAGTGATGCGCGGCAAGCACATCATCTCGTACCTCGGGGTCGCCGAGCCGCTGGAGCTTGCTCCGATGTACAAGGACGTACGGCGCGCCGAGGACGGCGTGGACGAGATCCTGCTCTGGCAGCACCAGTTCGACTGGCTCGTGAAGAAGCACGCTTCGATGAGGTCGATGCCCACGCGCTACGTCGTGCCGCACTTCGGGGAAGGCGGGATGGTCCACTACGTGAGCGCGGACCAGGAACTCACGCCGGTCGAAGTCACCGACGGCCAGGCCGTCACGACCGGCTACTACGACGAGCCGGCTCGCGTGTTCGGGGTCCCGGTCAGGATCGAGAACCCGGGCGCGTGATCGTCAAAGCCACATCCGACCTGCACGGCGACCTGCCGCACCCCGCGCTGGACGTCGGCGCGTGCGACCTGCTCCTCGTGGCCGGCGACGTGTGCCCGGCCTGGGACCACTCCCTGGAATTCCAGCTCGAGTGGCTGAACAACGAGTGGGCAGAATGGCTCGAAGAGGTGCAGGCCAAGCAGGTCGTCTGGATCGCGGGCAACCACGACTTCGTCCTGCAGGAGGTCGGCAAGAGCGGCAGCAAGGGAGAGTTCGTAGACGAGCTGATCGCGGGCGGCGTGCTGCCCCCGTGGACGACGTACCTCTGCGATGGGTGGTGCGAGGTGCTCGGGCTGAAGATCTACGGCACGCCGTGGTCGCTCGGGCCGGACGTCTCGGGCTGGGCGTTCGAAGCGCAGGAGCGCTCGATGGGCCCGACCTACGACAAGCCCGGCGCCGTGGACATGGCGAACGTCGTGAACGACATCCCGTCCGACGCGGACGTCGTCATCTCGCACGGCCCCGCGTCCGGGTTCGGGGACCGCGTCGGGGGCCCGAACGGGATCGCGCGCTGGCTGGGCAGCGAGGCGCTGACCGGCTGGGTGCGCGAACACGAGCCCCGGCTCTGCGTCTTCGGGCACAACCACGAAGGCTACGGCCGGTGGTCGTTCCCCGGCAAGGACGACCGCGGCATGGAGCTCGCGAACGTGTCCTGGCTGACGGACTCGTACAGGGCCGGCCAGCACCCGGTAATGGAGTTCGAGCTGTGATGGTGCTCGGGATCTTGAACCTGCTACAGAGAGGGAGGTCGTGATGGACGAGACCGCGAGGCTCGCGCTGCTGTGGGGCTGCATCGTGGCGGCTTGGGCGTGCATAGGGTTGAAAGAGCTCTACGGCCGGCGTGGCAACACGGCCGCAAGCGAAGACTGGAGGGTCACGGGCGGGATCTTCGGCGGCGCCGGGATGGCGTTCTGGATCGTGGGGGTGCTCTCGTGAAGCCGCTGCTGGCGCTCGACGTGGACGGGGTGCTGAACACCGTCGTTCCGAACAGCGGCACCGGCCAGGAGTTCTATGCCGAGGGGTTCAGGATCTGCGTCCCACGGGGGACCGCGGAGCGGCTCGAGCGGCTGGGCGAGGCGTTCGAGATCGCGTGGTGCACGACCTGGGAAGGAATGGCGAACGAGCACATCGCCCCGATGGTGGGGCTGCCCGAGCTCCCCGTGATCGAGTGGCAGCGGTCGGGGCGCTTCAGCCCGACTCGCGGTATGCGGGAGCACAGCAAGCTGACGGCGATCGTCGACTACGCGGACGGCCGGGACTGGGCCTTCGTCGACGACGACGCCGACTGGGAACGAGGCGTGCTCGAGAGCACCGGCTGGGTGCTCGACGACCAGGTCGGGGGCCGCTACGCGATCGTGGAACCCGAGCTGTACGAGGGGCTGACGGACGAACACGTGGAGGTACTGCTGTACTTCGCCGAGGGCGCGAAGACCTGATAGGATCTGGGCCTGTGCGGGGCTCGGTCTGGTAGAGCTCCCGGTTCGGGACCGGGCGGTCGCGGGTTCAAATCCCGCCGCACAGATACCCGTACGAGGAAAGGAGAGGTGCCGTGGACAAGGAGGAGAGGGACAGGGTGCTCGGCCTGATGGGCGACCTCGAGTCGGACCTGAGCACGCTCGAGTACGAGATGTCGAGGTCCGAGCCGGACGTGGACCAGGCCGGGTGCGCGGCAGACATGCTGGTCGAGACCGCGCACGAGATCGCCAGGGCGATCCCCACGATCTGATGGAGACGCGCAGGCTGACGCACAAGCGCGTGCACCTGATGACGGACGACGAAGCGGCCGAGTGCGAGAAGGTCTGCTACCGCACCGGGCAGATGGGAGAGGCGCTGCGCAGGATCCGCGACCGCGGGATCAAGGACGGCACGGCCCTCCTCGTCAGGACGGTCGAGGGCGAGCTCGCGGGGTGGGCGCTGGTCTTCAACGACCGCTGGTACGACGGCCCGGTCGCGCACTTCTACGTGAAGCCGAAGTTCAGGCGGAACGGGATCGGCCGCCGGCTCGCGGAAGCCGTGGGGAGGCGCGTGCCGGAGTGCGGCGTGCTGCCGTGGAACGACGCGTCGCACCGCTTCTTCGACCGGTTCCCGAAGTTCATCGACGTGGGGTGACCGCGGTGCGCTACGAACCGAGACGCGGCTGGCTGCGGAGGGCGCTCGAACGCGCCCGGAAGAACATTGAAGCCCGGCCCGAGCACTTGAAGCCGGCTAGATACAGGAGGAGTCGATGACCGTGAGAGACGGAAAACTCTGGGCGGAGGTCTGGCAGCGCGCGAACGGCACGTGGTCCTACGCGGTCTGCCCGGGCGAGAGGCCCAAGGAGGTAGACAACGCGATCATGGCGTGCACCTACGACTGGTACACGAACCTGAAAGTGGCCGGGGACGGGTTCAAGGACAAGAAGAAGCGCTGGTGGAGGCGCGACCACGGGACCGGAGAAGAGCGCGCGATCGCGGTCGCCCGGACGATGATGTCGGAGGTGCGCGAGAGGATGGAGCTGCAGGCAGACGAACGGCGCAGGCGCCGCGAATCGAGGACGGTGACGGGATGACGACCATGCTGAGCATCGAAGAATTCACGACCGAGCTGATCGTCGAGCTGGAGGAGAGGATCGAGGGCGGCTTCACGCTCGTCGAGGAACAGGCCGTGCGCGAGGTGCTCGAAGACGCGATCGTGCGGTTGGAGGAAGGGGACAGCCGGTGAGCGAGATCGTGGACAGCGTGTGCGGCGAGGACTTCGCCGAGGTCTGCGCGACGAACGACCACGCGCTCGGCCAGGGCTGCGTGCTGCTGGGCTGGCGCGGGAGCGTGGCGCACGGCACCTACGTGCCGCCCGAGGAGCCGGACGCGTTCGACGACCGGGACCTGATGGGCGTCGTCGTGCCGGACGAAGAGTACGCGCTCGGGCTGCGCGAGTTCGGCTCGCGCGGGACCGTCGAGGTCCGGCAGGGCCAGTGGGACGTCGTCTGCTACGAGTGGCGGAAGGCGCTGAGGCTGCTCGCGAAGGGCAACCCGAACATGCTCGCGCTGCTGTGGATGCCGGACGAGATGTACGCGTGGATCGAGCCGGCCGGGCGGATGCTGCTGGACCGTCGCGAGTTGTTCAGCTCGATGCGCGCGTACCCCGCGTTCCGCGGCTACGCGCAGGGCCAGCTCAGGAAGATGTTCAGCGGCTCGTACCAGGGCTACATGGGGGAGAAGCGCAAGGAGCTCTTCGACCGCTACGGCTACGACGTGAAGCAGGCGTCGCACCTCGTGCGCATCCTGCGGCAGGGGATCGAGTTCCTCGACACCGGCAGGATGACCGTGGACCGGCGGGAGGCCGGCGACGCGGAGGAGCTGCTCGAGATCAAGCGCGGCGAGTGGTCGAAGTACCGCGTCGAGCGGCTCGCCCACAGGCTGGACGAGAACCTCGAGACGTTCGGTCGAGCGAGCAAGCTGCCGGGGGAGCCCGACTGGGGCGCGATCAACCGGCTCGCTGTCCAGATGGCGCAGGAGGCGTGGTCGTCGTGAGAGTGACGGCAGAGTACGAAGACGGCGTGGACGCCGTGACGAAGAAGCTGGCCGGGGAAATCTCGGAAGCCGCCGGGGCGATCCAGGCGGCGCTCTGCATGGCCCCCGACTTCGAGTGGCCGTGCCCGCACTGCGAGGGAGCGCGCAGGATCGGGCCCCCGCCGTGGAGCAAGCCGGAGCTAGTAGAGGCCGGCAAGTCGGTCCGCATGCGCGTCAAGGACGAGAAGCCCTGGCAGGGACCGAGCGGGTCCGTCTGGTCGCTGGCCATCGGGTCGCTGGTGCGCGAGGGCGTGCTCGAGGAGGACCCGAGGGACTGGTCGCTGAGCGAAGGTCCGGAGTTCAAGTGAGCGGTGAAGACGCACCCAAGGCCGGGGGCGGGGCGGGGGACGCCTCCGCCGCGCTGTCGCTGCTCGAGCGGAGGGGCGGCAAGAGGGCCGGGCAGGTCGCGACCGCGGTCGCCGTCGGGCGGCTGCTCTGGCCCGCGGCGAAGTGGCTCTGGGACCGGCGCGAGTCGACGGAAGACTTCACGATCACCGTCGCGGGGACCGACGAGGCGTACCCGGACCTGCACGAGTGGGTGCTGGGGAAGATGCCCGAGGCCGAGCGCCGCGCGATGATCGCGCAGACGGAGGTCGTGCTCGAGGACGACGAGGACTCGGACGGGGGCGCGGGGTTCCGCGAGGTGAAGAAGCTCAAGCTGCGGTACGACGGCAGCCGCAGGCAGCAGGTCAGGGTCGACGGCCACGTGGTCGTGGTGTCCGTCGAGCGCGAGAACGTGCCGGAGCGCGCCAGCCTCCCTGAGAACTGGCGGCAGTACATGGAGAAGATCACCTTCACCGCGAGGGACGCGGCCGGACGGGACGCCGTGGTCGAGATGATCGACGGGCTGCTCGAGTCGAAGCGGGCCAAGGACCCTGAACCCACGCTCTTCATGCCGTCGCGCTGGGGAGGGGAATGGGTGCGGCGTGGGGACGCTCCCGCCCGCGAGCTCGACAGCGTCGTGCTCAAGAGCGGGCAGCTCGAGCGACTGGTCGACGACCTAGACGGGTTCCTCAAGGCGGAGCGCGAGTACATGCGGCTCGGGCAGCCCTGGCACAGAGGCTACCTGCTCCACGGCCCGCCCGGCACCGGCAAGACGAGCGTCGCGAAGGCGCTCGCCGCGAAGTTCGGGCTCGATACGTACTACCTCCCGCTGGGCGACATCGAGAAAGACTCGAACCTCACCCAGTACGTCGCCGCGATCAAGCCGAGGTCGGTCCTCCTGCTCGAGGACGTCGACGTGTTCCACGCCGCCACCGAGCGCGACGAACGCGACGACAAGGCGTCGATCGCCGGCATGCTGAACTCGCTCGACGGGGTCTGGACCCCGCACGGGATGATCACGATCATGACGACGAACTGCAGGGAGGCGCTCGACCCCGCGCTGGTGCGCGCCGGGAGGGTCGACGTCGAAGAGGAGCTGGACGAGCTCGACGCCGAGCAGGCAGAGGCGATGGCCGGCTCGCTGGGGATCGAGATCGACGCCAGCGAGTACGTGGGCCGAGCACCGTCAGACCTCGTGGAGGCGGCGAAGGGTGAGCTACTCGCGTGAGCTGCCACGGCGGGTGCTGCGCGGCGTTCACGCTCACGCCCTCCATGGAGGAGTGGGGCGAGCACCGGCTCGAAGCGGAGGAGGAAGCGTACATCGCGGACATGGTGATCGAGATCACCGCGGGAGAGGCGGTGATGCGGCTGGCCGCGTTCGGGGCCAAGCCGCCCGGCCCGAAGAAGCTGACAGACGGCACGCAGTACTACCGCTGCCGGCACTGGGACGAGGGCACCCGGCTCTGCCGCGAGTACGAGTCGAGGCCCGACATGTGCAGGAACTACCCAGGCTACAGGGGCAGCGACAAGGTGTGCGAACACTGCGGGTGCGGCTGATGAGGGAACTCGGCGGGGTGAGAGCTGGAGACGGATGGGAATTCTTCTGGGTACTCGGCGGATGGGGCATCCGTCCCGAGGTCCCGAAGGTCGAGCTAGACTACGGATGGAGGAACTAGGTATGGCGGCGAAGACAGCAAAAGCAGCGAAGGTGGTCGGGTACGCGGCTGTGATCGTGTGGATCACGGCGCTCTACGCGGGGTTCATGGCTGGATCGTTCAGCTGGGACTCGCTTCCGGCTGCCCAGGTGTGGTCGTTCCGTGCCATGATCCTGGCCGCGTGGTCTGGTTCGGTAGCGGCTGTCGCTTGGATGATAGCGGACAGCTGAGTTCTAGAATTCTAGAAATTCGTCTCCTGCCCCAGCCGGTTGTGCGATCTGTCACAAAGTCCCGAGATTCGGGGTCGTAACGTACGTCACACTCTTGTTAAGGTGCCTTGCTTTCTGCCTCGGAACCTGATATAGACGCGGCGCTTGTGCTGATCGGCACGACTTCGTTAAGGCGCCTTGCTTTCCGGGCGCCGACCTGATATAGAGCTGCGCGCTTGTGACGATCGGCACGTGAATGTTAAGGCCGTCCTCCGGCCTTGCTTTCCCGTCCCGACCTGTTACGATGTCCTTAGCAAATCGGGAATGGGCACGACGAGCCCACCCAAAACGGAAAGGAATTACCATGGCAACGCAGAAGACCGACGTGACGCCCGAGATGATCCAGGCTGCGATCGAGAAGGCGGAACAGGAGAAGAAAGACGCCGCCAAGAAGGTCCGCGCTCTGAAGCGCCTGCAGCGGGACCAGGGCGAGGCCGAGAAGCTCGTCCAGGAGCTGGTCTCCTAGCGGCACCCCATCCAGCCGGGGCGGGCTTCACCGCTCGTCCCGGCCCTGAAGTACCCGAAGCACCCTCCGACCGACGAACAGGAGGCAGCATGGACACGATACTAGGAGACGTCGCCGTCCACAAGGTCGACGACCACACCTACAAGGCAGTCATCACGGACGACATGGGCGACCATCGCGTGGAAGCGTGGGGACGCAACAGCACCACCGCCGTGGCGGTCGCCTGGGAAAAGTACGAGGAGGAGGTCGCCTGATGGCGGCCTCCGTCCGCGTCCTCCCCGACGGCCGCATCAGGATCGAGCACCCCAGCGGCCTCGTCAGGATCCTGGACGTGGCCCCCTACAGGATCCGGGTGGCCGAGTGCCCCCGGTAAACTCCACCGTACCCACCGGCCGTCCCCGGCCTCGCGCCTGGGGCGGCCTTAACAGAGGCTTAATACGGGCCCGGCCTCGACCTGATATGATCCCATCAGGAATCGGCCCATCCCTACGACGAAGGGAGCACCCGTGACTTTCGGCTTCAAGATCGAGGGCGGACTGGTCTACACCGCCACCGGCCGCATCTACGCGCGGGCCGGAGCGCGCACCTGGGACTCCAAGCTCAAGTGCTACGTCCGCCGCACGGCGCCCTGCCCGGTCGACCCGGACAGCCGGCGCCCGCCGCTCATCGACGGCGGCGGCACCCCCAAGGAACTCGCCGCACGCGCCCTCATCGAGGGCGACGTAGAGCTCGCCGCGGAATACTGGGAGATGGCGGTCTCGTGAGGCGCGGAGACCCCCTGATGACCTTCCACGGCCTGGCCACCCTCGTCCGCTACGACGTCGACGCCTACTGGCGCGCGCTCGTGCGGCTGGAGCGGTCCGGCGAACTCGTGTGGGTGGACACGGCGCACTGCCTGCCCGCCGCGCACGGGGAGCTCTGCAGATGACGACGAGAGGAGCGAAGATGAACTGCCCGAGCTGCGGGTCCCACGTCAGCGCGGTGGCCTGCAGGACCGTGCTCGAGTGCGACGGCTGCGGCCTGCGCGCTCACAGCCGCGCCGAGTTCGAGCGCGTGGCGCTGGAGGAGGCGGTCGCCGCCCCCTCCGTCGCCCCGACGTTCGTGGAGCGGCACCCGACCCTGGCGACGACGCTGTTCTTGCTCGCCGTCCTGGTCTGCCTGGCCCTGGCCGGCGGGCAGGACGCGGCGCACCCGTAGGGGGCTTCGACTCGCCCCTGCGGCCCGCTCCCGCGCACCCGCGGAGCGGGTACACGAGAGAAGGAGGTAAGCGATGGCAGACGCAGAGGACCGGGACCTCCTGTCCCGGATCGACGCGGCCATCGCCGAGGCCGACGAGGACAAAGCGAGGGCTGCGCGCCGCGCGCGTGGCCTCCGCCGCTTCCGTCGTCAGGCCGCCCGAGCGCCCCGGCTCGAGCGCCTGGTGCGGGAGGAGCTCGCTGGCCCCGGCGGGGAGGGGCGCGGCAGGTAGCCGCGCGCCCGGGAGGGCTTCACCGCCCTCCCCCGTCGTACCGGCCCGGATCCGCCGGGCCGCCGAGAGAAGGGGGCAACGCATGGAGAAGTTGGACCTCCGCCCGAGGAACGAACAGGAGGTGCTGCTCGCGGTCATCGCGGGCGCGATCCTCCTGTGCCTCGCCGGGGCCGCGGCCTGCGCCGCGGTCGGGGCGTGAGCGGCGGTGCTGTCGCCCGAAGGGATGGCCGGGTTCGCGGTCGTAGTGCTGGCCGCCGCCCGCGCCCTGACGTCGGGCGGTCACGTCGACTCCCGGTATCGCTCGAGAAGGCGTCGCGCTACACGAAGGCGCTCTTCCTGAGCGGGCGGTAGCGGTTCCGGGTCCTCCGGAACCATCCTACCACGGGCTCCTCGGCGTCCTTGGACGGGCGTCGGGGGGCCCGGACGGCGGTACCTGACCACCTTCACCACCGCGTGCTCTTCGCGCTGTGACCCCTGATCTACCCTCTGCGTTCGGGTTTGCGGGTTCCCGCGGGGATCCGCGCACCCATGCTAGAGGCATCATCACGGTCGATCTACCCTCTGCACCGGGGTTTACGGGAAGTGCGGGGATGATACCATGCCTCGGGCATAGAGATTAGAGGCGCTCTTTTTTCTTATTTCCACCCCCAGAAGTGGAAAAAAGAAGAATCTGGGCCTCTATTGCAGAAACAGAGGTTTATGGTTGGATGGGTGAGTCGGGCTCTCTAGGCCAACTGCGCCGGGTGGATCGAGGGTGACGATGGCCGACTTTCGATGGTGTCGTATGGGTGCGTTCCTCTCTTATTTCGCCCGGATCGCGGTACCTGACGCACCCAACCACCACTTTCCCGGTACCTGACCACCTTCACCACCGGTACCCGACTACCTTCACCACCACCGCTCCGCTGGTACCCAACCACCCCGGGTACCATCCGCGGGGAGAGGCCATGGACAAGCAGATCTACTTCATCAAGTGCGGCCCCTACTTCAGGGTGGGCCACTCGGCGGACCCGGCCGCTCGACTCGAGCGGGTCCAGGTCTGGAACCCCTACGCGATGGAGCTCGTCTACGCCGCGCCCGGCGCCCGAGACCTGGAACGCAGGGTGCTCGACCACCTGCTCGCCCACCGGGACCGCTACCCCCAGAGGGGCGCCTGGTTCGAGCTCAGGGGCCTGACGGCCGAGCACTGCCAGCAGATCGTCAAGCGCGCGGACGGCGGCATCAGCAGGAACCGGCGCAGGGTCGCCGAGGCCACCATCCTCGCGGACGTCGAGGAGGGCACGCCGGCCTCCCTCGACCGCGCCGCGAGGGCGCTCGAGTCGGCCCGGGGCCGCGTGTCCGGCCCCCACCAGGAGCGCTGGCTCGCGGGACTTCAAGAGGCATACGACGCAGCACTGAGAGAGGACTCGGCGACCCCGTGAAGATCACCAGAAGAGAGCGCGACATCCTGAGAGGGCGCGTACGGAGGATAGCGGAGCACCCCGCGACCCCGGGCACCCTCGACAAGCAGGGCCGCGATTAGAACTGCGATACCCTGAGTCTGTACATGGAGTCGGGGGAGGTAGTCCAGATCTCCGGCGGGTGCCACGGCATCGAAGTCCGCGTTTGCGACCAAGACAGGGAGTGAAAGGAGCAGCAGTGCCACTCTACACCGTAGACACCGAGCACCCCACGTTCCCGGGCTTCATCAGCCCGATCCGCGTGGGCGCGCGAAGCCCGCTCGAGGCAGCGAGGAAGCGGTTCGCGCTGCAGGAGCCCAAGTCCCAGGCGGCTACCACCTCCGTCCGGGCTCGAGAATCGGGCACCGAGGCGACGTGGATCTTCCCGGTCGTGTCCAGGCCGAGCTTCACGGTGGGCGACCCCGCGATCGAGGGCGTCCAGGACGACTAGGACGCGGGCTTCACGGAAGACGAGCGCAGGCTCCGCGCCCTGATGAAGGCGGCAGGAGAAGCGTACGGGGCGTGGGACTCCGCCGATCCCGCGCTCGACGACCTGATGGAGGACCTGATGATCGTGCTGCAAGACATCAGGGTGGAAAAGGAAGGCTGAACCGAGATGAGCTACTACTACTCGACCGAGTACACGATCAACGGCACCAGCACCCTGCGTGAAGCGATGAACCTCAAGGACCGCCTGAAGGGGATCGAGGGCCTGCAGGTGGTGGACAAGGGCGACGGCAAGCTGATGCTCGCGGCGTGCGAGCCAGACTCGCTGAGCAGCGCGCCGGCGGGCTCGCACGAGTTCGCCCGCGGGTTCCTGCTCTTCTCGACCCTGCTGGCCGTCCGCCACGAGCTGACCACCGACCTCTGGTGGGAGGAGCACGAGGTGGGCGGGCGCACCGGCAGGCGCGTCCAGGTCACCCACAGCGGTCACCACGTCGACCGGAGGAGCACGTAGCCGTGCCCGACGCAGGGCCGCAAGATGAGGTGCTGAAGCTCGCCCGCGAGGCCATCTCTGATGCACTCCCGCCGGTCGACTTCGCCGAGCCCGCGCCGGACATCGACGTTTCGGACATGGCGGAGGAAGTCGTCGAGGCGATCGAGCCCGCGATCCGCGCGGGCCTGCTAGAGCAGGCAGCAGCGCTCGCCGACGAGCTGCGGCAGGGGCTCGACTACTACCTGCGCTGGGAACGCGACTCCGCGCACGAAGAGGAAGACCAGCGACAGCGGTTCATCCGCTATGAAGTGGAGGACGACGGAGCGTACGCGGACATGGCCCACAACGGCCAGATGATCGCGCTCGGCAAGCTGGTCGCGACGCAGCACGTGCACTCTTGGCTAGAGCTCCACGTGCTGCCGAAGCTCCGCGCTCTAGAGGACGGGCGATAGTGCACGTGCGCGCACCCACCGGCACGAGCAAGGCCGTCGCCCTCGGCCTCGAGCACGAACTTGCAGTGACGTTCGCCCTCCGCGAGAGGGTCAAGCACTACCTAGAGAGGAGCACCAGCATGGACAAGGTACAGAGCGACGTCCTCTACGTCGGCAAGGCCGTCCACGTGAACGGCCCGCTCGCCGACATGGCGGGCACCAAGCACGACGGCGAGGCGCTGATCATCGAGGGCTTCGGCACGATCGGGGACCAGACCGTCGTCTCCGCGACGCCGGCGACGTGGTGCAGGGAACGCGTCACCCACCGCACCCTCACGGGCGCGAACTACCTCGCCCGCACCCTCAGGGGTGAAGGCGCGTTCGGCCACTACGTCTTCGACGCGGACGAGCTCCGCCACGACGCGGCGCTCCCGGACGAGAAGGCCCGGGCCCTCGCCGACGAGAGGCGCCGCACCCTCGAGCGCGTGCAGGACCTCGCGCCGCACGAAGTCTCCTGCGCTTGCCCGCAAGGCGGCGCGACCTTCCGCTTCGAGGCCCACGCGGGACGGTGCCCACGCAGGCAGGTCGGCGAGATGATCGACGCCCTGATCAGGGCGGAGGATCGGCGATGAGGATCTGGAGGCTGTCCTGCTTCAGCAGCTGGGAGGTCCACGCCGCCAGCAGGGACGCGGCCGAGTCCATCAAACTCGACGGCGAGTGGCCGAAGAACAAAGACCTCGTGGAGGTGGAGGAGCTCGACCTCACCGCGGACGACGTCCGCCGCCTCGGCGAGATCGCGGGGGAGCTGGAACACGCGCCCGAGAGGATCCGTCGCTTCTTCGACCAGGACGGCAGGGACGCGAGGTACCTCCGCATCCTCCAGGAGCGGATCAAGCAGCTCACCTTAACCCAAGCTTAATACGGGCCCCGGCCCGACCTGATACTGTATGCCCATATTAGACCGGTGCGTAGCCGAGCATGGAAAGGAGCACCGAGCATGAGGACCAACGAGAAGCACCTCGTCACGGGTCCGATCTACCCCTCCACCGAGGGCGTGGTGGCCTGGGAAGATCCGCGCGTGGTGAGCGCCGTCCTGACCCTCGACGAGGAGGTCTCGGACGAGCGCGGCACCGTGCACTTCTGGCTCGACGAGGCGGGACGCGAGTGGGCGTCCATGCCCGAGGAGGTAGAGGTGGTGTCACCGTGAACATCAAGTTCGACGTAGACTTCTACGGCGACGAGCCGACCGCGGACGCGGACGTCCACGAGCTGGGCCTCCACCTCTACGTCAGCGGGGACTGGGACGTGGGCTTCGAGGAGTGGGAGGTGCTCGACGCGCAGGTCGGCACGTACGACGTCCTGCTGCTGAACCTCGAGAACCTGGAGCTGCCCGTCTCGCGAGTCCCCGGCCTCGCCGACGCGCTGCGCCTGGCCGCGGAGTCCCGGCCGTGACCCGCTCGCTGCGCATCAGGGAGAGGGCCCTCTCGGCGCGGGCCACGCGCGACGCCGAGATCGAGCGCGGCCGGCGCGAGAAGACGGAGCGCTTCCGCAACCTGGCCCGCGCCCACGCGGCCGAGGTGCTCGAGCTCGCGAGCGACGACGTCGTCCTCCGCAAGCGCAACCAGGGCGACCAGCTCTGGAGTTTCGACGCGGACGGCATGCTCTTCCACGTGAAGTTCCAGGGCGAGACCCCGAAGCTGTACGTGGAGGGCCTCCACGACGAGGAACACTACCACATCACCGGCCTGGAGCTGCTCGGCCGGCACATCGAGAAGGGGAGGGTGCTCGGAGCATGACGGAGCCACTGCACGTCCGCAACCCGCCGCGAGTAGTCATCAAGCCGAGCCCGCCCAGGAAGTGGACCTGGATGCTCAGGAGCGACTTCGATGATGGCGACCCCGGGTACCAGCACGCGTACTGGTTCTTCGGCGGCACCTGGCACTTCTCGTGGAGGGACACCGCGGGCTACCCCTACCGAGATGACCCGTGCTGCGGGACGAAGCGCTCCAAGCGAGCCGCCGAGAGGGCGGGCAAGCGGGCGCTCAAGAGGCTGATGAAGACGCTCGAGCATATGGAGGAGCTGGAGGAGTACGTCCTGTGACCGCCTACGCCTTCACCGGCTCTACCAGGCCGCTCGACTCGCGGGAATTCGAGCAGCTCCAGGACGTGATCGCGGGCCTGGACGACGCCGAGTCCTTCATCACCGGCGCGGCGTTCGGCGTGGACACCGCGGCGCACATCATCTCCACGAACCGCCACCGCGGGGCGACCCACCGAGTCGCGGTCCCGGCGGCGATGCACAACGAGGACCTGGTGCGCCAGGCGGCTGAGGCCGGCTGTTCGATCCTCTACGCGGCGAAGGGCCGCACCGCCGCCGAGTCCTACATGCTCCGCAACGACCTGCTCGTCGCCGAGTGCGACGTGCTGATCGCCGTGCCCGAGACCGCGGAGGAGGTCATGCGCTCGGGCACCTGGGCCACCGTCCGACGCGCCCGCGACGCGGGCCGTGAGGTGCGCCTCAGGCCCCGAGACGGGGTCACCCTAGCAGACCTGTTCACCGACGACGAGGGAGCAGACTCATGATCGCCAAGACCGCAGCACTGGCAGTAGCGACCGTAGCGCTCCTGCTGGCCCCCGAGCCGGGGCCGGCGTGGGGCGCGCCGCTCACCCCGCAGCTCGACCTCGCGTACGCGATGGCCGGCGAGTACTGGGGCCAGCCGCCGCACTGCGCGTCCGTCGACGCCGAGGTGGTGCCCGACGGAGCGCTCGACGGGGGCGTCTTCGGCAGGGCGACCGAGCCCACCGCGAGCCAGTACCCGGCGTGCTTCCTGTGGGTCGCCCGCCGCCTGGCCGCCCCGCGGCGGTTCGCGGAAGCGTGCATGACCGTCTACCACGAGTACGGGCACCTGCTCGGCCTCGGCCACAGCGAAGACCCGTCCTCCGTCATGTTCCCGCGCCTCGTGCGCCGGTACGTGCTCCCGCGCTGCGCGTGGGCCGCCGACGCGCTCGAGAGGCTCCGGGGCCCCATGCCGCCCGACCGACGCGCCGAGCTGCGCGAGAAGGTGTGGGCACCGATCTTGCGCCCGACGACGTACTAAACTACAGAGGAGACGACGATGCCACCGAGGGAACGAGGACACCTGACCATCTACGCGCTGCGCGAAGAGAGCGCGTACCCGATCATCCAGACGGAACAGGAGATCGAGTGGGACGTCGCGTACGAACCACGCGAGCGCCAACTCTCGCTCGAACGCGACGTCCGCGAGGTGATCGAGGGCTGGAACCACGGCACCGGCCCCGAGCCGGGCACCTACATCGCGGTGGTCGTCGAGCACGACCCCGTCGACAGGTCGATCCTGCCGAAGGCCCTGCTGTCGTTCGTGGTCTACGAGGAGACCGTCAAGCACATCAGGCCCGGGTCGGCCTGATACCATAGAGAGGAGCGGGATGAGCAACTACAGGGTAGAGGTGCGCAAAGTCGAGGAGGACGACCGCGATACCGAGCTGTTCTCAGAACACGTCGGGCGCCTCCCGTGCTCGATGCTGGAGGTGACGGCCGGCTCGATCCACGACGTGTACCGCAAGGTCGTAGAAGCACTGGGCAAGGCGGCGCAAGCCGACTCGACGCTCTTCGGCGAGCGCTTCGCGGTCACCGCGATCGCCCGGAACGACGAGTTCAAGGGCGTCAGCGCGATGTGGATGCTCCGCCTCGACCCGCCGGAGAGCCCGAAGGTGTCGTCCGGGATCCCCTCGTGAACCCGGCGTACATCAAGCTGGAAGACGGCGCGGAGTTCTACGCGGAGGACTTCGAGTGGATCGACGAGGCCGAGGGCGAGCCGGAAATGATGGCGACAGGCAACTTCCGCGGGGAACTGGTGCTCATCCCGGCCTCCTTCCACGGCAGCCCGGCTCGCGAGGTACTCAGGACCCCGGCGCCCGAGGCGCGCCAGATCTTCATCCCCAACTCGTCCATCTCGTGGTGGACCCGACAGCCGACGGAGGTACTCTGATGGAGCAACGCTTCTACTCGCTGCTCAGGCAGCGAGACAACCACGACGTGCCGGCCGCCCTCCCGGGATGCAGGCTGGACTTCTTCATCGTCCCCGGTGCGAGGTTCAGGACCTCGGACGGCTCGATCTACGAGGCGGTGAGGCACTTCATCCGCACCGAGGACATCCCAGAGAGTGAGACCTTCGCGGTCTCGTTCGAG